GGGGCTAAGCTCACCTAAGTCATTGATGCTGTCATTTAGTTCGCCATACTCTTGCTCAAACGCGCGCAAAAAGGCCGTCAGTGTTGGAACTCTCTTACTGGTTTTGTAGGTATTGTATGACTCGCGCAGAATCGTAAACCCGATGATTCCCGCGGCAGTAGGATGACGGCCCACTTTCTTGGCAACCAGCGTGGTGTCGTAGGTGGCATCAGGCTCGAGTTGCGCCCAAGTGCAGCGGCGGAACACTGCCTCGATGAACAGCCCGATCTCGGCGACGGGAATGATGTCGAGCCCCATCTTTACTTGCGGGATGTAGTACTTGGGTGGGGAGAGACCGGGCGGCCGTTGATACGGACACTTGAACTCGAGCAGCGCGATTTTATACTCGCCGTTGTGCTCCACTACAGCCAGGCCATCAGGTGAATAACAAGTGCCAGGCGGGCCAAGCAAGAATATATTGGCGCCCTTTACCTTGCACTTGCACTGTTGCTGCACGATGTCCGCAAGCACATCCTCGAACAGATTGCCCCAGCGCGTCATGATGTTGCCGTCAAACACATCTAACTTTACCTTGTTGCGCACAAGTTGCTCGGCCGACTGAAAATGGTTGAGGCCCATCACCGCACTAATACTGCTGCCACCTATTCTGAACTCGCGCTCGCGGTACCACGCTTCATCATGCTGTTTGATGCCGTTCTTGTTGGCGCGAATCCACTCAATTAATCTGCGGAACTTGGCCTCGAGCTGTGCGCGGCTGCCCGGAGCGACATCTGCGGTAACGTCCGGTTGAGTATCCGCAACAGATTGCTGTTCGCTGATAGTGGTCGGTTGAGTGTCCGCAACAGTATGTTTACCGGCTAGTTGAGCGTCTGTGGCGGGTTGCCTATCTACTTGTTGAGCGTCCGTGGTGGGTTGCCTTTCGGTGGTTCCATCGGCCGGTTGAGTATCCGTAGTGTATTGTTCTTCGGCCTGTCGATTGTCTGCAACGGATTGACCAGATATTACGCATTCATCGGCAACTGGCTCAGCAAGCACCGGAAGCGTCGAAGACGCACGTCGCTCCGCGACAGGTGCACGTGTGGAACGCTCGTTGCGGGATCGCAGATCCCTACGAGCTGGCTTCGCCACAGGGTGGTTGGTTGGGTTAGTAATTGGTATTTCTGTTTCTGCGCCGGTCGGACCAACAACACACACTTCGGTGTCCACTATTTGCTCTTGCGCGGCTATATACATGCCTTCCATGGTGCAGCTTGTGGTATTGATAAGCAGGCAACTTTCGACCAGCACTGGTCCGCGCGGCAAGGCAACGTGATGAGACGGTGAACTCATTTTCAATTTATAATGGAGTGACATGACTTAAAATGGCAACAAAGTGGCGATATATTGATGCGGTGCGCAAAGACGAGATTATCAACGAAGCGCTAAGCGGCCACATGACAACTGCACATTCGCGCCCACAGACTCCAATGGCCGACAATGCGCGAGATACCACACGCGATGAACAGCTTAGTCCACGTGACGAACCAATGAGCCCGCGCGACGCAGTGGCAAAAAAGTACGAACGTGGCGCTTGTGCTTCATCTCCCGCCAACACATCGAGTGCAGCAAAGCAAACAATAAAGCGCACGAAGCGTTCGTCGGGCATCGCATGTTGCAGACGACAAGAGGGCAAACTGCAGGTGTTGATGGTGCAGAAGCGCTACACCTACGCGTACAGCCGCTTTGTCAACGGCAACTATGTGGCATGGGATCGCCAAGGAATCATGCGGCTTTTTGGCGAGATGACCATGGAAGAGAAATCGATCATCGGCAGCATGGACTTTGTAAAGATGTGGCAACGCGTCTGGAACGACAAGGCTCGCAGCGGCAGCTTTCACTCGTCGCGCAGCAAGTTCGAGAATAATTGGGGGCGCGATGGCGGGCGGCGACTCAAGGACATGCTGAACCGCAGTGGCTGGGGCAAGCTCGTATGGGAAGTGCCAAAGGGCCGCCGACTACCCGAAGAGGCCGGCGTCGAGTGCGCAGTGCGTGAGTTTCGCGAGGAGACGGGCGTCGACAAAAGCCAGTATTTGCTCTACCCGCAAGTTACCAGGACTATCCAGCATGTGTCGGGCGACACTCGTTACATCTCCACATATTATCTCGCGATGTGCGACAAAGTGCTCCCGCGCATTGATTACTCGCGCGGCCAAGACGAGGTGGCGGACATAACGTGGATGTCGATCGAGGACATTCGCTCGCACGACTGCACCGGCCGAACAGAGCGCGTGATCAAGCCGCTGTTCAACTACATCCGCAACAATTTATAGTGCGCGCGACGAAGTTGTATTTTTTGCGCATCTCGACTTCGCACCTTTATGGTTGCGCGACAAACGCACTTTTTTGCATTTGGGCCGCCAACTCGATCGAGCCTCGCAATATTGTCTTTCTATGATGTGCGATTTTTGCATATTTTGCATTTGGGCCGCCAACTCGATATAGTTTCATTATAGTACTCACCACATTCTGTATTTTTGCGTATTTTCGTGCAAGACTTCGTCTCGCCGCCAACTCGATCGAGCTCTCTATAGGTTTCTGGACAGGCAAGTTGTGAACGACAGCGCATATTTTAAGCCTCACTAATATGCACCTATAACAATATAGTGTGCACAACACGATCGTGTTGCCAGCATATAATGGCCTATCCGGTGCCGCTCGATGAGGCTGATTTGCTGGCCAGAAAAGAGTTCTACCAGCTCAAGAGCGTAGATAGGCAGATCAACGACGAATATGGTGCAGACTATGATGATGAACGAGCAGGCAGTCATTTGCAGTTACACACTCATCAGTTGTTCGCCAGCACGCTCATCTCGCCTCACTCGCCCTACTTCAGACTGCACCTCATGCACGGCACAGGCAGCGGCAAATGTCACGCAAAAGGCACCGCAATTATGCTCTACAGCGGGCTATACAAATCGGTGGAGAACATACAAGTGGGCGAGCTGCTAATGGGCGACGACGGCACACCCAGAACGGTGCTGAGCCTTGCCACCGGCCTCGAGACCATGGTGGAAATCACCGCAGAGGATGGCTGGCGAACCACATGCAACCTTTCGCACATACTTTGCCTGCGCAACGAAGAGGGTGTGGTCGCACATGTGAGTGCCGCGGAGTACATTGACAAACGCGCGGCTTGGAACGGCTGGGGCCTCTACCGCAGTGCGATCGAGCGGCATGGTCTGCGGCACGAAATAGACAATCCGTACGCGCTGGGCCTCGCAGTGAGTATCGGCGACCTGGCATGGGAAGAAGTTGCAGCGCTCAGAGTGGTACGCTTTGCGCCCGTCAAAACGCGGACCGAGTTCATGTGTGGGTTGTTGGACGGCTGCGCGAAATCTACAGAGGCCGGCTACATCCTTCCGATAAGCGACAAAAACACTCTGCTGATACTGCAAGAGATAGCGTGGTCGATGGGCTGGGGCGCACGTATGTTGCGCATCGATGCAGCGAGCGGCGGTGAATTCTGGCACGGCAAACGCAAGAGGGGCTTTGACGCACCACAAAGTGATGTGGCTAGTGCGGACGATAACGTACATAGTTCTATTGTTGGCGTTGCCCCCGCAGTCGACAACCGGTCCGCCGCTTATCCGAGCAGGGCTAAACACTCGCTGTTCTTGTGCATCCGCAACACTCATAAACTGTCGCTGTTGTTGTTACCCGAGCGTTGCTTTCCGCCCCAGAACCTGCTCTTTAGAGTGCGCAAGAAACGCACAGATCGCTATTACGGCTTTGAGATCTCGGGCAATCGCAGGTACTTACTACATGGGTATATGGTCACACACAATACGCTGTGTGGTGTGGCGGTGTCTCAGCGTTTCATACAAATATACAAGCAGTTGTACGACAAAGCCGCCAGTGCTTATTTGCGGCCCAAGCGCTATGCGGCCGAGCTCGACAAAGCAACACCTAGTGTTTTCGTGCTTGGTTTTGGTGGCGCAAAAGCGGGCTATATTCGTGAGCTGCTGCGCTATCCTGAGTTTGGCTTTGTCTCCGCGGAAGAGCGTGATGAGTTGTTGCGACTGCGTACTCTTGCGATGCAGGACCAGCGAAGTTATGCAAACTATAAAGAACTACACACGAGGCTCAAGCGTCGTATCACCAGCAAGGAACGGGGCGGCTTTTATAAATTTTATGGCTATGATGAGTTTGTAAATAGACTATTCGAGAGCGATGAACTCAAACTCACCGACTTGGAATCACGATTGCTTGCAGCTAGGGCCGCCGGAGATATGAACGCGCGACTCGAGGACGCAGTGGACGCGGCGATCAATGCCGGCGAAATACGCGTGAACGAGCGGCTGGTGAGCATGTTCGACAATGCGTTGCTGATCTGCGACGAGATCCACAACACGTACAATAGCAGTATGAAGAACAACCGCGGTGTGGCCATTCAGTACTTGCTCGATCGTGTGCCGACCCTACGCTTCTTGTCGCTTAGTGCCACGCCCATCAATAACTCGCCCACCGAATGCGTAGAGTTGCTCAACTATTTGCGGCAAGGCGACGAGCCCAAGTTGAGCAAGAGCGAACTGTTTTACTCTGCGCATCATTTGCGAGAAAACGCGCTTGAGATTATCGCGCGGCGTGTCAAGGGCCGGATCAGTTTCTTGCAGGATGCGAACCCTGCTTACTATCCCGAGCGAATATTCTTGGGCGAACCCGTAGCGATTGGTGCGCAAGTTGCCGATCTGCCGGCTGGCACCATTCTACCTTACTTGCTGTTTACGCCTTGCCCCATGTCCGCTTTCCACCAAGCAACGCTGATGAACATCGGTATTGTTGGCACAACCGAAGGCGCGGCGGAAGCCGACGACACTAGCGATAACGCGCCCGATGATAGTGCCGCAACTGGCGACTTATCGCAGTTCTTGGAGGACGAACCCGAGCATAGTCATGCCGCGAAGCACGCGAACGATGGCGAGAATGGGGAAGATCTGCCGCAATCTTCGATGGACACCACACAGTATGCGCGGCTGCGCATCCCTGCGGATGGTTATGCGATCTATGATATTGCGTTTCCGAATCCTGACAGTGAACAAGTGGGTGTATACAAATCGGCTGACCTTAAGGCGCGAGTGGCCGATGCAAGCGAAAGTTGGTGGCAACAAGTAGGCATCATGCCGGCCAACAACACCTACACAGGTAGCTTTCTTGCGCGCCAGAACATAGAAAAGTACAGCACAAAATACGCGCAGCTGCTCGACCTGTTGCAATCAATATGGACCGCCGCGCAAGGTCAGCCACAAAACGGCAGCAAGGTTATGATCTATCACACACGCGTGCGCGGCTCTGGCGTACTACTGATTGCGCAAATGTTAATGCAGAATGGCGTACTTGATGAATATGGCGAGCCAACCGATAACACCAAGTGTATGTTGTGCGGTAGGGTATATCGCGAGCATGATGCGCAACAGAAAGCAGACAAGGACGAGAACAGTGGAGATACGCAACCGCATAAGTTGGACACTGCCGAACAATCAGATAGTGCGCGATTGCATAAGTTGGACACTGCTGAACAATCAGATAGTGCGCAACCGAACGCTGAACAATTAGATAGTGCGCAACCGCATAAGTTAGACACTGCTGAACAACCAGACAGCGCTGGGTCGAGCCATGCTTTCCAGCCTTGCCGTTTCATCATCACCCATTCGGAGATCGATCGCAATACGCTTGAGAGCTCACTCGCGCGCTTTGATGCGCCTGAAAACGCCACCGGTAGCAGATATAATATATTGCTCGGCAGCTCCATTATTGAGGAATCGTATGATTTCAAGGACATCCAACATTTGTTCGTGCTCTCATTGCCAGTCAACATACCCACGCTGATCCAAGTATTCGGGCGCTGCATTCGCAAATACTCACATCGTAACTTGCCGCCCGAGCGCAGAAAGGTGTACATACGCATACTTGTCTCTACTGTGAATCTTGCGTTGCCCCACAACGACCCGATCTCGCCCGAAGTATATCGCTACCTTGAGAAGCTCGTGGACTATCGCGTAATACAACAAATCGAGCGCGAGTTCAACCGCAATGCGATTGATGCGCCTGTTCATCGCGATATAGTGATGCCCGAGTCGCTCAAGCGTGAGTATTTTATGGGCACTAGTACGCCAGTTGACAAGCTCGGCAATCTCTACTTTGAGCCTGCTGTGACTATGCCGCGAGTGGCTGAACCAAACACGGTGACGTTCGACGCGCTAGGTTATGGCCGCGAGGAAGCCGACTATATATTCGTGATGCTGAAGAGACTGTTCCTGCGCTCGCCTGTGTGGACCGAAGAGGCACTATGGCGCGCTGTGCTGGCCCCGCCCTTTGCGTCAGAGTACAACAGTGCACTGTTCAAGCGCGATAACTTTGCGCTCGCGTTACAGCGGTTGGTGTCGCCGGGTATCGCTATTGGCGGCCGAGCACTGCGGACCACGCGCGCCGGCGAACTGCAAATGTTGTTTGATCCGCGCAAGAACACGATCTACAAAGAGGGGCGCGAACATAACGTCATTGCGCGTGGTGTGTACTATTGCCTTTGCCCCGTAGTGTCGCAACAGGAACTATTCAGTAGGCCCGCGGACACGCACACGCGCGACAAAGAACGAGCGATGCTTGCACAGAGTACGGCACGCGGCCAACCTCTGGTGGACTTTGACTCTTTCGCACGCGACTATTCGGGTGGCGCGACAGACATCCCCATCAGCAATTTCTTGGCCGCGAAACGTGCCGAGAGCGAACGTGATGGGCTGCATGCGCGACTTTGGGCGCTGTGCGATGGTAGTGCAAATAATGCAAGCAGTACAAAGAGTGTGTCAAAGGACGGTAATTGTTGTGCCAATATTAACGCATTGCTGTGGACTTTCCCGGCGGCGTTTCAGAGCGCAGTACTGGCCGAGGCAGTGCAACATGCTGCAGATATTGCTTACTCGCGTGTGTCAGATGGGGGCACCAACGAGCTGAACCGCCTTGATCGCGCACTGCTCTCGCTGTTCACCAACTTGGGCGCGGTGGTGCATTTACGCGATCTCGAGCGCAGGGATGTGTGGAATCAGCTTGATCCACTCACTCACAAACTAGAACGCGCAACTCCGATTGGCTACGACATAGGCAAGATCACACGGGTGTACGATCCAGCGCGCAGCACTTGGCTCGAGATTGGACGCGTTTCAGCAGGCCGTTATCAGACGTTCGAGGAGAACAAGACGATCATCGGTTACCTTGCCGACGAGAACGGCTACATCAAATTCAAGTTGCGCAAGCCCATCCACAAGATCAAGAAGAAGACGCAAGAAGATCTCAGAATTGTGGCAAGCCGACGCAGTGCAAGCCGCGGCCACTCGAGCAGTTCAATGCCTGCATCACACTGGCAGCGGCGCAGTGACACCAGATTGATCGAGCGAGGCATCGTGTGCACCACAAAAAACAAAAAAGAACTGCTGAAACTATTGATAAAGCTGGACGTGAGCGTGGCCAAACTTAGCTTCGACGAGCTTAAGATCAAGAGTCTGTGCGCGGCACTTCGCACAAAGTTGCTCGAGCTCGAGATGTTGGCGCGGCGCAAACGCACAGACGCAAAATATGTTTACGGATGGTGGAACGAAGAAGTGCTGTTGCACTTACTTGTCTAAGCCGGGCAAGCGGCATAACTGCGGTTTAGTGACCGTTGAGCAATGTTTATGGTTGCGGCCAAGTACCTAAGCGCTTCGCCCAAGTGCTCACGAGCGTTTAATCGCAGTTCCTTTATGGTGAGGTCATTGCATGGTCATTAGATGCATGTTTTGCCGTCTTTATATCGCGCGGACCGGCGTGTAGACCGGAAATTTGAATTTTTGTATTATAGTTATGACAAGAGATATATAAAGGGCGCAACACTGGCGCGCCACCATGTATAGCAGCCGTCTTTTGGCCCTCGCGATCGAGGTTGAGGATCCTATATCGGCATGCGATGACGCTGTGTTGCTTGCGCGGCTGCAAGAAGTATTCAACAACAGATGCAAGGGCGAATTTTATATCGACGCGGTGGAATCGGTGGTGCGGCGCGGCGATTTAGTGGCATCCAACTACTCGCATTTAGGCAACGCTACCATCGATGTACTGGCACGCGTCAGGTGTTATATTCTGGAGCCCGGTGACGTGATCGCCGGCGTAACCTATATTGAGGACAAGAAGAACGCAATGTCGCGCGGGCATCGCAACGGCATCGCAATACATTTTGACAACCCATCCACGGAGCTGCGGATCATCAAGGCGGACACCCTCATCCCCGCGGTAATCAAGCGAGTGCAGAGCGTGCCGGGTCATACAGTGATGACTGCCACGGGCGATCTTTACCTGCCAGAGCCCACGACGGTGGTGTACGAAGTGGCTTCCGCGACAGTCAGTGCGGCCGCGCGTGCCGAGCTAGCGTCAATCCGCCAAGATATTGATGCACTGCGGGCCAAGATCCGCGCGTTCGAGAGCGTTCACAGCGAGGAACAATCGCCGCTGCGTGTGATGCGCTTTATGCTGTACGAGTACAAGTGCGTTCTTGGCGCGTTTCCAGCGTGTGTTGATGAGCTGGCGCGTAGGACCCCCGGCATGTTCGACTTCAGCGCGGAGGACGCACTTCCAGCCGCAAAATATATTGTGTATGACTCGTTGCTCGAGCACTATAAGCCGCTGGCGATCACGCAGACTCAGCGCTTCGTGTTGCCCAGTGGCGCAAAGTTGATATCGGGCAGAAACGCGGGCGACATACTCGTACAACTACACATCGCGTGGTTCAAACGCATGCAGTTCATATTCGATATGGCTAACATCTACAACACGCCAGAGGCCGCAAAAAGTGCCGAAAGAGGGATGCTCTGGAGCGTGTTGATGGCGCGCAAGATGGAGTTTCCGAAATAGATGCCCACTCATAAACGTGCTGTGTGTACCTTCGTACAAAGTGAGTAGCACAATATCTACACATCGCTGTGTGTTTTTTGCGTGGTCGGTCGGACGCTGTTTCGTTTTGAAGCCGCGCGGTTCCACTAGTAAAACACAGACAACGCAACTATACTAATATGGCTGTTGTAATTGAAACGCGCACCGTCGAGCGTGATATGCTTGCGGCGCTTGTTCGCGAAGAGTCAGACTCGGACGATGAAGTTTTCTGCGATATCACTCACGAGTGCTTTACCGACAACGATATTTATGCGGCGCGGCGCTTCGTCATCGACCATATTAATTCGCTGGATAAGCAGGACAAGAGTCTCGTGTGCAACATTGCATGGCAGGCCAACGCAGAGGACGCGATCGAAGAGTGCCCCGCAGGGTGTGTTGTGGATCTCAATAAGTGCCCCAAACATGCCGTGCTACAAATGAAGCGCACCATCCAGCGACTATTGGCGTAATCAGTGCGGTCAATTGGTCGCGCAATTTGTATGTTATTTTTTATGCGTATATATACTGTGCGGCAATGTATCGTTACAGGCCCAACAAGCTGAAGGTGGTGGGTGGAGTACAGCATGACTGGATGTTGCCCGACCTTGCCGCGTTAGAGTACAAGAATGGCGGAGATGATGACCTTATTTCGGTTGAGAACGAACACAAGAGCGGCGGAACCGACGAAGAAGCACTACCGAGCTGCATCATCATAGGCGAGGGCGAGCCAATAACAGGCGCCGCCGAATCACATAAACCGACATCTCACCGCCTTTCTTCACGCACTGCCTCCACCGCCGACAAGCGCCTCATCGACATGTTCTCGGCCATCGACAGCAGACTACACGGCACATCTCATGACGCACGTAGTACGCGTGTTATACATGACAATACCACGCACGAGGCAAGTGTTGCGCAGAGTACTTACGCGGTTGAGCCGCAAATGCATGACAGCCCCATCTCGCGCTTTTTAGAATAGGCGAGTGTGCACAATAAAGTGTCAATTAAAACACTGTGCGGTATATGCGTATATATAACATTTTAGTGACTGCGCAACAATGAAAGTCAAAGTAGAGTCAAGCCAGAACGTCACACCCGAGCAAGTGGTGGCCGCCGCAGACAATGTCTGGAAGGTGGTCAAACGCGAGCGCCGGCGTTTTTCTCTCAAGCGCAATGAGCCGCTGGAAACCCAACTTAGCGAACAGATTCGGAGCAAGTATTCGGACTTCACCAACAGCTATCCTGCGGTATATCGTTACATGAGCGACCTCGGCATCTACTCGAGTAAAGTGTTGCTGAAGTACCTTAAATGGCTACAGGCGCGCCAGGCCACATCGCACGAAGAGTTCGTAGATGGAGTGGTGGAATATCCTGTGATGCTGGTGGAGTCGGGTGTGGTCAACTGCGAGATCTCAGCCACCGAGTACAGGAACAGAATGCGCAGTGCGATGATCGAAGAACACAAGCGCATGAAAGAAGCGGCAGCGGCTGCCAGCGAAAAAACGGAAGAGCGCGACAAGGCGCGTTCGATGGCGCTCGCTGCAAAGCTTGCTGAGTTCGTACAGACTGCGCATAATCTCGTTCCGGTGTATAGCGTCAAGGCGCAAAAACAGATTATCGTGGATGCCGGCCAAGTGGCGGATGAACGCGCGATAGAGCGCGAGGTCGAGGCCGCGAGAGGGCAGCTGCAATTTCTCATGCAATGAGATCATATGATGATAGCAACAAAACGCGAGTGAACAGGCGCAAAAAAATATTGCTTGCTTATTCATGTGGCGTGTTGTTGGCTTCACGGCGCTTACATATATCTCGCTTCCTCCGAGTGAGTGCTCTGTTTTTTGCGCCCATCAACGCGACGGACGAGCGGTCCCATGTCATACCTGGAGAGCATGAATCCTTTTTCGCCGCCGGCTCTTAGCGACTCTGTAAAGGTGCCGTGGTCGACACGTGAGCGGCGGCCCAGACGCACTTCGCGCATAGGTATGCCGCCCTCTACTCCGCCCTCGCTTCTGAACACCTTGCGGTCGAGTAGCCGACTGTCCGCAGCTTCAGTACTAACTCCGAACGCGGTGCTCTCATGGCCGCGGCTCTTGTTCAGGTTGCGCATATAGCTGGTTTCGAACTGTTCGAGATGGCGCTGATAACCCAACTCATCATTGTTGTCGAATGTGACGTTTGCGCGGCGAGAGCGTAATAGTCCGCCACTGGGCATTCCACGATTGGCGCCTCCATCTTCATACAAATCGATATTGTCCTCGCGCATCTGCATACGCCGCCCGCTGTCACCGCGCCACTGTTGGAGTATCTCGTTGGTGCATATACCGGTTGTATCACGCGCTGCTGCCGCGCCATCGCACAGTGAGTAACTATAGGGACGCTCGCCGCCGTAAAGTGCAGCAATCACATGGTCGCGCAAGAACAGACTGCACTCGGAAAGAAACCTGCGATTCATACTCGGAAGCTCATCCACGCCAGGTAATAGGTCAGAGTCAGAGCGGCGCGTTGAACGTTCTCTGTGGATAAAGTCGCCGATGTATGCACCAAATTGCGTTTGCATCCAGCTGACCACAAGTTCGCGCTCGTCCGTGTCTCTTATGGGCTCGAGTATAGCACGACGCAATGCCGCAACATTCTCTGCGCGGCCAAATCTGTATATTGCGCTCATCTTATACTATCGCGCTAAAAAAATGCCTTGCCTCAACGCACTATATACACACTTGCGCGTAAGTTTATATGACGCGACCATTGCGCAAGAGTAACTCAACTGCAATGTGTTGAGTGTAGTTTGTGGTTAAACTTTACGAAGTGTCGCACAAGAGTTGTCCAACTATACTGTTGAGCATGCCTTGTGTTGTTGATCGTGTCCTGATCTCGTGGTGTGTTGCTTTTATTCGCAGTGTACTATAGAGCGCCGCAATGGATTGGGTGGTTTTTGCGCTCGTGTGTTTGGTCGTAGTAGTGCTCGTTTTACTATTTGCATTTGGCGGCAGCGGTGCATTATTGTACAGCGGCGGCGCAGCATCAAAGAGCGAGAAGATGGCCACTAAACTGCTCGAGGATATATTGCGGGTGCCCTTCAAAACACAACGTCCGGCTTGGCTGGTGTGGCACGGCCGCCGACTCGAACTTGACGCATACAATGAGAAGCTGGGCGTGGCACTCGAGTTCTCTGGCCCGCTCCACACCAAGTGGTTTCCCGCGCAAGAAGAGTACATCAAGTATTACCAGCGTATCGTGAAAGACCGCGCCAAACGCAAGCTATGTAAACAGCGCGGGGTGAAGTTAATCGTGCTGGATATGTCCCTGCCGCGCACTCACTGGCGTGACTATCTACGTTCGCGATTGTACGACTACGGCCTTGTGGCCCAACCGAGTAAATATATCGAGGCGCAAAAAGCAAGGCCCTACCGCAACAAACCGCTTGAACGTGAACTGGGGCTCGGTGGCGAGTTTGCGTGCTAGTGCTGGTCCTTATCATTGCGCAGCAGTCGCGGCATGGTAACTCTTCCGTGATGTATGGATGTCATTTTTTGCCCTTGTGTGTTTGTGTTTCAGGTGTAAGAATTAAACAAATTGAAATTTGCCTTTCTCACTTGAATATACACCATGAAGGCCCGTCATAGACCCTCATCGTCGCGCGGCAAACCGTCGCTGCCCGCACTTACAGAGGCCGATTTTGCGCAACTTGCCGAGATATATAATGCAAATAAGCGACAGTCCGCAAGCGTAAACACCGAGCTCGAGATAAGGATGGGCAAGCTGAGCGAAAGCGACTTCATGCGATTGTACGAAACCGCACTTGGTGTCAGCAACGGAGGAAAGATCCAGCGCAGTGTTACCGCAACGATGCAAGGTACGCCCGGCGTGGTGGTGTTTGTTTACAATGAAAGCAATGAGTTGGTGAAATCGCAAATACATGCCTACGAAAAAAAGAACGTGTACAAGCGGCCGATCTCCGCTAAATGGTTGACCGGCAATGTGTCGATCAGTCAAGAGGAGCGGCGCACCGCAGGCATAATGAAGAGCCCGGCTCATTGTCGCGTCAAGTTGCGCAGCAGTTTAGTGATAGGTGTATGGCGTGCTGACTTCACGCGCGTTTACAGTTACACGTACGATATCAATGCAAAGCAAGCGCATGAGGACGCAGGCAGGGTGCGCAAACGGTGGTTTAGTGGTAAGGTCACAGCAGAGAGTTTCGCGCAGATTGAGCCGGTCGATGGCGCCCAGTACGAGGCCGAGTTTGAGTTTATCGGCGGCGATCTATTTCCGGAGCAGCTGGTGAAGCTCGTCGATGTAATGAACAGCGGCGCGAAAAAGGGCGGTGATTCACATCTTACCACACATTCGCATATACCTTACGAAGAGCTGCTGGGCCGCATCGGAGAGTTAATCGGCGTGCGCGGCAATGTGAAAAAGATGGGCAATAAACCGCGCGCGATGTCGAGAGGCACGTACGCAACTATGTATAAACAGATGCGCGATGAGCAGTGGTTTGTGACGCCCAAGGCAGACGGCACCCGTGTATTCTTGGCTTACCTCGACGGCAAATTCCATCTTGTTTGCGATGATGAACGTTTTAGGGCCACCATGGAGCCGACCGAACCAACCACCGCGCACGAGTTTATACTCGACTGCGAGGCAATAAAGGTTGGTGGCTCAGGCAAAGAAAGTGACGACAGTACGAGTAACAGTGGTCTGCTATTGCTAGTGTTCGACTGCATGCACAGCGGATATAGTGAACAGCCCGTTCACGCGCTCAACTATCCAGAGAGACTGTCTTTTGCGCGTGCTGCATCGATGCTTGCAACGTCCATGTTGCGCAAGCAACTGACGATCCAGATGAAGGCCTACACTCGCATGACCCACGAGACAACCTGCGAAGACTTGCACCAGATGATGAGCAGCGGCTATCACACCGACGGGTTGATCTTCGTAAGCCCTAACGATAACTACGCAGAAACTGTGAACAAGAAATGGAAGCCGCCGTCGCAGGTCACCATCGACTTTCTCGCCAAGAAATTGTCAGGTGGCCGAGTGCCTTCATTCGCAAAAATTGACGACGATAGTCTCCATTATTATGTGCTATTCGTGGGCGCGAACCCTGGCGTAGTGCGTTCGCTCGGCATCCGATTGCTGCCCTACCACGAAGAGCTGCTTGGGCCTCTTGCCCACAAGTGCGTGCATTTTGCGCCGGCTGCTTGGCCGCGTGCCTATATCTACGCGACGACCGACAGCACACTCGACGGCAAAGTTATCGAGTTGTCGCTTGATGCAAAGACTGTGGCGAAGCCACGTGCACCTTCGGCGCTTGTGGAGGTGCTGAAGCACCCACGTGCACCTTCTGTGCTTGCTCGCGATAACGAACCGAGTCCGCAAGATGACGAGAAGTCGGGCGGTGACGAAGCGGCGTTCCATCCAGAGGACTATAACGCACTGAGCTGGCGTTTCCATCGTGCGCGGCCGGATAGAACCGCAGGCAACTATATCACCGTTGCTGTTGAGACCTTTGCAAACTACATCGATCCATTCCCATTTACTGCGCTGTGTACTCCGCCGGAGATGTACTTCTCTGCGCGACAAGACAACTTACACAAGGAGGTGAACAGGCGGAAGCGCGCCAACATCAGCGCAGCAATTCGTAAGTATGTACGTGGCGGACAGTGGCTGCTCGACCAAGCGTGTGGCCGCGGTGCCGATCTTTACCGCTACCGTCATCTTGTGCGCAACGCTGTGCTCGTGGATGTGGATGCGGCGGCCGTCGCAGAAGCACTCACGCGAATCTATGGCATTAAATCAGGCGGTGTTGACGCGCTAATCAAGGGCGGTAGTGATGTACATGATAAATCTGCCGATGACGCGCACACTAAGCACAGTACAATCAGCGGCGCACGCAATCATGTTCATGCGAAGATAACCGAGGAGGAGTACAGCGCAATCACCACATCTCTCCAGCACGATGCAAAGACAGGCGGAGGCGGAGGCGACTCGCGGCCCACCGCGAATTATTATGCATGCGTGTGTGACTTGAAGCGCCCCTACAGCGAAGTAATGGCAGAGCTTGCGTACTTTGGCGCAGGAGTTGGCGGATATGATGTGATCATCTGTAACTTTGCCACGCACTACTTTTGCGACACCGCCGAGCATCTCGACAATCTGATTCAGCTCAATACGCGGCTGCTGAAACGCGGCGGACTGTGGCTCTTCAGCACGATGAGCGGCGAGCGCGTGCATAAACTGCTGAGCAAGATAGCTGAGGGCGAGAGTTGGATCAAGCGCAACGGCGACGGAGAACTGCTCTACCAAATCGAAAAAAGATACAGCGGTGAACTGGTCGGCTGCGGCCAAAACATTGCGGTCAAGTTGCCCTTTAGTGACGAACTGCGCGAGGAACCGCTGTGCAACATAGAGCATTTGGTCTCGCGCGCGAAAGAGTTCGAAGTGCTGCACAATGCGCCGTTTGAAACGGAGGGCATCAGTCCAGAGCACGTCGAATACACTGCGCTTTATCAGATGTGCGTGTTGCGCAAGAGATGAATAACGCAAATACAGATAGTGCGTCATAGCACCGGTCGAGCAAGAGATGAATAACGCAAATACAGATAGTGCGCCACACCGGTCGAGCAATGCGCAGGCAAAAAATATGTTGTTAAGCTCATCGATTTTTTTGCTCGAACACTATCGCACTTGTGCTTGGTCGCATACTTGTTGCGCAGTTGCATACTTAGTGCGTTAGTGTGTGTAACCATACATGGTTAAGCAAAGTCATCCATCACTTGCTCGCGCTGTTCGGCCACCAAGCCGCGCAACATATCTACGTTGTATACGCAGTCGTTGTATGTGGTGCCCACGCGTGGTGTAGCGCCGAGCATCAGTGGTGCGCTGACGCCCTCTATCTCGGTAGTGATGTGATTGGCCGCCGCCTCTTCCATCGCATTGAGCGGCGCCTTGAAGCCCATGCGCAGTAGTATATTGTTGGGATCGCGCGCCTTCAGACCAGGTGCTTCGATGCTCGTCACCTCGCCCGTGAAGGTCATCTCATCGGCGTACACCAGATAGTGCCTGTGGTTGCAACTGGCCACAAGTTCGCGCAACTCGCTGATGATCTTTGCACGTGCGGCCTCGATGCCGAACAATTCGTACATCTCCTGAATCGCGTCGGTCTGTATGTTATAGATGTCGATGCGCTTGCCCAGTATGTCGCTGTTCACTACGCCGGTGATGTTGGTGCCTGTGGTCATCACGCCGAATAAATTCTGCGAGCGCAAGATTGAGCCATCGGGCGCGATGTGATGGCGGATCAGACTGGTGGCCTCTGCGTTGATGATGCCATTTATGCCGCGAATGATACTCTGCAACATCTTGTCCTTGAGCGCTAGAACGCTGTCGATAGTGACATTCTTGATGCCCTTCAGTGCAGTTTTGCGGAAGTAAACGCGGATAATGGTGTCCGGATCATTCTCGCCGGTGTACACAGTATACACGCCAGGGAAGTTGCTGCGCAGTGCGATCGCGATGGTGTCCATGCTCATGTGTTTGAGCACCAGAGTGGTCTTGTTGATGGTGAAGCGCACACACCAGCGCAGCAGGTCATTGGGCGGTGGCGTGTTTGGCGTGCCCTGTATATAGCGCGCGATGATCTCACGTTCGTGTTTAGTAGCGCTGTGCTCGGGCTCGCCGAACTTCTCGTAGTACACGCCCCATGTGTTCACAAACTGCTGCAAGCACAACATTTCTATGCCGCTTGCTACTTTCTCGGCCTCTACTTGGCTAGTGTCGCCACGCAACGGAATAAGCATACTCGGCACTTGCATCTTGTTGGTGGGTCGCGCGCCCAGCACTTCCTTGGCACGCTTGATCGTACTCTTGCTCGTGCCGCCCACTGCGCTACGATGTTGCGCGTCAAGCATATACTGCGTCAGAGGCTCACTGAAGGCCTGCGCGGCAATGATACCCACTGCGGTACCGGGGTCGATCAGCGCGTTGGTGTAGCGGTCCCAGATGCTGTCTAGGATCATATTGAGCTGATAGCTGCTGAGCGGCTCGAGCGCTTTAGGGTATAGATGACTGCGCACTAACATACGCATCAGCCAGCATGTGGCGTAAATGTGCGGGGGGGCGCGTTCGTTACGAGCTGGGGCGCGTTCGTTACGAGCTGGGGCTCGTTGTTTGCCGTTATGCGCCGCGATGTATGCACTGTTGGTGGTCGAGAAAGCTAATTGTTTGCAAAAGCGGATCACTGCGTCCACTTTGTTGGCAAGGCTATCGTCGGCAGCTTTGACACTATTGGTAGTACTAGTACTTTGCGAGCCCTTAGTTGTTTCACTTTTTTCGGTCGCCGACACAACATTGAGGATCACGCGCGATACATGAACAGGCATCTTGCGCTCATCCCTAAACGGCTCCTTTACATTCATGCGCTCCACGGCAAAGAACACCTCGCGGTACTTTTGGCGGTCCCTACGCAGTTTGTCCGTAAAGGCGGGGAAACGCGCGTCAACATAACGCTGCTCGAACTCTGCATCGCTTAGCATAACAGTGGGGAACTTGACCGACTCGACGCGCCGTGGGTCGAGATAGTCCTCGCCATATGCAAGCTGTATTACCGTGAGATGCTTGGTGGAGCGCCTGAAATTGTCGCTGATGATGCTCTCGAGGTTCTTGACACTCTTTCGGTTTTGCTCGCCTGTGATACTGGTAGAGAGCGCCTTACTGATAAGATCGAACCTTGCCGCCGCAGCTCCGAAGAAGTAGCTGCATGCATCCAGTCCGTTCTTAAAGCTGTCTCCAATAAAGCCGCGGCTCACCGGCGACTCGTCAAAGCGCCGGAAGTAAGCGAGTGTGCGGCCATAACCGAACTTGTTTGCAGCGCGTTCGCCGTTAATCAGCTTCTGGCCCAGCGTGCTCACCATGTTGTACATCATCTCCATTTTGCCCTTGCTGCCGTACATAATCAGCTTAAACAGGTTGTTGGTGCGCGGGTCGATGCTGCGCAAGATCGGCTCCATAAACTCATCAAACGGCGTCAACACATCAATCTGCCGCTCTTCATAATAGTCCTCGATGGTCCGGCCGATGGGCGGCACGATCGCGCCCTCTGACAACTCCTCGGTGATCAGCAGACTTTGCTCGATGATGCCATTGGTGATCTCATGAATGCGCGCTTGTGCATCCGCTCCGATCACTAAATCACGCATGCCGATGGTAAAGCCCTGCAGTTCCATGTGTGCGATGGCGATTTGTTGGTGATCAAACATTACGTTGAGCGCCATCTCCTCACCGTACTCGATCGCGATGATGTGGTACAGGCCGCTGTTGGCTCCCGCGCCGATCGATTTTTTGTCAAGTATCCCGCTCTTGTGCACACCGTGGTCGATCACCACCTCGATCTCGCTGCGTGGATAGGGTTCGTCGCCGCGTGCGATATAAGCCGCCATGTTCTGGTTGTACCATTCCGGCGTGCGGCGGAAGTTGATGGGCGTGCGTTGCAGCGTCAACGTGATGATGTCGCGGCCGCTGATAAACTGTTTTGCATTGCCAGTGTCGTCAGTGAAGGCTGCGGCAAGGTCCGGTTGATAAACACAGTCGCGAAACAGTGACATCGCATGATAACGATCGTAATAAACACCATCGCGCGTGAGCTCTGCAAGCCCCACTATGCTGTCATCGACTTGCCCGAAAGTGGGCGTGGAAGTGATGTGGGACATCAGCCAGTTGGCCACATTGCTTAGCCGCTGAATTTCGTTGCGTGCCTCCAAAGATGCGCCAGGAAAGATGTTCATCGCGTCACCATCGAAATCCGCGTGATAGCCCTTGCAAGTAATAACATTTATCTGGAACGTGGGCTTTTGCGGGTCGAACACCACACGAATGCGATGGCCGCCGATGCTGCTGGGCATCAACGAAGGCTGGCGGTTAAACGGCACATAGTCACCGTCGACCAGATTGCGCAGGATTTTGTCGCCGATCTTCAGCTGAACATTGGGCACGCTGAGGCTGAGCGTCTCATACGAGTCGCCGTATACACCGCGGCCCTCTCGCCGACGTTTGATATGACTTGCGCCTGGATAGGCACGCGGGCCGTTTTCGAAGAACACGCGCATGCGATCATAGTTGCGCTCGTTCACGATCTCCTCAAAGTAAAGCGTGCGTGCGAACCCGATAGGAATCGCCAGCTCGCCGATCTTCATGCGAGGATTGCCCGAGATCGTGGTGCGTGCGGTGTTGCGCGTGCGCTTGCCCAGCAAATTGCGACGGATTCGCCCGTACTTGCTCTTGAGACGCTTGCTTAGCGAGTTAAACGGCGACTTGCCGCTCGCCTTCACAAAGTCATAATACGCGAGGTTGAGCGCGACCACCTTCGCTAGCGTTTCCTTGGTAAACTTGGCGGGTATGGTGGCAGGCAGCGCAGCGTTCTCGCGTATGATCTTTTGCAACGCGCTGGTGAGATCATCGTGGCTACTACGGCCGCCGCCGATTTTGCGTACTTCGGGGCGAGTGGTAATAGGCGGCACCTTGATGCGCGTGAGCACAAAGTTCTTGGGGTGCGAGTCTACATGTTTGCCCATTATAGCAAGCGTGTCTTCGCTGACGCGGCTAAAGATCGCAAGCGCATGGTGTGGCAACAACTCGGTTAGTCCGTCGGGCTCTTCTGGCGCAGGTATGTATATGTCGAACGGATTCACGTTCTTGTCGCGCACATTCTTGCGTGTCTTGATTGCAACCGTTTTATCGCCACAGTGCGGGCAGTGGCTGAGTACGCCGCGGCCGCTCCGCACGGTCATATCAAGGCGACATTTGGGCGGATAATGCTTGTACACACTGCTGCGTATCACTATGCCGCCGCAATTAAAACATATCACCTTCAGCCACTTTTTGACCTCTGCAATCGCAACGGGATTCCACACAGGATAGTTCAAGTAAATCACACCAGGGTGGCCCAAACAGTCGCGGTTCGAGTAAAAGCATGTCTGACAATCGCGCTGATCGCTGGTGCCCAGCCGCGTATCGCATGGTCCGCTCTCGACCGGCTTACCGTCGCCCGAGAATAGGTTTTGCTTGGTGATCGTAACCACTGAGTCCTCCACGGCCGTTTCAGAGCCCGCGATGTACCACGTTACGGCTCGGACCGTGCCTGTGCTGATTGTGCGGCTGGCCATGGCTAGTATTCAGTATAGGATCGATGACCGATACTCGACGGTGCCTCCTCAAACAGGTTGCTGAGAGGCGTACGGTGACCACGTCTATAAGCTAATTCAAATTTACCTACAAATTGAAATTACAGCGGCCCAAAATGCCACAATTCGTATTTAGAGCGCGTGTCGATATATTCTATACGATGGAGGATCCAAAGAACGCGCTATTCGAGAAACTCGTGGTTGAGCTCGTACCCAGCATCTTGCGGCTCAATGTGTCAGTGCCGATGACCGCAGAACGGCTGCGTGCTGACTTATCCGCGGTGCACCCCAACGACGCGCAGGCGGCCAAGCGCGCTTTCGATCGTTTCTGGGCGCGAATGATGGGCGCAATCATTGATGAAGTGACTGATGACGTAGGTGTAAGTGCTTTGCAAGCACGTGTAATGGATTCGCACATTACTGCATCTCAACCCGGTGCACAAAAAATACAGTCAAACGCACAGAGCTCGCAATCAAACTCGCCATCGCCAAGCACAGAGGGCGGCTTCAAGTTCAACCTGAACCTACCCGGCAGAGCGAGTGGCTCGAGTTCGCCCACTGTCAAGCCGACGCGTACAGCCGCTGATGCGGCGGCCGAGCAACGACTGCGCGACCTAGAGAGCAACCCACTATTTATGTCTGTGACGAGTGGCCGCGGAACCAACAAAGATAGGCTTGAGCGGCAGATTCAGAACAGGGCCGGCAGAATGGGCAGCGAAGAAGCCAACTCACTGCGCGACAGATTTGAACGTATGCATGAGCCGGAGCAAGAGTATGAAGATCCCGACGATGACCCCGTGTTCAGTAACATGCTCAGAAAGTACGAGGACTCGCTGTTGAATCGCAGTTAAGTGTTTACACGTTGCGCGGCCGGTGGAGAGTTCATGGTTGAGAAAGTGTTTTTTGTCGATTTAGAACACGCGAGAGAGATAATAAAATGCAACACAACTATGAAGCGCGGATTGGTGCGCTCGAGAAGAAGCTGGGCGAATTGGAGCAACTAGTGGGCAAACTGCTGAGTGATAATAGAGAGACATTTACACGAGAGCAAAGCTGCGATAGCAATAATGACATGCAACTAGTCACTGCCGCAGTGTCGAAAGATCTGATGGTGAAGATGGAAGACCGAGTGGTGCAGATTGTAGAAGAGGCTGCGCTGCAGATTGCCGATCAAGTGTATAATCAGATCACCACCGATATTAATCAGACGATCGTGCCCACGATGAACAAGGCGCTAACGATCATGACCTATAAAACAGAGGACGGCGATGAAACCAGTTTGGCGTACAGGCGCGCTGTCGAGGAGAGCATCAATCCGCAGTTTAGTAATCTTGCGATCACTGACGGGCATGTTGATAAGCGCATCATATCACAACATGTGCGTACTGTATTTGGCGAGGATGATTAACGAGCGAGTATCGGTGGGTGCTATCGGCTGCGGCATGGACTATTTTGGTGCCAGGTGATTTTGGTGGGTATATTCAGCACAATGTTATTTTTTTGCCATTTGCTATACGATGGGCGTCCTCAAGAACTTATTGATCGCGCTGCTCATAGTGGTGATCATCTGCATCATCTACAGCACCGCGCTGGGCTGCCGCAGCTATCCAAGAAAGGGCGCGGCGTTTGACCACACGGTGGGAATTGTGGGCGATGTGCGTGCAAATACAGAGAGCGCGGTGGAGCCCCAGCAGTTACAGATCATGCCGCCTGGTAATCCGTACTGGCCGCTCGATCCATTACTTTACAGCGACGAGGACGGCTCGTGGTTGTCTTCGCGCGAGGCCATCGGTGCTGGCGCAAGCAAACGCGCGACCGTGCGCGGCCAACCCATTATTGTCGATTCTGCGTTTGACTCGAACGTTGCAGAGAGCGACCAAGCTGTGATGAGCGGGCGCAATCGTGCTTATTCGTGTGATCAGTGCCCGGATGCGAGTGCTGATCCGCGAGTAATGGCAGCGCTTTACGAAGAGACCGGACTGGTTGACATGGCCGCCGAGCCAGACCTGGTTCCCACGCACCCATACAGAGACATACTCGGCATCGAACACACTGCGTGGTAATGAAACAACAGATAAAAAATGCGCGGTGTGGCGTGTTACCTATATCGATGCGACACAGGAGTGATTAGTACTGTTTTTTGACAAACATTCACTGATCTCTCTTTCTCTTTTTTCCTTTGCAATCGTCGGTTTCCATCTCACCGCTCGATGATAATTTCTTCTCCCAGTATTCTGCGAATGTGATCAACATATTTTCGTGCGATTCTTTGCGTAGTTGTGCGCGAGTTTTGGTGACGTTCGTTCCCTGAGGTTGTGCACTTTTGCGGTCTTGTAAAATCTTGGCCAGATGTTGTGCTTCTTCTTCCATCATCTCAACAAGTGATCCATCGCTTAACTCAAATTCGGGGGATTCTTCGCAGTCATTTAGATATCCTGCACTGTCTTGTTGCGCTTCGTCCTGTGGTTCGGGGTCGGATACTTCTTCTTTCATACATATCGCTCTCTCGCTTGTTCCTATACTGCCGGGGTCCAGCTCATCCATCGTCTTCTTACCATTGTTATACTCTACTTTGCGCAGACCGTGCTTGTCCTGTAAGTCACCAAAGCCATTGCGCAGTCCTGTCTTGTGATCAAAGTAGCCCCAGTAAATAACACCACCGCAGCGATATACGCCCTCGCACGGCCCTCCTTTTTTGAATATGCCTATGAATGTATAGTCAAGCGCCCATTTGTCGCCATCGCGCATGTAAACTTCATATACTACCTCGCCGTGCAACTCACCTTTTTCGATCTGGCCTCTACATATCGTTTTGCGGTTTTCTGTCTTGCGACTGAACACGCCATAAGTGCACGGAAGTCTCACCTTATCCAACAAACCTACATATCTATCGCCATCCGCATAGTCAATACATCCACCGCCACATGGCTTCCCGTTGTAGAACATCGTTTGGATTAAATCGCCGCCATCGTCAATTATGGCCTTGCCGCACTTCTCGCCTTTCAGAAAGCCGCCCCTATATTCGCAGTCATAACCAAATAACCAACCTTCTCCGTGAGTTTTATTGTCCAAGAATGGCCCTATATAAGTGCCGCCATAGTGGCCAGTATCGATACCGAAACCTTTGCGTGATTGATTTTTTACGTCGCCATAGTAAATCCCGCACGCGCCATGCTTGTAACACGGTCCATTCTTTGCGTTCTCGCGGCTTGCAGCGGCCACGCACCAGTGCAGGTCTTTGCCGTGCGGACTCGCAAGAGTATACAGTGCACTGACACGCTCATCAAATGGGCCGCCTTCTTGTAGCGTCATAGACAGCTTCCTGGCGACATTCACATCCACCAATAATTCCGCCGGCTTGGCAGCGCGATACACTTCGGGCTTATTTCGGAATTCGTTCAGTCCGCGGCAAGTTATCATCAGACGCGTGACTGCTGCGATGTCAAGTTCTTGCATTATCATAACGGTGACCTCACGCGGCAGCAAACTAAAGAATCCGCACGAATTCTCTACCTCATATTGTCTGCAGAGCCTGAACAGCGCAACCACTTCATCTATCTCTCTTACCGCATTATTGAGCCTTGCATCATTGCCCAGGACCGCGGCCAACCGCTTCATGGAATCGAGTCGGGCAAGCAGGCCTGTAAATATCTCTTCTTGCGACATGATAGGAATGCTCAGCGGTCGACTTTTCAATTTCGGCTATGCAAAAAAATGAGCATTTGCGCATGCAAGCACACGACCGGTTATTATTCCAGTTTCCTCTTCTTGTCTTTGCGCGCAAGCTCAACAGTTTCAAGGTCGTGCGATTCATCGTCATCGTGCGGTTCATAGCTGATCATTCCGACGGTACTCAGCTCAACTTCGCATATGACGGGCGAGCTTTCAAGTTCATCGCAATACATGTCGAAGATCTTCTTGCCGCGCGAGTACGACACGTTACGTATGCCGCGACCATCTTCGAGCGTACCATGGCCATCGCGCAATCCATCCTTTGCACTAAATTCGCCGCTGTACTTGTCGCGCGATGTATGCACTAGACCGAACTTGGGCTTGCCCCGCTTGAACTTGCCGCGGAACGTGTACAAGATCTTCCACTTGTCCGCGCGAACGTAACATATGTATAGACCATTGCCGTGTGGCGCACCAAAGCTTGTTTCTCCTCTGTATACAACTTTGCATTTGTCAGTTGTGCGCTTGAACTCGCCATACACGTTTGCTTCGCCGGTGGCTCCGACCATTCCGACGTATTTGTATTTGGGCGCCATCTTAACCACAGCTGGTCCAGCAGGTGAGCCAGCGTGGTACCATGCGGTGATCTTGCGAGCGTACATTCTCATTACGCCTTCACCGCACTTACTGCCGCAGAAGAACTCGCCGCTGAAACGCCAATCACGAGTTATCAGTTCGCCCTTGCCATGTTTTTGTCCTCCCAAATGTTGGCCGATGTACGCACTGCCGCGCGGATCGCAGTCTATGCCAAAGCCACTCTTGTTGCAACTTACGATCTCGCCAAAGTATTTGCGGCGGGTTGTATCAGCATAGTAGATGAAGTTGCCGGGTCCATCATCTGGTTTCTCGTACATCACGCACGTGATACACCATTGCAGACTCTTGCCGAAGTACCGCGCAATGCTGTAGAGCAATGCGATCTGGCGCTCATGTGGCAAGTTCTTGTCTGCGAGCAGTTGACAGCGCCCAACTATCTCGATGGCGCTTGGTGGCCGCGGCGGCACGTGGTCGATCTCTTGCAGGCCGTATATTTCGGCTTTATCGCGCATCTCGTATAAGGTCTTGCAAGTGGCCATCAGTCGTACCTTATCCGCCACGTTGAGCAAGTGCAATATATGCACGGTAACTGTGTGCGGCAAAACGCTAAACAGACCGAGCTCATCATCCGAGTCAAGGCGTATATAAAGCTCGAGCTCGTTGATCCTGGCGATGTAGGCGAGGATAATAGGCGTGACCATATCTTCCATTGTCCATCTGCAGCTCTCAAGGCGCGCCAGTTCGGAGCGGAGGCGGTTGACTTTGGCCTGTCGGACAAGGGTGCGGTCGCGCCTTGCGGACTTGGACAGCATGGTTGAGTAATTATCTAGGTGTGTCTTATTCAATTTTGCTATTGTCACGTCACTGCTATTGCGGCGAAATGGGCCAAAAAATTGCACAAATTGGCTACTCATCACCTCGTTTTCTCTTGCGTGTCGCGCTGTCCGGATTCTCATCGGTCGGATCGTCGTTGGTTTCTTTGTTTGGTTTTTGTTCATCGTCTGCGTCGAGCAAGTCATCAGTTTCGAGCGAGTCGCTGTATGGCCATATGTCATCTTGTGCATCGTCTGTTTCAACGTGGGGTTCGGGGCCTATCCTACTAACGAACGGTGCGTGCTCGCCAATGCTCTTGCGATCGAGCGGATCAGAGGTCTTCATTCCTTTGTCATAGCGAACTTTGCGCACTCCATAATTGTCCTGTAACATGCCTTTACCGTGCCGTGCTCCTGACTTTTTGAACTTGCCAAAGTACGTATTGTCGCTGTACCAACATGTGCCCCGGTGAGGCGCGCCATTTTTATGTTCGCCTGCGAACTTATACTCGAGTACCCATTCGCTGCCGACCAGTTCATAGGCGTGGGTGACTCCCTTACCGTGTACCTTGCAGTCTCTGATCTGGCCCTCGCACTCTATCTTATAGTCAGAACATTCGCGTGTAAACTTACCATAGATGTGCGGTTCTCCTGCGTTATTTATTATTCCCTTGTATTTGGTGAGCTTCCACTTGATCGCGCCGGTACCATGCGGCGCACCATAGCTGAATGTTGCCTTAATTTCGCACCCTCTTTTGACTATAACGCATTCGCCTGATAATGAGTCTTCGAAGAACGTACCACGCTGTTCCTCATCATGGGTGCTATAATATCGCCAACCAACACCGTGCGCATGATCGTTCGCGTGATGGCCTATATAGATCGTGCCTAGGGCCATGAGTCGCACACCAAAACCATGCATACGTCCGTTCTTCATGTCACCGTAATAATACCCGTCAATACACGTCTCTCTGAAACATGGCCTGTTATCTTCCTCTTCTCTGTTTGCAACCAGCGTGCACCAATGTGGGTCTCTGCCGTATTGTCCGGTAAGAGCATAGAGTAATTTTATGCAGTCGCTGGTGGTCACGGGCCCTCTGAGTCTTTCGCACATTGCTATTATTTCTTGCCTGGTCGGCGGTTCATCCGGCGGCGCAACACCATATAGTTTGTGATTCTTCCTTTGTGCGTAGAGTGTGTTACATGTGACTGTAATACGCGACAAACTATCGAGGTCCAACATGCGCAATATGTACTCGATCATTTCCAGAGGCAATATGCTAAAGTATCCCATCGTATTTTCCATTCCATGGTGCATCAACAACTTAATCAGCTGTATCTCGCCACGTATCTCGCTGGCTACTTCGTCCAGCGCGGCTTGATAGTGTAGGGTAGTCGCAAACTTTTCTATTTTCTCAAGGTCACTTGACAGCTTGTCGTACTCTTCTTGCATTGCCGTTGTGAGGAGACGCGTAAGTTTCAATTTTGGCAAAAAATAGTAATGTCGCAGCCCAGTGAGGTGGTGACTATTTCTTGCCTTTCATTCGCCATGTCCATAACGCGGCTCTCTTCCTCTTCTTGTCTTTGCGTGGTACAGCCTCAGTGCCATCATCGCGCACAAAGTCAAGCGAGCCGATCGCACCCACTGGCTGCTGCACAACGAGCACACCGAACTCGTCCTCGGCAATGGTGGAGCCATCGGTACCTGATCTGTACCTTACTTCGCGCATCCCACGCGCGTCTTCGAGCGTGCCATCGCCCCAACGTGCTCCATCTCTGAATGCGCCGCAATACACGTCTGAGCCGGTGGTGACACGGCCGTTGCCAGGCAGTCCGTCATAGAAATTGCCGTCGAACCTGTATATCGTGTCGCCGTTGTATTTCAGTTTGCAGCTGCCGTTCCACCACATCCGATAGTTCTTGAACTTGCCCTTGTGCGTGAGCGTATAGTTGCCCTTCTTTTGCACAAGTTTACCGAACTGTCCCTCTCGTTCCTTGCTCAAGAACTCGCCGCGGAACACCGCACCAGACGCGAACTTGACCATGCCGTATAGCGGTCGATCGTCGACAAAGCACGCGTGTGTCTCGTTGCCGTCCGCTATCAACACGCCTTTACCACACTTTTTGCCGTTGAAGAACTCGCCGGTGTACTGCTTTGTTGCACTCACGAGCAAGCCGCGGCCGTGCATTGTACACGTCGCAGAGCAACTCGCGCACTCGCCTATGTATATCGCCGGGTTGTCAACCGGGCAGATCACAGCAAAACCGCACTGACGTGTGTCATCAAACTCGCCATAATAAGCGCCATCGATGCCGTTCTTTCTGCTCGCGAAAGTGCAATGTCCTGGGCCGTGTTTCGGTCTGCGCCTCAGCACCGCGAGTATGCACCAATAGATATCGCGATGTTCGCGTACACAAGAGTAAAGCGCAGCAATGCGTTTTTCATTGTGATGCTGTGCCACCAATACATCGCGCGCCTTGAGCAAATCAATAGGTTCGCCGGCGATACCCTTCAGTGCATAGAATTGTGGACAAGTACGCCATGCCCATGAACGCACGCATGTGGCAAAGAAGCACACTTTCGAGTCTATGTCGAGTGGAGAAATGATTGCACAAATGATCTCTTGCGGCAAGAATGAGAAGTAGCCGAGTGTGTATTCGCTTATTTCGTCGCTTGTGTATTCATCCTCATATAGGTCACTATACTGCTTGCACATCTCCGCAAAGTGTAGTTGGCTGCGCAGGCTGTTGATAGGGCCGGCTAGTTGGTTACTGTCGTTGAGACGCGCCGCAGTCCGCTCGAGCAGGACAAGGTCTTGGGCGAGTTTAGCGGCATCCATTTGTGCGCTATTATTGCTACTCTCGAGAGGGTCAATTTGCGCTTGCTGTGATCATATACACTAAAATTGAATCACACGCACTATAGTACCTAACCATGGAGTCGACGGGCGCGGATTGCCACTGCAAGCGCAAACTTGACGCGGATCAGAACAGACGCTTTGTGCACGCGAGTGATCATTGTGTTGGTTATGATGAAAAGCTTATGGCGAAATGTAAGGTGCACGGCGCACGGTCCAAAAAGCACAACGATAACTGTGTGTTTGAGTGTTACATAACGCTGGGCAAATTCAAGTGGGTGTCGTACTTCTGGGGCGAAACTGAAATGGAGATGCCCGACTGTTCTTCTCGGTGCGGATGCAAGAAGTTCAGATGCGAGGAGTGCGTGTTGGAAAATGCTAGAAATAACAAAGACAGATTGATAATAACGCGCACGTTCGAGCTCAATCGCGATAAGCTATCTACGTATCGACTGTTCTACAATAACAAGACCAACTGGCCAACCCGCAACATTGCATTCTTGCGTGAGCTAGAGATCAGCCGAGTTGAGTGGTTGAAGCGAAGGCGCGAAAGATACAAGCGCGATCTTGCACCTATGGGTGATCTCGCAGCTGTTATAGTGCAGTACGTGTGATGATTTTTTGCCTATTAGATGGCGCGTCAAGTGCTGATAAGATAGCTGCGCAATAGATCGTGGCAACAAATGGGTTGCGGCGCTTCATGTTGTCGATTGAAGGCGGTTATTGTGGTGCGACTGAGTTGGCGGCCAACTATCAGCGACTATCTGCGGGTAGAAACCATGCAAGCGATTGCGGATGAGATGACTCTGCCGTGGCAGTACGATAACGCAGCAAACATGTTTACGGTCACTCGCACTTTTTGGATGGACGCAGACGGCGCGGCCCAACACGTCAGCGAGTTTATTTCGCGCGCGCACAAAACAGCACTGGCCGATGTAAAGAAACTGCGGGTAGATAAAAGTATACTCTAGAGTAAACTCACGCGTGCTCTGACGACCGGCCCAAGACGCGCCAAGCGTGAACTGATTTTTTGCCCTGCCGAGTATTCGCAAATAGCGTGCAAGTTAAGCAACTCGCGCGCATTCGAAATTGAAGATTGTAGTGGCCAATTCATACAGTCCATCACACGCAATGGCCGCCACGAATAGCACCATCCGAGACTATCGTAATGAGATCCCTGGCGAGCTGACCCTCAACGGCCTCAACTGGGCCTTCCCCGCGGTGAAGAGCGTGAACGCGCATGGAAAGCCAACTTACTGGATTGTGAACGTGCGTGCTGTTCCATCGACTATCGGCGCTGCGCCTCTGCCGGACCAACTCGAGCAGTTCTTGCCGCTTGACCGGTTCCTCGGTAATGCGCCCGCTGATGTATATGGCTGGATCAAAGTCGACTCTGCGCTTGAGGGCGCTCAACCGCGTATGAGCGATATTACGCTGGTGAAGAGCGGCAAGAATCTAACGCGCGCCAATGCCACTAACCCGGTGTGTCAAGCGCTGCGTGATGCGCTCGGCCTCTATAACAAGCAGCTCAAGAAAGCTTATTCACCGCGCGAGTCAAGGCCCGGCGATAGCAAGAAAGCGGACACCGCTAAGTCAACAAGTGTAAACACTGCTGATGACACCGACGCCGAAAATGCAAGTAGTGAAGATGGTGTACAGTCAACCACTGCCTTCTATCCGCCCATGCTCGCCAAGGTGTTCAACACGTTGAAGCGGCCGCCCACCATCGACGCCGAACATCCCGCGTATCTGCAACGCAAGTATAATGGACTGCGTGCGGTAGTGTGCTATGACGCAGCCAGTCAGCGTGCTGTGATGTATAGCCGAACATGTGGCTTGTATGCAGATAGTGTGGTATGTGACGAGCTCACGCCTGTGCTTGCGGGCTATCACGAACGCGGTGTGGATGTTTACCTCGATGGCGAAATGTATGCGCATGGTAAACCACTGCAAGTTATCTCTGGTGTAGTGCGCAGGGTCAAGACGAGCAACAAAAAAACGACGAACACCAATGGCGTCATCGTTGACTTTATGGTATACGACTTGTTCATTCCAGCGCAGATTGAGATGCTTTACTCAGAGCGCAAACGCATGCTTGACGAGCTATTCGCAGGGCGTCAGTTCACGCGCGTGAAAAACGTCGAGACATTTATGGTGCGCAGCCGCGATGAGATCAAGGAACATTACAGACAGTTCTTGATGGAAAAGTACGAGGGTGCGATGGTGCGTTTGGACCAGCCTTATGTGTATTCATGGAACGGCCGACATGTTACTGCGCTGCTCAAGCTCAAGGAAAAGCTCGACGCTGAGTATCCGATCATCGGTTGGGAAACAGGTCGAAAGGGCAAAGCTACAGGTGCACTCATGATCATCTGCGCGATTGTCAATAGTGAGTTTGACCCTGCGATGTTACCTCCCACACCGCTCACCAACAGTGATGACAGCGTAGACATACCCGGCGTGGTCGCGCACTTTCCAGTCACGCCCGCGATGAAGCTGCCCGAACGCATGACGCTCGCAAAAAAGATGGCAGAGACAGAGTCCAACTCGCGCACCCACTTTGAGAATAGTTGGTACGGCCGCGAAATCACAATCTACTACGAGGAGCTTTCCATCGACGGACTGCCACTTCGCGCCACAACCAAACTCGAGATGAGATATGACTAGCGCACGAGCACAACACTCATGAATGCACACACACGCACAAATCTAGTGCGAACTATATAGGCCGGCTCAAACGCACTTGTGCCATTCTAGGGCAACCAACATATATAGAAGTGCTCTTTTTTGCACTGAATGGGCCGCGCGGCAGAGTATCAGACATGCCTTGACGCGTTCTACCGCATCCTCATGGCCGCCAACGTGTTTGTAGTGCACCTTTTGCGTTTGAGCCGGTCACTAGAGTATGGGTCTAGGCCTGCCAGTGGGTGCGCATGTTTGCATGTACTTAGTCTCGTGATGAGTGCGTAAGAAGCGCCGAAGGCGTACGTGGCTTGGCCACAGTGGAGCGAAAGCAAGTGTTTGGTCGCGCACTTTTATCTGCATGTGTTTATAAGTGTGTGTTGTGCAGCCATGTGGAAGATCGGATTGTTTGCGTTGGCCATCATCTTGGTGTTCCTGATCATATGTTGCGCCACCCGTGAGAGTTTCTATCCAGCAACCTATAACGTAATCAGCTATGACCCGGACCTGTACCCAAGTGAGATCACGCGCACTGTATAAACACGCAAGCGCACAAACAGGCAAAAAAAGCCAATGCAGAGTGAACTGCTGTTGGATATGTAAATGTTTTTTTGTACGCATGCGTTTGCGCGATTGCATACTGGTGAACATACGGGTGGTTTATCAATTACTTACCGCCGCTCTTCTTGGTGTTGATCTTCTTGCTAGACACAGTCGATGCAGGCTTCGCGGGTGCCTTGGTGGGCGATGCAATGGATGCCTTGATTGCGTTCTCGATGCCCTTGCGCTCAGGTTCTTCAATCTCTTCCTCTTCATCCTCCTCATCAAAGTTGTCGGCTTGCTCTTCCTCGTCTTCGCCGTCCTCCTCTTCAGCTTCGTCGTCTTCGTCCGCTGGTTGGTCGGCAACCTTGGGTGCATTCTTTGGCGCGGCCTCGACAACAAGCTGCGAGTCATACTCATCATTATCATCTGCTTCCGCACCCTCGGCCTCGAACGGCTTGCTCTCAACTACTGCGGTCTTGAGCGTGAGCGGATATGACACACCCATGGGTGACACACAAGTGCTGCTGATGTCAAGCTCCGAGAACGGATGCAACACACTTCCACTTGTTAGGAACTGCCTCGCGTTGTACACATTCAGCGGTTCCATCTCGCCGGTTTGCTCGTTGAGCACTGCAGCTGCCATGTAGCGCTTCTTGCCGTTCACCAGTTTCCTGCGTTTGTAGTCCTCGATGATAGTGCGAGGTTTGCCGCGCAAGTGTGCCTTCTCGTGCGTCTCTGAGTACGTATTGAGGGGCACCTTCACATTGATGAGCGGGCTGGGTAACGGTTGACCAACCTTTGTCTGGTCTTTGGTCTGCTCCCCATACACAGTCTTGTAGAAGTCAAGCTCTTGTAACTTGGCTTTCTTGATAATCCCCTTGCTCTTGGCCTCCGCGACCTTCTTCATCCAAACAGGCTGCAGCTCTTCGAAGAAATTCAGTAGAGTTGGGTTGTCCTCTGCAGTCATCGCGAAGTTCGCTGTAGTAGGTTCCTTACCCTTTTCATTTCTGGGCTCTTGCGCACCAATGCTGATCTTACATCCTGCGATGTTGATCCTGCCGTTGAACTTCACATCGCCGGTGTTGAACTTGACAGTATAGAAAGTAGCACCCTCATAGGCCTTCTGGTTAGGTGGCGCCTCGATGGTGATAAAGTCATCACCGTACTTGTGCAGGTAACCAAGAAGTTCCTCAGCGATAAGAGACTTGCCGTACGCCATTGTTGCTCAAGTATAGATATAGGGGGCTCTAATAGATAATTGGAGATCGCTCTAGAGTAACCCTAATAGCGCAAATTCAATTTTAGCAGCCGATTGGCTGGCCAATTAGCCACCCTATACAGTCCGGCCCCATGCCATAAGTAGGGCTCAACTGGCCGCCCAAGCCCACCATAGGCCCATTCAGTCCAAAAAAAGGGCACAAACGCGGTTGGGCCGGCCACTAGAGTATGCGCAAGAGTAGGCTAGAGTAGAGTTGGAGGGCTAGTATAAGCTCGCCTGTGTACTATGGTTTGTGTCTATATTGCGCAATCATTTGAGCGAGTTCGGCCCAACCATCGTCAGCATGTGAGCGCGGCAGCACATTAGTTCGAGGCCGATCTCGTCGAGTATATGGCCCACTGCAAAGTCATCCAACTGGAAGGTTGCAAAGTTACTCGGTAGCGTTTCGATATTGTGCTTACGGGAGTATATCTCGATATACTTATCACGCTTGACTATGTAAAGATCGCGCTTATCGCCCAAGCAGAAACCGCAAGTGTAGCAGAGAATATGCTCATCCATTTGAGCGTGCAACACGGCGCGACCAAGGCAGTATATACTTATCTTGCTTACTCTGCTTGTAAATTCAAATTATGCTGACCACACTGCGTGCCCAACAATGCGGTGGCGCATCAACGGCGGACTGCGGCGTAGTGCCCAACAATGCGGTGGCGCATCAACGGCGGACTGCGGCGTAGTGCCCAACAATGCGGTAGAGCAAACAAGAGTGAATAAGAGTGGTTGAACAGGACGTTTTTTGTGTCCATACGCTTGCGTGGCCACCCTATTCTGAGCACAAAAATAATAACTGGTGCTCTCTCGCATTATGCGTACTTGACGTGCATACTGTTTACGCAGTAAGCTTGTCGCGCAAGATTTGGGCAAGGTCGGGCGAGAGAGTCTTGACATCCAGGCCGCGCAACAGATCGGCGATGTTGAGGTGCGAATCAGGTCCGTCCACCTCGGCAACACTGTGTTCGGGCTCGAGCTGCAACAGTCTGTTTACGCGGCTGCTCAAGCTTGCGCCGATGTTCCACAGCTGCAGACGGTCGGGATCGGGACGCCTGGCTGAGTACTTGGCGGCAACGTTGCGACTCTCGGCGCGTGTGGCAGGTATATACATGAACATGGTCGAGTAAACAAACATCTTGACCTCACCTACCTCTTCAGCGGGTGCCACGCTCTGCCTGATATGTACGTCGTTGAGCAGCTTGCACGCCCTTGCGCGCTCTTCGGGCGTGTTGAGCGAAAGGCACTCTGCGATAAAGTTCTGCAGCGTAATGAAAGCGCCCGCGTCAAACACACCAGACTCGAGCGACCTGAACTGGATGTAGCTGAGATAACGCAGTTCATCGTGCACCATCTTGAGCATGGGTTGGCTGCGATACCAGTTAGTGAGCGCGCTGGGGTACAGTTGCTCCGAAGTGCCTGGGATCACACCAGTCTGTTCGAACTTGCGATAGTAGTCAACGATGCCGCCAACACACAGACGAGGCGCGGCATCCACGCTCTGGCAGATTTGCTTGCGAGTGCGTAGGAGCGCGTCAAACACTTGCTTGCGGCCGGTATATACTAACGCGTGTTCATCGCTTGCACCCCCACTCTCAAGTATGCGCTCGACTTGGGTCATCACCGCACGATAGCTAAACGCGGTAAATTGGCGCACGCGCCACCAATCGGCAAGCAGTGCGTCATCAAGCAGATATTCGCCAGAGGTGCGGAACGGGTCAATCAGAATGTAAAGGTCGATCTGGTCGTAGCTGATCAGCGGCAACATGCGCTCGCAGAAAAGCTTGCGGTCCATTCGCACGTTCAGCACATAGTTGACCAGCGAGAGCAGTGAGTGAAAGTAAGGATCGGTGCCACCGTGTTGCCGGCTAAGTGCATACTCGTTCTCGATCGCCACAATCATCCTGAAGCGCTGCTGCTGAACCAAGCGTTCGCTGGGCGTGAAACCACCGGTGGGCCCCGCCTTCTTCTTTTTGATATTAGCGAGCGTTGCATTCTTGTCCTTGGTGATCGGAAGTTTGCCGCCCACGAGCTTCCACACTGCGAGCTTTGACTGCTTGCTGCCGTCGATAAAGGTGGGGTCCACTTCGATCTTGGCGCCGCTCTTGAACAGCACCTGTTTGTCGGTCACCTTGTCGATCTCCACGTGTTGCTTAGGATACATGTTGTTGGGCAAGTCGCTCTTGTTTGCGAAAAAGGCCGCGGGGGTCTTGTACTCGCCGACAAAGATCATCGAGTTGATGGTGTCGCTGGCGAGTTGCAATTTCGCGGGGTCCTCGCTCTGGGCCAGCTCCGCAATCTCGTCAATGAGCGATTGGGGCGGGATCACAAGCGTTAGTCCATTGCGTGATTTGCCGAGGCTGGACAACGTGCAAGTGCTGCGCATCAATGCATAATAATCGGGATATCTGTCCTCAAGGAAATTAGCAATGCTGCAATACGCCCTGGGGCCGTTCTTCGACATCTCTAATTACTCGGATAACCCCGCCGAGATATTCTCACATACATATGGATGCATAATTTGTCCTCCAAAAAATAATTGGCGCCCGGCGCACTATTGCACGTCCGATCGCCACCGGCCGAGTTGTCGCGAGTGTACGCCGAGCGGTAGTAATGAGTATGTAATGTAGTTGGTTGCCAAAATTGAATTCGCGTTTTATGGTGGCATAAATAGCAGAGTCAGCAGTGCGTAGCAACGCAGTGACAATGTCGGCTCAGTGGCGTGTTGAGGTGGAAGAGATCGAAGGCAACCTGACTTTTGACTTCTATGTTGGCAAGTTCTTGGTGCACCAGTTTACACCCGAAGAGTGTGCTATCGACTGGGCCGCACTCGCTGCCGCATGCAGAAACGGTACTAATAACAAACATGATTGGTCGCCCTCGAACGGTGAAACACTTGTTAGTGTATCGGACGGCGTACTGAAGATGAATGTTGCAAAGTGCGGCGATGGACGCGGTGGCGATAAAGTTGGCTATGCGCCTGCTAGTGCGTGTGTGGCCGCGTTCGAACGTGCGCAAGAATTGATGGATAATTGGCTAGACAGCGACAGAGAAGAAACACAATAAACGGTGTTATATGGTTTGCCGAGTCATGCGGTTGAGCAGCATAATCTACTAGTGTTGTGAGTGAATCGTGGAGCAAGTTTGCAACACTCCGTCGGTATAAAAGCACTTTTTTGCCCACCAATCTAGGATTATTTTTTTGGCAATTTTTGTGCTAGTTTAGTATACGCGTTATTGCTGTATCGACTTTTGTGCAACTAGTGCAATAGTCGTTTGTATACATTTGGTTGCTTTGTTCCTCGGCAAACAATCAATTAACTCATTGCATAAACACCCGCAAGTGCTCAGTCATATCTTTGCATTTAAGTGTTTGCAAGTGCTAGTGTATATTACTCAACAGCTCTTTACATACTGCGGTTTAGCGTGTCCGCTAGCAACTGCATCAATTATTCTACCCAACCGACTAGTCAATTAACCTGCTGATCATTTGTCAATTTATTGACTTGCAATGGGTCTCGGAATTTCCAAGAGCAAGACCGTGGGCTACTGGAGCTCTGCTACGGATCTGTATGAAGATGAGCTGCGCGAACTTGAGCGTGAGGCCGCAACTGGATCGATCCGTAAACTGCCCGGTGATGCGCAACTTGGCGCCAGCGATGTGGTGATTGCGCGCACGCCCACCACCGTGTATGTGGCCGACAAGAGCATTACCGCGCCTGCCTATGAGCTGGTCAAGAAGCGCCTTGCCGCCTCCTACCAACAAGCGCTTGGTATCACTGCCGAGGCCGCCATCGAGCTTGCGAATACGGTGGGTCCGATGCTCATCAGCGCTGGCCGCGATCGTGCGCTTGCCTATCTGAAAACACATAACCCCAAACTTGCCGGCGTTGCAAGCAAACTGGTGGACATCGGCAGCGGCGTCGTTAAGGCGGTGAAGAAGGGCGGCGGCGAACCACCAGCCACTATGGATGCTTTTAAGGGCATCACCGGCGGCGCTTATCACGCTGCGATCGAAAACTTGCGCACTGGCGCCAACGAAGGTAATGGTGACCTGCCCAAGTTTGGCTTTGCCGCGGGTACGTTCCTTGGCGGCTGCGATGTGTGCGGCCATGTGATTGGTGCGGCGGAGTTCACTGCGGGTAGCACGCGCGAATATGGCGCATCACTCAACAGCGCCGCAAAAAACAAGATCATCGACGCGGTGATTCAAGCGGCCGGAAGCATCGGCCTCAAGCCCAGCGGCAGCACGCGCGAAGAACAGATCACCAGCATTATCAGCCAGGTGCCCGATGCCGGCCGTATCAAGAGCGACAGCGGCACACAGCGCGCTTTCTGTGACACCATCGCAGACAAAATTAACGAGGCTTACGGCAGCAAACTGATCGACAAGTCCTTGCCCACCGAGTCACTTTGTCAGCACATTTCTGAGGTGCTCTCGAGCCTCAACTCGGGCATGCACACCGAATTCGCGGCTGTATACCGTGATGTGGAGAGCATCATTCGCAATCTGCACGTGCTCAAGGACGCGCTGAACGAGACCCACAAGGCCGAGCAGGCAAAAATCGCGTCAAGCAGCGACAACACGCTTGTGTCTCAAGTGGCACAAATCGATGATGCGCACAAGATGGTGTTGGCCGAGATCGACCGCCAGCTTGCCATGCTTCGCGCGTTAGTCGGTAGTACGCTCAAGCCCTCCGAGGCCACTCTTGTTTCACTTCTTGACGACCAGAAGGAGATAAACGGCTATGTACACAAACTCGACGCGATGCCAGGCAGCCGCGGTTTCAGCTCGGTGATCAGCAACGTATTGCGTGGCTTGGGCGTCACCGCAAGTTTCGCCAACACCATCGATAAGGCGCTCAAGCGCGTAGGTATGACCATGCAAGAGTATGCCGCCACCGATTCCACCGGGAAACTGCGCGAGCGTATCACAACTGCGTTGGCCGGCGCACCCGAGAATCAGCTCGAACAATATTTACAGGCGAGCCAACTTCTCGTGGATAATCTATACCGCGCGCCCGAGATCGCTGCTGCTGTACGCGGCGCACACGACATGGAATTTGAGGACAATGTTGGCAGCGCAACCGTCGGCGGCTATGACACGATTATCGCGATCGGTGCGGCCGAGTATCCTGAGTCGACACTCGACCGACGAGTCGCGGCTAGACGCACTCAGCGTAAGATGATATTCGAGTTGTTCTACAAGCAGATTAACTCACACTTCAACATGTTCGTGAACAGCGTCAACACGATCGCGGACAAGCTCGGCAGCGACATACCTATTACTGACCAGCTTAACCTGTTCAAGAATGCGATCATGCGCATCAATGAAGGACTGGTGCGCAACCGCAATATCTACCAGGCGCTCATCGGTTATTACAATGACGCACTGAGCCGCAACAAGCGCGACGAACTGCTTGGCGAACTCAAGGCGGTGGTGAACGCGATCGACACCATCACCGAGATGTCGCAGTATAGCTCGAGCGGCCAATACTTCAAGGACGCGAGAAGCCATGCTCAGGCCATCATCGATCTCATTGCTAAATACTCGAGCGAATTCGCGGCCAAGTTCGGTGCCAGCGAAGTGAGTGGCGGCGCTGATGACAGCCTTTACGAGCAACCTGAAACTATCTATGTGCCTAGCCGCACCATTCACAGCGCCATCGAGCGATTCGCACACAAGTACCGCGTGGCACAGATCCGCGCAAACCTTGCGGCCACCAGCAAAGAGCTGCAGAGCTACGCCGCCGACTATGACAAGATCGTAGGCAACAGCGTGGGTCAGTATCTTATCAAGGAGCAAGCAAAGTACGACAAACTGCGCGCAACTCTTGCCGCTGACATGGATGCTGCTAAGCTCGTAACTTATGCTGAGGAGTTTGACACACCCGAGAAGGTGAAGGAGCAGATCAGCGCTGCCATCAAGTTCCTTGACAACACATGGGCGGTGAAGAAGAAGTTCTGGCAGACCGTCGAAGCTGTCGACAAGTACATGCAACTGTTCACCGACGCGGTGGTGAAGTCGCCCGATGATGTGCGTGACATTAAGAATATGCTCGACGGTATTCAGGTGATCAATGATTGGTATAGCGATGGCACTGGCAATGATCTTGCTGGTATCTTCGACTATTTCCCATCGCTTATTGCTGGTGACGGCACAAATAAGGGCGACGTGAAGTACCCGCCCGAGTCTTACACCAACAAACAGAGAAGCCGCGAACATTATTACGAACGCATTAGTACCGAGTACAATGCTGCTGGCGCCACTGTCGACGGAGCACTGCCCGGCAATCCATACTTGGTTGCTTCACCGGTCAAGGGCATGGAGTCACTCAAGCAGGTCAAGCGCACGCTTACTGGTATGGCCGCACTCAAGAACTTGTTTTCCACTTTCGTGAACATCGGCAGTCGCTTCGGCAGCACTGACCTCAACCGTGAGGTGTTCATGACGCCCACCAAGATGTACCACAACATCCTTGAGTTCTTGCAAGCCAGCGCATTCTGTCAGGGTTGGAACCTAGGCAAGATTGGTGAATATCTCGATAACGGTTTCTCCACACTTGATAACATCACTGACTCGATCGATGGCGTTAAAGTTGGCGTTAGTGCGGATCCTATCGTGGCAGACCGTGACTACAGCTATTTGGACGAGGAGGCAAAGCGTATTGCATCCGCCAGTGCCCGCGCTGGTATTCACACTGCCGCTGGCGCGCTTGATAACGGCAAGTCGCAGGTACTGTTCCGCAAACGTTATGGTGTGCATATGCGCAGCGTGCTCAAGAAGATTAGGGAAAAGGAGGCTCACTTCAGCTTTGACTTTGAAGACCAGTACTTTGTATACGTGATGAAAGCACTCGTCGCTAAGATCTTCACCGTGACTGGTTTGTACGATGTGCTTGATCACCCCATGGAGTTTACCGGTTTCGCGCCTGTACGTATGATTCTTGGTGGTGCTGAAGGAGTGCCCAAGGTGGAAACTGAGGCCACCGAGCTCTACAAGCGTCTGCCCCTTCTTGCGCAGTTCTACAAGGAGCTGTTTAGCTTCAATGAGGGTGAGTTCAAGGACTATGGACAACTGCCGCGCAAGGACAAGAGCATTCGCATTGCGTTGCTGCCCGACCTTGATGGTGTATTTTCGGGCTTGATCAGGCTAGTGTTTACCAAGACTTCTGGCGTGGTCAACAGCGCATACAGTGATGAGGACGTCAAGGAGATGATCCGCGAGATCAATCTCATCTACCAGCACATCAAGGCCAAGTCAGGTGCACAAAATGTAGTCACTGCTACCATTAACGAATTTGTGGCGGAAATCAACCGCAGGTATGGTATAGTATCTCGCGGTGATCGTGACAAGTACAACCGTGAGTTTGGCCTCAACTACAGCTACGGTGACGGCAACGCAGAAGCGGACGGAGATCGCTACGAGTCGCCGCCCAGTACCGAATATGCTATCCTGCCTGATGAGGAGGACGACCGAGTGCAGCGCCTCTCGGCATCGCAGAAGATGCTTGGTTCCGCGCTTGAAACGCAAAAGAAATACGATGTGCCGTTCGCGATTGTTGAGGACCATAAGAAGCTTGTGTATGATTTCAGGTGTATGATCGACCGATACTTTGAGAACTCGAGCGACACCACTTACTCATTCGCGGGCGTGATCGAAGCCGCCAAGCGCAAGCTCACCAAAGAGCAGAACGATGCCGAGCGATTCAAGATCGTCGCGTCATTGATCCGCGGTATTGAAGTGGACGCAAAGGTTGATGGCGCCAAGTATGTGATGTTCCACGAGGGCGTGATCACGCCACTGAATGCACTCAGTGCCATTCACAGTTTGCTGTCGCGTTTCAAGCAGCGTGTGTTGATGATCGACGTGGATCGATTGTTTGGACACGTGATTGAGTACCTCAAGACCGAGGCAGCCAACTACACCAACGACGGACTCGTGAATAGTATTCTTGCCGCACTGCAGAGCGAGGGCTTAATTGCCACTCCCGAGCAAGCCAAAAACTTCATTCAACTTATGCTTGGTGAACGCGAGGCGGACCGTCAGATGGGTGGACAAGGCGGTGCTAGTTATGATCTCAAGGCGATCGATGGTGTTGATGCAGCCAGGCCCGTTAATCGTGTTACCGCCGCGCGCAAAAATGGTAATAGTATCGTAAATACAGCTGGCGGCCCCTCTCTTGTCCAGTTACTTTCGGGTATGCCCGTTGCTGGTATTGCTGCTGCGCTCAAGGGCAAGAACAAGGACGAACGCCAGCGCGTCGAGGCCTTCAAGCGTTTCCTATTCTCGCGTGAGTTCATCATGCGCGAAGTGTTGGAACTGTTGCTTGGTATCTCTGCCGACTCGAGCGTTGTAGCGCGCATTGAGGATGGCAAGATCTACCTCAACTTTGGCGGCATCAAGAGCACGATCGAGCAACTGTTTGCTACTGCCTCCGCTCATCTCGAAATCTTGCGCCCGCATATCCATCCCGATATTATTCACAAGTACACTTACAAACTCAATACTGGCAGCTTCTACTGGTTGCAAGAGCAACTGATGGAGAAGATTATTGTTGGCCGCCCCGCTCAGACCACTGAGGAAGCGGGCAAGAACAAACGTGAGTACATGAATCTCGAGCAGCTTGCTCAGCGCCTCAATGCCACTTTCGAGTTCTTGACGCACAAGTGGGACTTTGACGGCAGCCAACTTCACCGCGCACAGGTGCATGCAGTCAGAGACAGCACCACCAATTACGACAAGGTATTCGCCAGCATGGTATTCTACGATGCTTCTCTGCCAGGAAGTGGCATCGCGCCCAGCAGCGACGCGCCCACCATTGATGGCACCACATGGGAGGCCAGCGATCAGCCCAAGATCGTGGACTATCTGCACGACATGTATGAAGCTCTGCACTTGTCCGGCAGTGGCACCGCTAAGGTACTCGACACTCGTTATGCCGCGCGTTTCAAGCAGCTCTACACCTGGAAGAACGAGCTCACTTACAATCGTTCGGCGCTCTTTGCCTTCAACCAGCTTGTGGCCAAATACATCCAATGCTTGTATGATCCCGTCAGCAGCAAGATCTACTCGGGAAGCATTAGCCAGTTTGTGAATGGTACATTCAACCGCTCGATCGCCGACCTGCGCTACACTTTCCCTGACACTGTGCCGATGTTCTGGGTGCGCCAGGGTGCCACGCGCGAGCAAAAGCTGCCCACGCTGGAAGTGCTTGGTGCCGGTCTCACTGGCAAACTTGCTGATGTGCGTGACTTGCTTGCTGAGGTCATTGAACTGTTCGTACAGTACGGCACGAGCAACGACGATATTGGTAAGGCGGCTCAGAACGCACAAAAGATGAGGAGCCTTGCAGGAAAAAATGCCGACGTTGGAGTTGTCACACGAGGCCGAGGCAGGGATACATTTGGAGTGATCGAGCTCGCCAAATGGTTCGTTGCCTATGCCGTCGCTAAGGCTATCTACGCAACAAGGGGCGCGATTGATGGCACCAATACTGTTCTTGCTTCGGTCGGGGCGCCTCAACCTGATGGATTATCACAGGATGAGTTTATGCGCGCATTCATTACCGCAATGACAACCAATGGCCATTCACTCGATTCGCTGTTTGGTGGCAATGCTGTGTTTGCGTCAAATGGCGCCGTTGACCGGGGAGCGGTCTCGCAGGTGATACGCGGGGCTGGCGACAACTATGTGCAACTTATACGCGCCATTATGTCCTGGTTCGTCGCCAATGATAGATACGGCGTTGTGGTCACTCAAGCTCTTCAGTCTGTTCCCTTTGATTCGGTATACGCACCGAGCGAGAAATCACTCAAGTACCGATGCCAAGTTTTCGCCACTGTGATACTCAGGTTGGCAGTGAAAAGCGCCGCCATTCAAGGCGAAGGTAATCCTCTCAACCCCAACGACGTCGCTAAGCTGTTCGAGCAAGTCAAGCGCGATGCCACCAGCGTGCAAGCGATTTACAATCCCTCGAATGTATCGCAACCTCACACCAGCGTCAAGTACGAGGAGCTGATTGCCAGCAATACTGAATCCGCAAGCAGGGGAGAAGTTGAAGTGGGCGGCCCAGAAAGTGACTACCTCGTATTTGCTAGAGGCGAGGAAGTAGCTGGAGCACTTAAGGGCGGCAACATTGCAGAACTTGGTATTACTTCTGCCAGCGCCGACAGCGACCAAATCGCAAACATCCTGAAGTTCGGCCAGCGCCTTGACCCCGATGGTGAGCACGTGTTGTTTACCTCGCTCGCGTTGATCTTGCGCAACCTCAGCAGCACTAAGAACGCTCAGACCCAAGCAAGCGTTTATCTGCACGAGAACGTTGCGGACCTGCCGCTTTACATGAAGGAGAAGATGCGCGCGAACCTGCCCACTTTCCGCAATCTATTCCAGCACCTTGCCGCACGATGCGAAGTGGTTAAGCAAGCCATGGCGCAAAATACTGTTCATCTCGGCCGCGAGTTTGTTGGTGTTGCACCCGCTCATAACCCATGGCCTTACGTGCTCAAGCCGCTCACCGTCGACTCGAGCGCTACCAAGCATAGGTTCACCGACATTCTTGACGCGGTTGTGCGTGGTTGTGCCGCACTGATCGGCTCGTGCGAACAGACTCTGCGTGAGATTGGCGACGAACCGCGCTACATGGAGTTGCAGCAGAATGGTCTGCGTGACTACCGCAACATGTACGGTGTGGACCCCATCACGCCACTTAGCGACTTGCTCACTATTCTGCGCAACCCTACCGAACAGACTGCTGCTGATCACCTGCCGCTTTACAGTCTGGGCGAGGAGCAGTTCAAGTACGCTTATGGTACCAGACTTGTATATGGTCTGGGCCACGCACCCACCGAAGCTCAGATGCCAGGTTTTGACGCCATCCTCAGCGAATATAACAGCAGCGTAGATGCACGCAGCCAAGTAGGCAAAAAACACGCTGAAGAGCTTGCTGGCGCACTCACTAGCGCGCTCAAATATATCTACGCGGCCAAGCACATTCGTGGTGTACTTACACCCTACGTGACACGCTCTCACCGCAACAAGGTGCTCAAGAATCAGCCTTTCATTGCGCTCTCGGGTGGTATGTTTGCCAGGGAGGACTTCGTGTTTGGTGATCTCGACAAAGCGGGCACGGCGCGCAATGATGCACTCGATGCGCTCAGCATCTACACTTCCGGCGGTAAGTTCAAGTCGAGCCAGCACAGCGACGCAAGCATCATATGCCACCTCAATACGGACGCGTTGCCCAAGCCCGCGTATACCATCTGCAAGGAACTGATTGATGTGATCAAGATCACAGAGGGCTCGAACCGTGGCGACAAACTGCGCGAGCTTGGTGAGTATGTGTACAGCGTGTCGAAGCACCGCAACTCTCCCATGATTCAGAACATCGTTGAGCTGAATGTACCGCCTGTGAACGTACATGCGTTGATGCGTGAGGTGCCGCTCGCCAACCTTTACAACTACGCATACACGTTTGACCGACTGCTCGTACAGCTGTTCTATGGTGCGGATAATGCCAACGCACAAAAGATCATCCGCGAATTGTGCGATGATAGCGACAGCCAGCTCAGCAAAAACATCAGGAGCGCCAAGGATATGTTGGTGGCAATGATGCTTGATCCACACAATGAAAGCTTCACCGATGACTCGGGCGGCGAGAGCCTTTACCGCAAGTGGATCACACAGGTGCTCAGTGGTACTCCTATCACTGCCGAGTTGGGTCGCCCCAAGTTCCTCAGCGATCAGATGTATAACAAAGCGTTGTTTGGTACTGTTTACTCTGCTGCTACTTACAACGAGAGCGGGCCCGGCGCTGCCTCTTCGATGAGCGGACAGTTCAGCGAGATGACGATCAAGAATACGCTTGTGCAATACCTCTCGCGTTTCATGCGAAACAATACAGGTTCGCGAATTGCCGCTCTTGTTCCACGCGACAACAAGACTCGCTCGTATATCCTGGACCACGTTGTCGTCTACGCAATCGAGAAAAGCAACGAAAGCTTCACTTCCGCGGTGGACAAGATCGCAAAGCATATTGTGGGCGGATGGACCGGAGTCACGCCAAACGCCGCCAAGGATGCAGCTGCGTTGTACCTCTTGCTTGCCAGAATGCGTGCGGCGGTTGCACGTGTTGACCTCAAGTTGCGCAATGAAAAACGTTCCGGCGACATGCTGGGGCGTGCTGCCGAATTTGCCGAATCATTCGTTATTGATAACTTTGCGATCAATGAAAACGGAGCGGCGCTGGGTATTCTGGGTGTGGGCGGCACCGCAACTGATATTGCCAACGCTCTTTCGGCTCAGTACGTGGGAGCACCGTCCCTATCTCAGGCGGAAGCAGGCCTTGGCTTTGACGCCGAATTCCGAAGCGTGCTCGGCAGTGCTCTTCCTGTCAAGCTTGCGGGTACTTATGACAAAGGTGCGGCGATTGCGGATGCAAACAAGAATGTTGCGCTCCGTGCCTACAAGATGACAGGAAACGATTCCAGCGTCCTCTCATGGCTGGACATTCATACTGATGCCGTGGATGATGACCTCAGCGGCGCTGGTGCGGTATTGCAGCCCTCGCCCCACGGTGATAACATAAATATATTGGACGCGCGCCAGGTGAAAACTGCGGATGTTGGCCGGCTCGGCGCTCGATTGGCGCAGCTCGGTGAAATGCGGTTCGACACAGTGCTTGTGCGTAACCTTATGTTCATCGTAAACCTGTACCGTGCTGCGCGCATGAAGTTGCAGAAGGATCTAATGTACAGCCGCGAGGTGATTATGCGCAGCACTCCTATCACCAGACCACAACTCACCGAGTTCTACGGTAACGTCGCTGACCATAGCCGCCAGAGCTACAGGTTTAACGAAGGCAGCATGTACAAGTTCTAAGTTTTAGTGACCGCGCCGAAGTAAAAAACAAATTCATGGCAAACCATGATCCATTTTTTTGCCCTTGCGAGCTATATCTGTACCCTTGCGAGCGTTGTTCATGCTGCGTTCATGTTGTGCGTTAGTGTGTTGTGGTTTTTTTATCGCGTGTTGTTCAAGCCCTTGTGATTACTCCCTCCTCCTTAAGCCTTTTCACAACCTGGGTCCTGTTCATCTCCCCGACCAGGAACGTGGCCTCCTCGTGTGTTGTATCTTCCGTGGCGGTCTTCATGATCATGAGCACCAATACGGATTTGAGCATCTTCTCAGGTTCTTGTCCAGTCATTGCTCCACGATCGGCCTTCTGCGCGATCTCTATCGGAATTTCGTTGAGGATCACTTCAGCTTCCATTCCTTCTAGGTGATTGCGCAAGTTAAGATCTGTGGCGTATGCGTCCACGTCCATGTTATATTTCTTGGGCGTGCGGCGGCATAGATAGCCCCATTGCATACGACTGCCTCTGAGCATGTCGAGCGTGCGAATGCCAGCATTTTCAAGCACGACTGGGAACTCATTTACGCGCTCTTTTCCCTTATCCTGTGTGTATTGCTTTGGCTGCTGGGTGAGTGACGTGCCGTTGTCTGTCCACTTTCTCTGCGTGTTCGTGTTGCGGGTATAGGATGGCCTGTTTTGTTCGCGCGAGGAACCTCTTCCGCGTTGATTGCTCCGGTATGAGGATCCCCTGTATTTGTTTGTTGGGCGGTCATTCGAGCGGAAGTATTGCTTTTGCTGTCTTTGGGTCTCTTCACGTTCCGACTCATCCTCGTTACCCCAGTCAATAGTTACGCTGTCACCAAGGACGTCTTTGACTTGTTCTTCAGCTTGTTCTTCAGCTTGCTCTGGTTGCGCCTCGGCTTGAGGTTGTTCGTCTAGTTTCAGGATGTCTTTTTCGTACCAGCTGTTCCACTGCTTGCAAGTATCCTCCGCCATTTTGAGTTTCTCCTTCAGATCTTTGCGTTCTTTTTCTGACTCTTCGAGCATCTTCTTGCGGGTCTCTGCGGTGGCTTCCATTTCCTTGAATGCCTTTTTGTCCTCCTCGTGAATCTGAGCGCGGTCTTTGCACACACTGTCGAACTTGTGTTTCAACTCGATGTACTTGCTATCGCTCTCGCGCAGCTTGCTCTCCAGCTCGTTGATCTTCTTGACTTGGCTGTCCATCGCAGCCTTTGCTTTCTCCATGGCGCTCTTGTCACTTCTGCGCCCGGACTCGCATTTGGTCAGATCGCTCCCGGCCTTTTGGAGCTCGCCTTCGTACCTGCGAATCTCTTCTTCGAGGGCGCTAATTTTCTTTTGTGCTGCTTCCAGCTTGGCAGAAACATCCTTAGCCGATTGTATCGCCTGCTCAAGATTTGCCTTTGACTTCTCGGCTTCTGTATCCTTCTCGTTGAAGTCTTTGATCGCAACGCCCTTCTTGACTTGCATCTTTGCAATTTTGCGCTTCAGCAGCTTAATCTCCTTCTCCATCTCTGCGTTACATCCAGCTGAGTGATCCTCGCCAGTTTGCATCGCTTCGATCTGACGCTTCAGTGCCTCGTTTTCCTCAAATAATTCCTTGTTGCGGGTGTAGAGCTCGGCATTGCATCTCTCGTAGATGTCATGGCGAATGTAATTGCGGAACTTTTCATCATACTTGGTATCAACAAGTTGCTGGCTGTATGCGGCCAGCCTGTAGGCGTTAAGTTCGTTTATGGTAAGATCCACAATTTTTTCGACGTTGTCCATGTTATTGGTAACGTTGTTGGTAGCCTGCATAGTAGATAAGTATTGGTTAGTTAACTTCTCTCCTTTTTCTGCCGTTAAAGGTACTCTAGCCCCGAGATATTCAATTTTAGAGGGCCTTATATCGGCCACTATATACGGAATGTTGCGCCTCAAGTGTACGTTGGGCTATATCGACCAGACAGAGAGCGGGCCGCGCTACCATCTCAGGGTCGAGGACGAGATCACACAAGCCAAGCTCAATCGTTATGGTCGGCAATTCACTGGCGGACACTTTGCCGCGCGGCTCAAGGGCTGCAAGGTGGTGCCCGATGATGTACGCGAACTGGTGTCATGTCCTTGCAGCGTCTTGGTGAAGATAATTCGGATGGGTAGGGCGGGCAAGCAGAAAATATCATACGGCGACGTGGAGCAGCCGATGTTGTATCGTGTGCAAATATTGGAGATCAAGGCGGCGGAATAGAACATGTACCAAATAGACAGGCGCACGAGTGCTCTTTTTTTGCAATGATGTGAGTTGGCTGATATTTAAAATTTGAACTTGCAAGTATGCGAGTATAGATAAGTGCCAGTACACGCCAGTGCATAAGTACGCAAGCGTACAAAGATGGCCGAGCAACCCGACAAGTACAACTATTACGACAACCTGTTTTCGCCGCGGCCTTTCGGACTCGAGAACACCGGCGCGATCTGTTGGTTTAATGCGCTGCTCCAGGCACTGTTGAGCCTGCCTGCGATGAACCGCCGCGTGATCTCCCATCGTGGTTTGCTAGTGAAGGCGGGCAAGGTCGGAACCGAGTATCACAAGTTAGTGTCCGCAAGCATCAACTACAGCAGCGGCGGATCAACGCCTGCCCCAGACTGTGCACGAGAGCTATGCAAAGCATTCACCTCACACGTGCGCAAGAACCTCAATCGCACATTCGGCAACTCGCAAGAGTGCGCGGACGAAGCGTTCTTGGCGCTACTCGACGCACTAGGCTGCACGCCCATTGAGCACCTGTTCCGCAGCGTGTATGAGATTACCACCGAGTGCAAGTTATGCAAGAAGAGCACCAGCACCATCCGTGACAAGAACAGCCGCATCATGGTGTTCAGGGGCGACTTACCGCGCGGTGTAGAGCTAGATAGTGTAGCGTTTGTGGAGTACCTGTTGTGTCACCCCAGCGTGTGCGACGAATATAAGTGCGCAGAGTGTGGAAAGATCACCGAGAATGTGGTGCGACGCGAGACACTCAAGATGGCACGCGAAATACTTGTTGTTGTGTTTGACCGCTTTCTGGAGCGAGAAGACTTGCGCGATGTTGCACCGGCCGCGCCACGCTATATCGAATTCCCGCCTGTGCCCGGTAGTGAGCCGCTGCGTTACAAACTATGCGCAAAGGTCGAGCACTATGGTACGACCGCTGGCGGGCACTATCTCGCGCATGTTCTGCGCAATGCAGAATGGTATGCAGTCAATGACACCAACGTCTCAGTAGGCTCGCCCGAGAGCACATCCGCGACCTTCATGTTGTTCTACCACTTGTACAAGTAAGTTTGTGAGTTGACACACAAACGAGTGCATACACAAGCGAGTGTGCGCAATAGTATCGTCGAAGGTTATGATTGTGTATGCACTCGGTGAGTGGTACGCAATAGCAATGTCGATGATTATCATTGTGTATGTGTGTTAGTGGGCATACTCGCTGAATAAATGTGTTGTGGCGCGCGCTCTGTTTATTATTTTTGTGTGCTCTTTTTCGGTGGCGGTAATATACTGCACAGTCAGCTCATTAATCAACATGGGTTACAAGGGATATTGCATGACATGCAGGGAGAAGAATCAGCCCATGTCTAACGTGGAGATCACAGAGAACAAGCGCGGTGGTAAAGTCGCGGTCGGCCTGTGCCCCAAGGGTCATAAGGTTTATCTCACCGTAGCCAAGAGTACGCCGCTCGGCAAGGTCAAGGGGGGTGATGAGCTTGCGGCTCTTGGCGGTTGTGGCGATGAAGTGGCGGCCCTGCCCACAGGCGGCGGTAAGCGCAGATCTCGCAAGAGCAAGGGTAGCAAGAAGTCTCGTGGTTCGAGAAAGTCGCGTAAGTCCCGCGGCAGCAAGAAGGGCGGCGGAAAGAAGTCTCGTGGATCGAGACGTGCGCGCAAGAGCAAGGGCAGCAAGAAGTCGCGCAAGTCTAAGGGCAGCCGCAAGTCTCGCGGAAGCAGGAAGTCGCGCAAGTAAATTACTAACTATGCAGACACAACAACTTCTCGTCGGCGCAATAAATGTAACATAGTGTACCGTAGTGCTTGCGCAACAATGCGTTTTTTTTCGCCCCAAAAAAGATAAGTCATAGCAGTACAAACGAGAGTGCAAAATTTACATTGTATAATGTGGTGTGTTAATTATGCGTCCGAGTTGAAAGTAAAGCGCGCCTTCTTGACAAAGTTCTTGGGATCCACGTCGGGCACTTGCTGCGGATTGCCGAGCGAGCTGGAGGGAATCGCTTGAGGTCTGCCGCGGATGCCGATCCAAGGCACTTGGTCGGAGCTTTCGATCTCGCCGAGCGTGAAAGTTCGGCCGGTGATGTTTTGCGTGTTGCTGCTCAGCCGGTCCTTGACGAACTCTGCGTGGTTTCGCATTGTTTGCACATCGACGGCCTCGCTGGCAATGATGTCGGTGAAACTTGTACCCGACCCACCGTACTCACCGGTGGTCTGCTCCACATCGCTGGGGCCGCCAACCGCGTGTTCTGTTGCGCCGTAATAGGCACTGTTCTCAGCCATCGCGCGCTGTTCGGGTGTGGGCTGTGCGCGCATCACTGCGTAGTCGCGCCCTGGTATGTAAGTGTCCACAGTGACCGCAGGAGTTGCACCTGTGGCGCTTGGCTGGTACTTACTGTAGTACCACACAAGCAGTATAATGATGACAAGCAAGAGCGCCTCGATGGCCAACATCGCGGAATATATTCTGTACCACAAAAAGAGCCAAAAAAATTATATGATACGACGCCGCACAACCGGCCCACATCTTCGCACGCGTATGTGTTAGTGTGAGCTCGCATATGAGTGCATGTATCAACATATACATATGAGCGCACACATGTTTGCATAAGTTACGCATGCGCATATGTTGCGATACACCAGGGTGTGTTTAATCATTGCTTAATAGCCACGTGTTCGCGCAAGCAGTGCGCCATGAACTTGATGCCGACCAGTCGCATGCAACAGTCAACGTACTTTTGCAACACCGTAATTTCGTGCGGCTCGAACTCGAGTATCCGCGCTGCATAGTCCGCGCATATCTTACTCATGTCACCAGTTCCACTTTCTCTCTTGTCCTGCAATTCACCCGCGGCCTTGACCAGTCGAGCGTGATAGCGTTTGTAAATTTGCGGCAAGTGGCTCATCACCTGAATCGCATCAAGCGACTTGAGCGCGGCCGCGTCTAACTCTGCGATGCTACGCGACAACGCACGGCTGTGTTTGCCCTCGATTTGTACCACAGGACTGCACCGCATGCACTGTTCGGCAGTCTCCGAGTGTGCGCTGGCGGCCAACACCAGCTTGCCGAGTATTTGCGAGTCGGTGTCCTCTGCATGTAAATTGCCCCATTCGGCGCAGTGCGTTTTTGCCGCGATGGCAAGGTACTGTTTGTACTGATGGAGCGGCCCTGTCTCGATCGTCGCATTCACCAGCTTGACCAGCTCACGAAAACCCGCGCGATGTCTACTCCCTTTCTCGCGCAGTGCCGCGCTGTCATCGATGCCGAGTATGCCCGCGATTTTGCTCATCAAGTACGCCCTGGCGCGTTTCACCGTGGCCTTGTCGTACTTCTCGTAGTCCATCATAGCTGCGTCTTCGGGCTCGAAACGTTTGTCATTGGCGATAAAGCGCGCGAGAATGCCAGCGATGCTTTTGTCGGCATAGAAGCGCATGTCGATGTCGAGGCGCTCTTCTGACGCCGCCCAGTGTTTGTACACCGTGAGATACTCCATCTTGTCGCCCTTGCCCACGCTGATCTTCTTGCCCGTGATGTCAAAGGCGCGCTTGGGCTGCACCACCACGTACTGAAATTTGTCGCTGGGGGTCGGCGGCGAGTACAAGTGTGCGAGCGATAGATTGCCTTCGCGTACATATCGGTCGTGAATGTCCTGCATTCTGCGGTGGAAGCGATGCATCGCCATGTTCTTTTTGTCGGGCTTGAACGCGCCATGGATCACAAAGTCCTCGAGTTTATGTTCGCGCAGTAGGAACTCACGGAACATGTTCTCGGCCACAGTCAGCAGACTCTGCTCGTTGGTAATCTTGAGCACCTCACGCATCAGTGCATAACCGATCTCGCGCGCCACGCGGCTCTGACCCTGTTTCACTACCTCGATGCCGCGCACGAAAACGTCCTTGTCGCGCGTGATGTCAAAGTTCACCTTCTTTTCATGCGCCTTCGCAAAGTACTTTTTCTTGCCGCATAACACGGTGGGGTAGCACACTTCTTCATACGCCATCTTGAGAAACAGCGTGCCGTTACTTGCAAGCAGATAGTCGAATATTTGCTCCGTAAGCACTTGCGCGGCACGCATCGTTATCTTGACCATTTCGGTCCACCATACACGCCGCGCCTCAACCCGCGCAAGTTTGTATTCTGCCTCGCGTGTACCTGGGCGCGGATTCGGAACATTGGCAACGCCGCGAAACTGTTCATTGATGCGTGCGAGTGCCTCGGCATGTTTTGCGTCGCACTCCGTAAAGTACGTATCACCGCACGCGATGTACACCGAGTCGGTGTCGCCATAGTGCACACGAAAGTCCTGTTTGGTCACAAAGTCAGCCACACCTTTTACGTTGCCCTGACCTGCGATGGTGGTGCCGGCGGCCACAAGCAGTTCGTAGATGCTGCTGCGGAAGTTGCCGCTCTCGCCATAGAAAGTGTTACACATCACCTTGAGCGCCAGACTCACGCTGGTGGCGCGGTCGCGCAAGAACTCGAGCTCAGCAAGCGTGTAACTGCGCGTGATACCGTTTATTGTGTAAACTTTGCTGGCCTCTTTGCTGCTCTTTAGATCCTCGATGCACTCGCCGAGCTCCTCTAACTGGTGCTTTACAGGCACACGGCGGTCGAACACTTTCTTGACGACGAACGGGAAGATGCCCATGCGCTCGTTCGGTAGACGCTTCCGGCCCTCGATGTTGCGATACGACACGCGTCTGGTTACTTCCCATTCGGCGGCCTCGAGCGCCTCGACGCTTGCAAGCACTTGCGATTTAGTTGGTTCTGTGTTGTCGGTGTTTTCATCATACGAGAACGATCGCTCGCTCCTCTCGGGCGCCTTGTGTGTGCACTTGCTGCACTTATTGCAGTCCTCGAGCGGCACCTCGTGTTCGCACTTGTTGCACTCCTTACATTCGAGTAGAGGTAGTTTGTGCTTGCACGGTAACCTCCGTTCGGCCTTGAATGCGTCGCAAGCCGTACACTTTACGCACTTGTAGCTCACTTGCTTGACAAAGCCGCACACTATATTGTGCTCGCCCTCGAACTCAAACACGTTGTTGTGGCGCACGAACCAGCCTTCACCGCGCATCTTTATGTTGTCCTTGCCGTGCTTGTCCTTGCCTACTTCGTACTCGAACGGCCCAACGTGGTGCAGCGTGTAACCGAGTGCAGTGAGTTTATCTGCTTCCTCGCGTGTGTATACCACCATATCGGGCGAGATGTTGTACGCCATCTGTAAGCTCGGATACAGACTTGCAAAGTCATCGCCAAAGATAGGCCGCGGCTGAATCGTCACGCGCGTTCCGTCGGCGAGTCGCACTTCGAGCGGCATATCGCTGTGCATGCCACGGTTCGGCGGGAATACCCAGCCGCCGGGAAAGTGCTCCTTCTCGTGGTCATCGCGATTGGGTATCCAGCCAGGATAGGCCATGCCGTACTTGCGGCACTCTGACGCGATGAGGTTGCGCACTCGCATCCCACCGGCACGATAGAATGCCGCGTGAGTGCTCACGTATGACAAGTTTGCGATATCGCGCGCCTTAGTGAGCGTGGTAATGCGACAGTACAGTTGTTGCGGCCGAATCGAGTCAATCACGCAATAGTACGCAACCTCGCTCATGTCCCAGCTAGTTAACTGCATTAGTTCGCACGCACAACATTTGCTCCACCGGCGCTTGGTGGTGTCGTCATAATCGAGTATGGCAAAGTGCGGATCGTTACCTTTACATACTTGACAACGCGCGGCGCAATGGCAAGTAAACATCGGGTTGCACGCTTTGTTCTCACCGTTAGATGTGCCATTAGTGGTACCATTATGTGCGTCATTAGGTGCGCACACTAACGTACTTGTTGAGCCTTCTATAGTGTCTTCTGCCCGTATATTCTTCTTTTTGCTACCTTGTGCACTGAGCCGCATGATCATTCTGGCGCGCTCATATATGCGGAACATGCGTTTGTAGGGCATATCGTACTTGCTCTCGAGACCCACCACGCTGAGGTAGTGGTTAAGTGACCCGCCGAACTTGTTGCCCGTTTCAGCGCGCGGCCATTCGCGCATACACATGATCATTGCGTCGGTATCAAGCACGCCTGGTACGGTGGCTAGACACTTTACCACGCGGTCATTGCCTGCCGAGATCTTGATGCTCACGTTGGTGCGCCACAGTGTCCTGTGTATCCACTCTGCGGTGGGGTTGCGGCAACCCATAGCGGACGCTGTAAGACAACTCACGCGCTCGAAAAAGTGCTGGAGCAGGTTCAGCCGCTTGAGCTTCTCGCGGTAAAGTTGCCAATCAAAATCGCAGCCGTTAAACGCAAGATACATATCGGCGCGCACCAATCCGAGCATGTCGGTAAAGCCCGTGATCAGGTCGGTCTCGTTTCTGCAGCGCACTGTGATGTCGATGCCCTCGCGCGCTTGACAGTCACCGATCACAAAGCACCAGGTGAGCAGCGGCTTGCTGTTATGATGGTGAAAGAGCGCGCCGCACATCATAAATATAGTGTACTCGCTGGTCTCGTCTGGGATGCCGCCGCTCTCATCGTCGCAGTGCGTTTCAATGTCCCAGCTCATCACCAGCGTTGGATCACGTTCTACTGCGTTAGAAAACGGGTGTTCGGGTGCCGCATACTTTCGGTAGAGTTCGTCCTCGAGCGGGCGCAGATCCGACGGTTTGCAAGTAATCACGTAGTCGCAGTTGCGTATGCTGTGGTCCTTATTGAGTGGGTCGCCGGTTTTCGGGCATCTGCGTACGGTGGCTGCATATTGCGCAATCGCGTTCCACTTACTGCTGTTGAAACGATAGTCACGCGCCACTACATGGTAGTGTTGCCCGATCTGTATATTGTCATCAAACGCGGTGACCAGATGCTTGTCGGTGCCCTCGCCCTGTTTATGCGCCCAAGTGAGAAAGGCCGCGCGTTCTTTCAACGTGGTGAACTCATACTCGACATAGGGCACGGGTGAATTACGCCAACCGCGATAGTCATACTCTTGCACGATTTTATAGCACTTGATTTTGCCGCCGTGTTCGTGCTCATAAAGGCGCTTGAGCGTGCTTGCGAATCTGTCCGGCTTATCGCCATCTCTGCAGCGCACCTGCGTATAGATGGGAATGTCGCGCAAGATAACGCACGCACGTGAACCGCACGGTAGTACACCGAATAGGTAAATCACAGGCTCGTTATATTGCGGACCCTCCGCGTGCGCGTTAGGATGAAACAATATCTCGTCGCCGCGCTCCACATAACTTGCAACGACACGCTTCAGCTTGGGCTCCATCACACGCTTATGGTCGCGGCTGGGCATAAACTCGGGCTTGAACTGCTCATAGTTGATCGCCAGGGGCACGCCCTCGGACAGGTGGCGCGAGATGTGGTTCTTGATGTTCTTGCCATCGTCGCGTATGGTGCGCTTTTGCAGTAGTGTATGCCTAAAAAGGCACTTAGGGCCCATACTACACTGCTTCTTTGCCTCCATAGCGTTGTTTCCTGAAGGGCTGCTGACCTCTAAGGGGAAATTCAAATGCCTTTGAGGACCGCCCGAGCGCCAATACACCTCCGGATGGGGTTGGAGGGCCAGTCTCTATAGTGGCTATATAGACTTGCGGCCGATTTGGCGGCCCAGTGGTCTATTATGGGCTGAATGGCGCGGTGGCGCAGTGTGTATAGTGTGTTTAAGTAAGGTGTGGTGGGTAGTTGCGGGTTTTCCTATTAGACGGCGAGAGCAGAAATTGCTATAGAGAATGTCGGACTCATATGGTACCTGGAGTGCACCGTATGCAGCGCATTCATACGAAACCTCGTACTACACGCCCTATATTGCCTATCCCGCGCAAGAAGAGTATGTGGATTATTCGCAAGTGCCCATCGACAGTATTTTACCGACGCCAACTGAAGTTTACTTTAGTACGCAGTACAGTACAGAGTATAGTGTGGGCGATGGTGGCTATGCTGAACAATATTGGTCGCAGCAGAATCCTTACGCGACGTACGAACATTTCGACTTCGCCGCACGCAGAAGCCACAGCGGTCCGGTGCCCACACGCGGGGCTCAGCCGCGTAAACAGCGCAGCTCGCTCAACAAGACCGTGCAGGGTGTGAAGCGTGCGCCGAACATGCGACGCTCTCGTAGTGATTATGATTGCGTTGGCGAAACCAGAAGTGCAAACAAAGGCGCAAAGTACAACGACAAGTTTGATAAGACTGGTGGTAAGTCGGCCGACATGGTGCTAAAATCAGATGATTGGGATCGTTGCACAAAGTGTAAAAAATTGTCATGGGTACATCCCACTGTTGTGAACTGCGCCGGCATGCCCACAGCAAAAATACTGAAGGTGATCAATGCGATTCAGACTGCGCGCGGTCCGCATTGCATATTGCGCGCCATTAATTGTGAGGCGGTGAAGCAACAGCTGCTTGCTGAACTACCCAACTATATTGCGGACGAGTCGGACGGCGTCGTCGAGCTCAAACGCGACTGCGAATTTGATAGCTGGTGTTCGCGGGTCAAGCCGCTGAAGACCGTTTTTGCGAAGGATACGCCTACTTGGTGGTTATAAATATGTAACAATGTTAACATCGCGCGATTGTGGATGCACGCGTGCTATGTTTTTTTTGTGTGCAAAAAATGCCGAATGTGCGGTGATAGTTGATGTGCAAAAAATGCTAAGTGTGATGTACTGCGGGTGCACGTTAGTACGCATTATCGCGCGCTCCTTCGATTGGCGCCAGAGCAGCATCATCGAGCGGTTGATAATTCACGTTCAACCCGCAGTACATCACGGGCGAGCTCTCGTAATTTACGTACTTGTATATACCAAAGCGCCGCGCCTCGCCGAGTATGAACTTGAACACGCTCCAGAAACGGTCTGTGTGGCCCCATCCATCGTAGTTGCCGATGTGCGCGCACTCGTGTAGCAGCACAAACAGCAGCGTGTTCTTGTCGACCAGTTTCTGCGGGTCGGTAGCGCTTCTCACGCACACATACATATAGTCGCCCTTGTTTACTGTGTATGACGTGTTGCCGTTGCCGGGCCAGTTCTCTCGGATGCGCTCAAAGTTGTAGTTCTTGACCAGGCTGCGTACGATCCTGTGCGCGTCGGTCTGCGTAATCTGGCCATGTGCCGCGCCCTCGAGCGAGCTGTGTTCATCCGTTTCATCAACGTGGTAGGCCGCCTTAAGGTACTTCATGAATGAGAGCAAGTCGTTATTGGCCGCGTCCATAAGTCGTGCGGATTCGCCGGTGAAGCGCGATGAGACATTGTGTCTGTAGATGTATATTACAAGTATGACAAGCAGCAACAAAAGTGCGTACATTCTATAATGTTGCGCAATAATATCTTGGGGGCCCAAACTCACACACCGTGTATACGCCATGTAGTGCTTACGCTTACGGACTGCGCGGCATTTGCGTTTTAGTCCCAGACTAGCAAGTGTTGTGTTGCGTGTTGTTGTACCGTCATGTGTACACAGAGTGATCTTTTTTCACCGCCATAAAAACATATCACCGCCTCCATATAATGTCTGCGAATCCGTTTGTGCGCTCGCCAGTGCGCGCCATAAAGTACACACCAGATGGAATAGGTCGCGGTGGTGTATCTGCTTATGTGTTCTTGGGTGATGCGCCAGCGAACGTGATCAGAGCATGTGAGAGTCTCAGTGATTTGAGCGCCAACTCCGCTGACTCGAAGCGTGCCCATGCAGTACTGCGCGAGTTCTATGGTCCGGACTATGTCGCAAAGTTGATGCTGGGTTGGAGCGCTGGTGATGTTGCCGCGCAAGTGCTGTTGATTGATAAATCAAATAACGATAAGTCGAACAACACACGTAGTGATGCACGCGATGGCGCATATGATGGTGCGAGTGATAAGACAGGTGGTAAGGTCGGCGCCGCACAACATAACGATGCATTCGCGCTGTCGGACCTGGACGATATAATTTCGGACAAGCCCACCAGCTTCTCGTCGCGCGATCGCTTCAAGACAAAGTCTGCGCCTGCCGTGAGTTATGTGCGCGACGTTCACTTCTTTCCCGAGGACAACTTTTACGAGTGCAAGGAGAAGATCTACATCAGCAGCAGCGTGCCGCCCTATCGCCAGCATCTTTCTTACTTGGTGGCGGGCCGCGCAGACATGCAAACAACCTACAAGATTTACGCTGACGGTCTTTACCCGCTCGACATCAGATACATTCGCAGTGGCCTCACCGCGCAGGGTGTTGGCGGCACACCGCTCGATCGCGAACTTTACCGGTTGCGCGGCCAAGTGCGCGTAGAGGCGATGGACACGTTTCGCACACTTTACGAGATTGCAGAAGAACGCTTTCCAACCTTGTTTGTGGTAGATATTGCAGACGCGGGACTGCAGCCCAGTGACCTCGCTGATGTGTTGCGCGATGAATACCAGTTCGGTATGTACTATTGGGGTTTTGTGGTCAAGTGGTGGCCCCAGATGACCCCCGAGGTGTTTCGCGAATGGGCCGCCGGTGAAGAGTTTGCGACAAAGTACCCTGATTTTGCGCCTGACCGTGCTGGCGTTTTTGCGCGTCACAGAGCTGAATCGGCGGTGGTGGTGCAAATGTATCGCGATGAAGCAAAGATCGCAAACAAGTACGCTGCCAGATATGGTGAGAAGAGCGGCGATAAGAGCACCGACAAGCACAAGAATGATGGCGATAAGAAAGGCGATAAGAAAGGCGATAAGGGCAAACGTTTGCACTCCGCGGTGACTGCCGCGACCATCAGCGTGCGGCCTAGTGGCGCACAAGTGGACATCAGGGCGCTGTTTGATGCGGTCGTCACCAGTCCTACGCTGCCTGAAGTGCGCGCATATGTCACCTACGCTAACTCTCGCTATCTGCTGCGCAAAAAATACAGACGTGCGCCGGAGTTAGTGTTTCCAACCAACATCACGTTCAAGTCCGGTATCGTATTTGCGGTGGACATCGGTGGCGACACATCCAGATATATGTTTATGCAGATTGGCGGCACGGGTGAGTACAACATCCGCACCGTATGGAATGAAGAGGACGCGATGAGTTTTGACGATATATTGCAAGTGTCGCGTGAGAAGAGTGGTAGTATAATAAAATGGATCAACCGCGACGTGGCCCATGCGGTGAATCAACAGCTGCCGCCGCTTCGTCCCGAGTTTGCGCGCTTTACTGCGGTGGACGCGAGTCTCGCCTTTCGCAAGGTAATGCTGCCTGGGGCGTTTCGTGCTGTTAGAATGTTGCTGGATCCGTACATGCGCGCTGGCATACTCGCCCAGCGTGGGTCGCGCGAGAGCAAGGATGAGTTTATGTGGCGCAAGGGCGTACATGAGTTCGATGCCGACCTTGTGCATAAGTCGTTGAGTGCCGGCGCAGGCATTGTGGTCAATAACACTTATATGCGCTTTACCAACATGGCGCTAAAACAGCGATGGGAGCAAAACTACACAGGTCGACTTGTGCGCATGCAGCACAGAACCACCGACATACGCTTCGAGATCATCGATGCGCGCGAAATGGAGTTCCACATTATCCGGCGCTATCTCGAGGGCTTCGTCCGGCGTGCACTCATTGCAAATATAGAGTGGACATCGAGCCGCGTATTGGGCGTGAAGAGACTAAAGAAGCTGCGCGAACAAGACCCGGAACTATACAATCTGAAAAAGCACGGCAGCAAGCGTGTGTACAGCGTGATCTGTCAGAACCAACGGCAGCCGCTCATTTATGCGCCAGAGGAGTTGGCGAATCTAACTCGCGCCGAGGAGAGGTCGCTCACCAAATACTGGAACTTCACACTAAACCGCGCGGCTTATTATGGCTGCCCCGACAAGCGCTATCCGTATTTGAGCTTTATTACCGGCGTGCATCCGAAGGGCTACTGTCTTCCATGCTGTAACAAAAAGCCGCCGCTTGACAACATCGCGGACAGTCGGCGCGCCACCGCACATCGCGCTTGTTTGCGCGACCATGAGTATAAGGAAGACGACGAAGCATCTTCGCGGCATGTGATGGGCTATGGCAAGAGTCTGGATCCTGGCCGAATTTCACGATGCCCTGGTGGCGATTTAGGCTACCTACTCTCGCGCATTAGTGCCGCGCTCTATAGTGGCGCAACAAGTGCAAAGAATGCTAGTACACATAGTGCAAAGAACGACAATGGTAGTACAAAGAGTGATCATGGTAACAACAATCATGATAGTGCAAAGAACGGCTCGGTGGGCCCGCGTGGGTTGTCCGAAAATCCCGCAGGTTTCTACTTGTGCGGCGTGAGACAGTGTATTGCGGGCGAGACTGCGCCACTGTTGTGCGCGATTGCCGCCGCACTAGATGAAGAGCCGCGCGATGTTGTGATGAAAGTAGTAAAAAGTGCGGATGCGCTCGAGCCTGTATTCCAGCGCTTGGTGGGCGGAACCGCAGCGACGATCTGGCGCGATCCGGCCGATATGCTTGCAAGTGTGAATGGTTCGTTCGTGCGCGTGATGCCTGGCGTGCAAGCACACAGCGTGATGACACCGCCGGGCTGGAGTTGGTCGCGCTTCTTTGCCGAAGTTTGTTCACTACTGTACAACATCATAATACACATCATCACAGACACGGATGGTGCGCTTAGTCTGCGAGCGGTCGATCTCACGAATCTCGCGGGCGACCCAACGAGCGAGACAAGACATGCGGTGGTGGTCGCGAGAGCAGGCGCGTTGTATCCGATGTTTGCGCTTCAGCCCGAAATTTACTTCCGCACGAGCAACGTGATAGAACGCACTTTCGCGCAAGAACATCCTGTGGTGCAACTGTTGCAGTCGGCGCAAAACTCAGGCGAATCGCAGTCGCATCTATTGCGCTTACACAAGAGCGGAAAGTGGCGGCCCAAAATTGCATACGTGGGACTAAGCGGCCAAATCTATGGCGTTGTCCTAGCGCGCAAAGATGGTGCTCACAACGTGATTGATGACAAGCCGCGCAGCAGACAGAGCGAGCGCAAAAGTTCGAGCAGCGCAAAGAGTGGCAAGGTCGAGCGACTGTTGTTTGTGCCGGTGCCGGGCCTCACACATACTCAACTGCGCGCGATGATTGGCGAGACACCAACAACCGGCGAGTGTTTTATGCCCGACCATAGATACACATTCGAAGACACGGTCGAGGCCCTTAACTTCCTCGGCGAAACAGATGACAAAAAACTGCGCGAGTGCCTAGTTTACGATGAGGCGCAAAACACGGACAGCGCGCAAAATGTAGATGGCGCAAACAATAATAGTCTAGACGGTGCTGAAATCGTCAATAGTGCAAACAACAACAGTCTAGACGGCGCGCAAAACGTAGACGGTGCTGAAATCGTCAATAGTGCAAACAACAGGTTGAGTATTTTGGTCTCGTTCGGCATTCGCATCGACGGCCTCGCTTGGTACTATCATGACGCGCCACTAAGCCACGTACTCGAGCGCGCGCCAAAGTTGCAAGTGAGAAAGTCACCCGTGCATTACTTGGCCGCCAATTGTGCCATCATGAGCAGGAGTAAATCGCAAGCCATACAAGGCGCAACACGTGCATTATATGCCAACTATCAGTATGAGTTGCTGGTCATCCACTTTATTCAACACCTTGCGCGAGAACGCAATCCGGAGATACGGGCCGAGATCGCCGCGCTTGTCGAGCAGACCGACTTCTCAAACATCAAAATGGCACAGCGCCTTAGAGACCGCCTCACCGCCATACTGGCCGACTTTGGCGCAGATCGCGACCGCATTAACCAGCGCATCATCGAGTTCTACACCAGTGGTATGCGCAAAAAAGACTTGCAGCGCCAGATCAGTTCCGCGCAGTTTGACTTCGATCGCAAGACATTGGTCGAGCTTGACAAGATTACCGCACCAAGTGAGAGAGTAGCCTACTTGACAAAGGTGGTCGAACAGTTTGCGGCGGTGGGTGCGGTCACAGATGGCGAGTTTCCGAACGTGCTCACCACATGCGACCGCGTTGAGTCGCCCTACTGCAAGGACAAAAAACTGATACTTGCCGAGCAGCGTTTGGTGGAATTGTTGGCGGCGGATCTCAACAATGAGCTGATACGTGAGTGGTATATGGCGCGCAGTGGCTCTTCCTACATTCTCGATTATTTCCAATTTACGCCCAGGCCCGCAACCGAGACGAGCGTGTATATGCTTGGGTAAGCACACACAATAATCGCATAAAAGATGCTACACCGCATGTGCGCGACGGATGCAAAAATAGAATTGTGTTGGTGTGTACTGAATAGAGTTGTCTATACGATTTCGCTTTTGATCCCCGCGTCGACGATCACCATCATCATGACGAGTAACATGCCCTGCAAGAATACTCCGTAAGATGTTGCTTGTTTATTTTTTGTTGCGCCACCGAAGCGGCCGAGTACGCGCCCCACAAACACATCACTGCTCACGATGTAGAACACGAGCAGCATGAACATGAATAGTTTGTATTGTATGCCAGAGAGCACATCCCATGCGATGGCGCTCAAATCGTTAACTCGCGTGTCGAGCGTTATAGGGTCGGAATCGTCGCCCATCTTGTATACTTGGGCAGAAAAAAATTGCGCACCGTATCGTCTGTGGCGGACTAGTCGCGTTTGCACTTGTGACTAACATTGTGCGCAAGGTTGCATACGTTGTGGCTTGATGCGCCACTACACACTAGTGAGTGTACACTAATGCGCTTGCACTTTATTGATCTATTGATTTATTTTTCATTGATTTGTTTCATTGATTTATTTTATTGATGCGCGTGCGCTTCCAGCACGTAAACTTATTCCAGATGGCGTCTATTTTTTCGCTATCCGCGCACACATTGGGCTCCCAATCGGGCGGCGGAGGCAACTCCTTGGCAATCTCGGTGACTAACGCAGGCTGTGAGCTAAAGAGCGTATACAAATACTGACAGATTGCGCGAGTACCTGCTGACCCCAGCGCGCCCAGTATATTGATCTTGCCCTTCATAAAGATGTTGACGTGCGTTGTCTTTTTGCCGTTCTGCGACTCGGGCTTGTAGAACTTGGCGGACACCTTGCTCTCATCACGCGCAAAGTTAATCAGGTGGATCTTGGGCTCGGCGCCGCTCGCTTTATGCGCCTCGAGCGCGTCTGCGAGCTCTTCCAGGTCGATAATACAGTCCTCCTCGAGCTTGAGCCGGAACTTGTAGTTGGTCATCACGCTGCGCAGGTTCACAAGATTGGCCAGGCGGCGGCAATCCACTTCGCCCGCATGTAAGTGGCGGTTCAGCATATCGCTGATCTGCATCGCACAGTTGACCACATCATCGGCCATGTGACGTTGTGCGCCGGGCAGCTGAATACGACCATTCCTAAACACCTTGAACTTGTAAATCTTGGCATCGGCGGGCACCGTACCATCAGGCTCGAGCGGGCTAAACGCGCTGCGCACCATAAAGGTAATCTGGCTATTAAACTCCTTGCCGCTGCCCTGACACTTACGGGGCTTGCGCGGCTTCTCGCGTTTTTTGCGCCCTCGGTTGGTCTTGCGCAGCGTTGCATTGGGATTATAGCCAGGGTAGATGCTGTCGCCGTGGTTGCTCTTGATGCGCACTATATTGCAATCTGCGGTGAACAGGCCCATGATCTCGCTTTCCACAAAGCTGACGTTCTCGATGAAGCCCTCCATGGTGTTGGTGGTGCTAACGACCTCGGTAAACTTGTCGTTCTCGGCCATGATCTGATCGTCGCGGAAGCGTTCTCTGGCGACACTGTCGATGATGTTGGTCTCGGGGTCGAATTGGTAACTAGAGGCAGTTTCCGCCACAAGCTCGCTGATGGGCTCGATCTCGATAGCGCTCACCGCCTCGATGGCCGCCTGCACATAGTCAACGGGCGGCGCCTGTACATTCTGAAAGATCTCGAGCCAGCTCATGGTGTGCTTAAGCGTACGCTCACACGCGCACTTGTAGCCACTGAGTAAACTCGGTGACGACTCGCGGAAGGACACCCGCGCGCACAAAAGGACCAGTTTTTATGCACACGCCCGCTATCGTTTAATTGGCCACACACTGTATAATACAGCACAAACTTAAATCGAAATTCAGTTTTCGCAAGCGCCAGACGGGGCCAAAGATGCCCGCGGCCTAGTTCGTAGCGCTGTGATTGATGGCAAAAAATAGAACAATCCGTGTTGTTGCGGAGACAGCTCATTTACGGATGAAGGGCGTGTACACAACAGTGAAACTGCAAATGTACTGTTATGGAGTGGCGCAATATTATGACAATTACGCAAATTTCACGCATCGGCACCTGCCGAACAGGGCCAATCGTAATAGTACGCGAGTGTGCGGCTCGTACGCGTTTGCGTGTGTGCGCAACTATGGCAATGTTTATAGTTGGCCGTAGCTACTGTCCGTTGTGTGTTGTTTGCTGTTAGTTGACTTAATTGAGATCACTGATGCGTGCGCTGATGCTCGCCATTTCGTCGTCACTGAAACTGAGGTTCGGCTGCGACTTTTGGCGGTCTTTCATGATCGAGTAAACGATGGCGCTGGGGAATAGCTCGAGCAAAATACGCATGAATGGCCCGATGTTGTAGTCCTGCATAAAACTGCTGACCACCTCGCCGGTGTCGTACTTCATGCGCCCGAGTTTTGCGATGACGCTGTGATGCCAGCCGCGCAAGTCTGGTGAGCGACCAAAGAATTTACGCTTGCCGTCAAACACGCCCTCGGCCACATACGCGCCAAATAAAATACACTCCTCTGCGAAGGTTCTGCAACGCACGTGGTCGTTCTTCATCCGGAGCAATTTGAGTACGCGCTCTACTTCCTCGAACGAAGAAGTGCGGTCCACGCGCTGAATGCGGGTCATGTCTACGTCGCAATGTACAAGACTTGCCATCAAGTTTTCGATCTGGCCCAACATCAGCAACTTTACATCTTCGCGTTTCTCGGCCTCGAAGCTCACGTCAACGTCCGGTGAATCGCCCATCACCGCATTAATCTGCTCTTTGCGGCGCTGTTCGTTGGTGACCCGTGCGAGATCTGGGTCGCGTGGTTTGTTGTAGTCGTTGGTGGAGCCATAGTTACTAGTGCTGTAATCATTGTCATCATCGTCAGGAAAATCGGCTGGTTCATCATCGGTGGCGTAATCGTTTGTTGCGGCTTCGCTGTACTCGGTGCGTTCGCTCTTGTCATCATTGTATTCACTGTGGCTATCGCGGTCATCATCGCGCTCTTCGATATTATCGCCGGTGTCAAGTTCAAACTCTTTTTTGATACGTTCGAATTCTTCCTCTGCCGATGTCTCGGTGGACTCGGGCTCTGGTGTGACTACGCCGCGCTCTATCAGACTGCGCTCTATTTCTGATAGGTTGAGGCCTTTGCGCACCGCATTGGGATTGACAAGGTCCGCAAGCCCCGTAAGGAGCAATTTGTTGCTCATTTTATATATACCGATTTTGGGCTTAAAATGGCTATAGGTTGCACACGCGAAGTAACACAACAGTCTGCTATTAGAGTACAATAATGGACGTATATTGTACACGGCAGAGTGCGATTAGGCAACTGGGCAGAGCATGAGCACGCCAATGTACAGCCGCTCTACATGTTCTGCGGCCCAACGCAAAAACATAGCGATTTTACCACTTGGAGGGCCAACTGTGTATAGAATCACACTCGCGCGCACTATGATACTGCGCCGTATAGCGTTTTAATGTGTAAGTGGCCAGCCACATGCCAGTAGAGTGCTCAAGAGGCGCATTGTTGGGCCAGTCATAAGAGTGTATTTATATGTTTCGATTTAGAATGTTAACAAGCGATAGCTAATGATAGATAATAGCTAACGATAGACAATAGCTAAAACATGCAAGACGAGCTAAAGCATTATCTAAGTTTTGACTGTGCAAATCGTTCGCTTGCATGGTGCCATATTGCGGTCGCACACGACTTCGCCGCCAGATTGCAGAGCGCGCTTGAGCACATCGAACAGGGCGAGATCGCACAGGCGGCGCAGTACCTAAAGGGCGCGATCAAGTCAGACGGCAGAGGCGTGTGGGACCTTGTGCCGGACAAGAAAGTGACTGAGATCAGTTCACAAGAGCGTGCGGTGGCGCTCCACACAAAATTACAAGAGTTGGAAAAGTTTGAGCAGTTTAGGCCGCAGGTGGTCATCGAAAAACAGCCGCGTGGTTTCTCGCGCGGAGGCAACAAGGGCAGCGGCAACATACATTCGTTTGCCATCGAAGAAATGCTCCACATGTATTATGTGCGCAATAACGCTGTGTCGGTCGACCCAAAAAACAAGCTCAAGGTGAAGCTGCTAAAGATCGCCGACTATAAACTGTGGGTCGAACAAGCGGTAGAGATCTATACAGCAAAGCGCGGCCCGCCCAAAAAGAGCGCGTTGGACGGTATCCGTTATAGGACCGCAAAGAAATTCTCATGTTCTTCCGCTGGACTGCTTGACGCGCTGTTCGGCCTCGGACTGGAGTTGGAAAGTTTCGGGCCGCGAAAGTTGGATGTGGCGGATGCGTTCATGAATGCGTTTACGTTCGCGATGAAGCAGACGCAACAATAACGCGTTCATGAATGCTTTCACGTTCGCGATGAAGCAAGCACAACTACAATAAAAAAAGATGTATGGTGAGGACAACAAAAAAAGATGTACGGTGAAGGTTGGAAAAAAAGGATGTACGGTTGCACGTGTGCACATTATGTGTGTAATCAGTTACACTTTTTTGTGCGCCTTTGCATAAAGTTCCATATCGCTCTCACCGCCCTCTATCATCTTGAGGTACTCTTCTTCGGTTTTGTCGCCACCGTACTGTTCCATGATCTCCTTGGGCGGCGCAGGCATAAGCTCGGAAAGCGGAATCTCCTCGCTGAGTTTCTCTGCGCCGCGAAATACATTCATAAGTATCTTGACGCGCTCGATCATGTCCCACCTGTCATCGCGCGGGATGTGTTTGTATATATACGCAATCACACACTTCCATGTATTGAAGTTGCCCTTCGGCTCCTTACAGCGTGGCTCGCCCTTCTCGGTAAAGTAGATATCGGACGGCATAAACAGCGGGCGGCCCTTTGGTATAAGCGAGCAATGCCAACAGCGCAAGTTCGTATATTCGGGCCAGCTCGCGAGGCCGTCAAAGCTAGCTGGAATGGGGCTAAAACGCGCAGTGACGCGCTCTGCCGCCTGTTCACGTTCGCGCGCCTTTCTTATGTCGTCGATGGTAATGCCCTCGACCAGCACCGTCATATCCTCGTACGGATGCGCGCCTGTAGAATGATCGCTCTGCATTTCGCGCTATCTGTGATGACTAGGCGCAAAATCAATTTTAGGTGACCCTTTCTACATATTGCGGCCGAATACTTAAATGGCGGACTATACAGCTATGATTGTGGATAGTGTCGTTTGATGGGTTTGTTTTCCGCGTATTCTGGTGGTAAAATTTTGCGCACCAATATACAGCTTGCCCATCATGAGCATTTATTGGGGCTCGCCGTCGGACGAGTTTGTTGCCGACTATGACTCCAGATATCCCAACTTTAGCGACCACGTGCGCAATGATCGGCAGCTCGAGGCGGTCAACAAAAAAGCGCAGAAAAAGCAAAGGCAGCCCAGTGATGTAGAGAAGTTCGAACAGGTAAGTGGTGATGCGCCCATGTACAGACCGCGCGATATGGTGCAATTGTCGCCCGATGAGGAACAAGCATCGAAGGTGCGCGTGTGGAACGCTCGTTACGGGATCACAGATCCCTACGAGCTGGCTTCGCCACAAGCCGCGATGGCAGTATTATCACTTTGCGTGATGTTCATTGTTGCAGTGATCACCGTAATTATCATCACCACTTATGCGGTATGCGCCATCAGGTCGCTACAACAGAAAGTGTCCGACCTCGAAAAAATGTTAATGATATGCCTCGCGAAGGGCAAGTAATTTTGCGCGCCATTGAGTGTTTGTAAGTATGTTTATGGGTGCGCAGTTTGTGCATGCATAAGTACGTAAGTGTGTACACTAGATTCCTTTCTTTTTCTCGTTCATATGTTTGCTCATGATGTACTTGAGCCGCATTTGCCTTTCCGCCGCACTGATCTCGCCGCGCCAGCTGATCACAAGTATGCGTGCGTTGCGTTTTTCGCCCAACACCACCTTGAAGCCCTTGAGCTCATAAATGCGCAACAGGTCGGAGTAGAGTAACAACTGCGCGTCTTCCTTGCTCAGCTTTGTGATGCCGATTTCGTGCGGTAGCGTATACTGCATGGTGTCTTTGCCGGCCTTTCGCGCGGCCACTATTTGTTCGTCGATGAGCATTACTATCTCACGCGCGATCGACTTCAGTTCTTCCATCGTATCGTCCTGGCGCGTCAGTTCGTCGGCGCGCAACCCTGGTACATTGTGGGGCGTCCATCGAAAGCAGTCGTCCATGTTGTTGTATATATTTGTGCGCAAGAGGCTCTAATAGACACGGCTGTGTTGGCGCGGCAGATGTAGTATAGGCGTAGTGTTGTGTAATTATTGCCACCATTTTTCTCTGCGCTTAGTTATACTCACACGTGTGTGCACGTTACATAATGGAAGTGAACTGTATTAATATTCTCCAGGCATTCTTTATCTGGATCATTATCGTGTTTGCGGTGTGGCTTTTCGTACCGAGCAGCTTCACCATCATACACGAAAATGCGTCATGGGTAAGTGGCATCTGTCTCACGGCTTGGTGGTTCTATGGCTACTGGGGCCAGTGCAGGCATCGAACATAGATAATTATATGGTCAACGCGCAATACATGGTTTGAGCCGCCAATCTACGTAGTACTTTTTTTGGCTCTTTAACGAGTTGCGGCCGAGCTAAGTTTTGCTCGAAAAATGAATATTGTCGCAATGTAAAAGTGCACCACTGACCGATAGGATGAAGCAGCGCAAGCTTGAGCGCAATATTGAGCTACTCAATGGAGTCTACGACGAGCTCAGCGATGACTCAAAACTTGCGATAGAACGCGAGCTAGCGCGCCTGCGCGACAAATTGCGCCGCATGAAACGCAAGAGAGTAGCTCACTTTGCCCGCCTCTTCGGCACACATGGTCAGCACCCGGTCGAGGTCGGCTATATCAGTGTGCTGCCGTGGGAGTTGGTTGTGCAAATATTGTCCTCCACTTCAGAGTACGAACGTATGCGATTCTTGTCAAGCTGCCGCTGGTTATACGCATTGCGCTGGAACGCCGAACTTTGGCCTGACATGCTGGAGTTAGCGAGTGTCAAACGTCTATGTGAGCCACCGAGCGGCTTCAACAAAGTAGAGTGGGTGGTGAAATGTCTCAACGTTATAAAACCGGAGTCAGGCCCTGGTTATACGAAGCGCGACAATGGACTTTATCGCGGTATGTTCCACGACAGGATGCCGTCTGGAATCGGTAAGTTGACGTTTTCCGAGTGCGTGTACGAGGGCGAGTTCTTTGGCGGCAAACGTACCGGCCGCGGAAAGTTGATCGAACCGCAAAGATTCATAGAAGGCGAGTTCATCAACGACAAAGTGTGCGGACGCGTGATCGAGCACAGTGGCGAAAATGTTTATGAGGGCCACATGTGGGACGGAAAGTATCACGGCTTTGGTGTATTAGTGACGCCGAATTATCGCTATGAAGGCCATTTCTATGATGGAAAAATGCACGGATATGGTATATTAACCTCAAAAGACAGCGAGTACTGCGGGATGTTCATGCACGGGCGGAAGCACGGTTATGGTATACACAAGACTGCTGTGGACAAGTTCGCGGGTGAGTTCAACGAAAACCGCCGCATACACTATAAGGGCTATACATACAAAGAAGATCCAGACGCAAAGGATTATGTTGAGGGTGCAGAGGATTATGCTGAGGACGAGGATGAAGATGATTTCGAAGAGAAGTCCGAAGAGGAGTCCGAAGAAGAGGACGAAGAAGAGCTCGAAGAAGAGGACGAAGAAGAGGAAATCGAAGAACCGACGAGTCCTGTCATTCGCAAGATTATTGCGAGAGCTTGCAGGCGTGTTTGATAACTTTTTTTAACTCGGCGGTAAAAAATTGAAGTTGCGAACGCTTGGTAACTTACTCACAAATGGAGATCTTGTCGCACTCCGAGATTGTGTTCTATACCGTACAGTCTGGACCCTCAATCGTGATCTGCCCCAAACTAGTGAGTGTGCAAAACAAGTCGTGCACTAGTGCAGTAGAAAGCTTCGAACAGTTATATGCAAGAGCAGGCATTCATCCATCCGAAGTTGGCTATTTTAGTTTGCTACCATGGGAGTTGATCGTGCCGATATTGCTTGACATTCCGATGAAGTACAGGTTGCTGTTTATGTCTACATGCAAGTGGCTACACAACATATGTTGGAGTGCCGAACTTTGGCCAGTTTGCGAGTCAATGCGTGCATGTGTGTTGGATGTGCCGGATCATCACGACCCGACGGAGTGGCTAATAAAGTGCTTGTATCGCGAGCGACCGGAAAACGGCATCGGCTACATCACCAAAAATGGCGCGATTTATCGCGGTGAGTTTGTGCAATGGCGGCCATGGGGCAGAGGCAGGCTTGAATGGAAAGATGGCAAGAAGACGCATGAAGGGCAATTCGCCGGCGGAAAACCAAACGGCAGAGGCACAAGAATAACACCAACCTCGAACATACCCAACAGTGATTTCGTCGACGGCAAACGCTGTGAGCTTTATACTACACAGGCGATTTACGGCAAAAGACGCAATGATACCAAGTTTTCGGGCGAGGTAGTCGCGAGATATGCCGGTACCATATGGGGCGGTGTACGTCACGGCTTCGGAGAGCTCACCACGGACAAATACACGTACAAAGGCATGTTCAAACGTGGCAAAATTCACGGTTATGGCAAATATAAAAGTTTAGTGCAGGATATGCGGTACAAAGGGCTGTTCAAACAAGAGATAAAATGCGGCTATGGCGTTACGAGTCGCGAGGACAGCGAGTACTGCGGCATACATAAGTTTGGGATGTTTCATGGATTCGGAGTACAATTGACGCGTGTCGACTGTTTCGTGGGCGAATTTAGAATGGGTCGACGTTGTGGCCCCGGTGTATTGAGCTTGCGCGGTGTTACTCTCGATGTGATTTATGAAGATGGCAGACTGTTGCCCGAGTACGAGTACGCTGTGAAAGATGTGTGCAAAAAAATAGGTGGCACTTCTTGCGGCTGAGTCGTGTGTGCAAACGTATGCGCAATTTTTTGCCTTTGTCGCGTTCAGTACTGTTCGCAATCGACAAGTTCTGTGATCTCTACCGAGCCTGCTGCATGCGCGATAAATCGGCATCTTAACCACACGTCATTGTGTGCGGCTACAAACGGCGACTCAGTGCTGTTCGAGGTCCTTCCATTCACGCACAGTGCGACAGGCTGTATACTCGGATTCAGTTTGTCATACAGATGGATTGCGGAATAACGCACAGTAGGGAGCGCGAGCTCATGAAACATAATTCGTGAGCATAAATAGTTGACTGTTTCATGCTTGACACTGGACAGCTCATGCAGACAAACGGTGAATGTTTGCTTGTGTTGTGCGAATTCTTTGCGCCATCGTGCCGCGCGATAACGGCGCAGTATGCCTCGCAGTGCGTGCGAACAAGCGGCAGTGCTCAAGTGAGCGGCGGTCCAGTTGGTCGGCAATGCACAGTGTGATCTCTTGCGGTAGGTCCATTGTTGGTGAATAGAATGCAAAAATTCAAATATTGTTACTCCGCGTGGTCAAACTGCTCGCACTGAGAGAGTACCGTCATCTCCTGCGCGCCGCCCTCGGACACATAGAAGTAGGTGCGCAGCCATACATCATTCGTGGTGGCGTCTGCGTGTTTTTCTGACGAACCCCACACTTCGCCTTGTATGTATATGTGCCGCGGATGGGCGTGGATGTTGCGAGTTTGATTTGAGTTTCCGATACACATCACCATCAGTCCTTCGCAAAATCGGCGCGAATAGGAATTGTTGCGTGTGTTGTATTCTATTTTATCTATACATTGTTTGCAAGTGCGAAACGCGCGTTGATGGGCCACCAGTTCAGTGCGGTAGCGTTGCTGTCTATAGCCGTGAAGTGTGCTGTGTAGTTCGCGATCGCATGCGAACAAGCGCTCGAGCGAATGGCGGTCCAGGTAATCGGCGATGTAAAGTACGAGCTCATGTGGTAGGTCCATTGATGAGCTGAGTACAGAAAATTCAAATGGCACCGCTACTCGGCATACTCGCACTGCACCAGTGTCGTTATCTCTTGCACAAATTTATAATACCACGAGTGAAAGTAAGTACATAACCAGACATCATTTGTAATCGCATCGGCGTATCGTTCTCGCATGCCCCACACTTTACCATGAATGCGTATGTGTGGAAGACCATCGGAGTTGTTCTTTTTTGCTATAGAGCATACGCCGTGGATCGCTAACTTGCTCTCCATTTGGCGCCATGAGTAGTCTGTGTGTTCATTATTTATGTCATAATAAATGTTCCCTACCTCTGCCACGCACGCGCGAAATATACGTCGATGGGCCGCCAGTTCAGTGCGGTAGCGTTGCTGTACATAACCGTGGAGTATACGATGTAGTTTATTGCAACATACAGCAAGGTGCTCAATAGAGTGGCGGTCCAGATGGTCAGCAATGCACAATAATAATTCCGAGGGAGTGTTGAGTATATGCGTCATCATGCACTGCATACTCAAGGGTCCGCAGTTTCAATTGTCATCGCGGTGGGCTACTGAGCGGTAATCTACATAACAGGGCGCGAGAGTGCGTTAGAGCACTACTATGACACTGTGATGGGCGCCACAAATACGATTTAGAGAGCTGCGAAATCCGGCCCATAACGACCCACGCGATGTGTACGGCAGAGTGCGCTATAGGCTAGAAGAGTGCTCTAGATGCAATGAAACGCTATGCGATTGGAATAATATTGGGGGCCGCCTTTTATGACGAGTATTGTATACGCAGCAACCTGTCTAGTGTACTAATACAACTCTGTGCATCCGCACTTAGCCCTTTGTATATCACGCTAGTATTGATCACCGAACATGTCGGCAGGAGGAGTTTTTAAGCTGATTGCCAACGATGGCAAGGCCGACAAAATGATCAACAGGTCATAAAAAGTGAGCATCGCAAGGTGCTCGCTAGTATTTGCCCAAGGCGGCGCACTATTGATGATTGTCAGTATGGCGCGCGACCAGTAAAGGGCAAATGCAAGGCGTCCGATTTGCGGGAAAGTCCTAAAGTTTGTGCTACCGTGGCGGCATCTAGAAATAGATAGTCGTCCTGGCGAGTTAATTGCTCGTCGGTGACCAGTCTCGATTGGTTGACAATGGTAAAAACGCACAAAATGACTCTCGACTGCAATGGGGCGCGAACAGACTCGCGAGAGAATGGCGGCCAAGCCACGCTGCGTTATCCTTAACGGCCCGGCCTCCACCTCTAATTACCACGCGAGTAAGTTTGCGCTCCATTCCTCTCAGTCGATTGTGAAATGGATAATCCGCAGGGAAAGCATAAACGTACAATTGTTTGTACTATGTGAACCCTCAGAGACTTTGCGTTCGCCGGCGAGAATAAAACTGTAAACAGTTGTTGTTCCGCCCAAGATAAAGTCCACCCGCCCAGAAATGGGTTCTTAGAGTTAACAACTCTGAGTGACAATAACCAGCTGTTTGCGTTTGCTGTGTAGTATCGTACAAGAACCGAAAGGTGTTAAGTATGGTAGTGTGTAGTAAGCGCTGGAGACAGTTGGTTGTTTGTCGGATTAAGTGCATGGCAACCGAGCTTCTGAACAAACGTATCAAGGACATTATGTGCATGCGCGCCAAGGTTGGCTACGATGATCCCACGCCGACACTTGTCGACATTGAACGCACTCACATCTTGTTCGTCAATGCCCACTTCAAGCCGTTTAAGCAACAAGACGGCAAAAGTATTGCAAAAAACAATGCTAGTACTTGCGACACTAATACAGTGTTTGATATACAAGTGCAACATAATCAAATTGCGGGAAAGCCCTTAAGCTGCGCGACGCCGGCCCACGACATAATGTATGTGGGACACATATCGGAGACGGTATGGTATGGCAAAAGTGCGCGCAGATTGGGTCATCCGCAGCCAAACACAATCATCCGTTGGTTGTGTGCAGTTCAACGACTATAAGGTTATGGGCACGCAAACGGTCATTTCATGATCAAAGCGTGCATAAGATATAGTCTATCTCCGTACGAAAGTACGCTTCATAGTTAAAATGTTAACGTGGAGGCCTGTAAGGGCGATAAACGAGTGCTGCGATTGGGTATGAGTACAACAAGGTTCGTCCTCAGTCCGGAAATGCGATTTTCGGAGGCACGGTTCAATTCTCTATTCCTCGACTTTGCGTGTGTATGTGGCCCAAAAACCACATAAGCGACTTCACGCGCAACAAATGGGGAAAGTGACTATCTGTCATTTATTGACGATGGTTGCTAGTATGGAAGTGGTGAGTATAACTCACTTACTCGCTTCCAAGCAAGGTTTTCAAATTGCGGGAACACCCGAATAGACACACTCGGCAACATGAGGTATCAAACACTCATGCGCAAAAAAGAGCTGTGTTGCATACAACTGCATCACGCGGAAGTATGTGGAGGGCAATCCGCAGCCAAATTCTGGGTAACTTATTATTACCACAAACACAAAAATAACGCGTTACGGCAAAGAACATTCATTTAGGATGAAGCGCTTCGCTTGAACATACTGCAGTAATCGCAGCCGTGGCAGATGCGGAAATCGTAGTATATGTACAAACAATTGGGGCAGCACTGATCTTTCTGTTCGCTGCTGAGTATGCCCGTGAGCATGATGATGGCCGGCCCGACCGCGCAGTAACCGCATGCCGCGGTGATGTGTCTGTTGTAGTGCGCTGTCACCACATGACCTGACTTGTGCTTGCCGCTGCCGATCGTATACGGCCCGCTGGCATCCGCGAGGAACATGTTGTGGCCGGGCGGCATACCACTGGTTGCAGGTGCAGAATGTGCTCGTGCCATGTTGTTGCGCGGCTTGGGTGGCTCGGTGGGCACTTGATGGTACACCGCATCATCTGTACAAGAGCAAGTGCAGCAACTCATCATGCAACCCATTGTTAATAGCGAACGCGACGATTAGATACCGATGATCTAATCTGTGTGTACACTCGCGTACTAAGTATACTACTAAGTGTTATATAAGTTATAAACTCAGAATGCAGTTCAGAGACTAAACGTAAACCGGCGCTATCGTAAGGTAACGCTCAAGATATAGTCCTTGCCATGGTGACGAATCATGGACAGACAAGCAGTTCGGTAAAAAGTCGCCGAAAAGAGTGAGGTGCATACATTGGCGCAAGTCAAACATGCACTCGCTAGTGCGTGCTCACGATTTAGTGGGTGTGCGCAAGACCGTCAAATTGCGGGAAGTTCCTAAAACTTGTGATACCAAAGCCGTGCAGTGCTGCATCGGTGGCTAGGTCCGAAAGGACTCAGCAGGTAAAAACGCACAAGGTAGAAGGTGTGGCCACCTATAGTGTGGCTCTGAGCCCTTCCGAGATGGATAACCCGCAGCCAAGTTCTTGCAAAAATGAAAGTTAATAAAAAGCATCAAGCTGCCACAATTGAATTTGCGGCAGATCGAGTATAGCGCAAACAAAGATGACCAGCACCGGCACCATCTACAAGCTCACGTTCCCTAATGGTAAGTCCTATATAGGCCAGACCACGTATACCAAGGCCCAACGCATGGCCAAGCATAAATGGGAGGCGTACAACGCCAAAAACGGCAAGTGTTGTACGGCCTTAGCTGAGGCCTGGCGTGAGTTTGGCGACCCCGTCTGGGAGGTGTTGGCTGTCGTCGAGAAAGAGCGCATGGACGAGTATGAACATAAGTTTATCGTGGAGCACAACACTTTGGTGCCGCATGGATACAACATCAAGGCCGGAGGCAGTGCTGAAAAGCATCCCGCATCGATGGTGATCAAGCGCGCCAAGAGTCTACGAAAAAATGAGGAAGATGTAAACTTACCCATGTTTATCAAGCGCAGTAAGTCCGGTACCGGTTACAGTTATCGTGTGTGCTTTCCTAATTGTGCAAACAAGTCCTTCAACGTGCTTGAACATGCGCTTGAATACCACGCAAAAGTAATGAGCGGCGAGATCATTCCCGTTCCTCAGTGCTTCAAGGATGCGGTGTCCGAGTATGTGTTCAAATCCAAGAAGCACGGCTACTGTGTGAAGTACGGCAAAAACGTATGTATGCCGTTCATCGATGCGGACAAAGATGAAGAGCAACTACTCGAAGATGCAAAACAATACGTCGCAGAAAAGATACGCGACGGTACTTTCAAAACCAAATGCAAGAACGCAGTTCAACGACTAAATGTCGGTCTGGACACGGAGGCTGAAGTAGCGGTTGAGGCCGCCACCGACGCGTTCGGAGTTCTTAAGATATAGCCTATCTCACTGCGAAAGCAGCAGAGCTGTTTCAAGTCAATTGCTTCATGTAGCGTGACCCAAAAGTATTGGGATACGTTTGATAGCTAAAACTTGAACTACAGTCGATTCTAGATGATTTTTTCAGCGATATGGTAATTAATGCCAGTCTCGCGGCCACAAGCGCCACCGCCGGCGTAGTTCCCGCTTTCCCCGATTTTATTGGTGACGATGATCAGGCAGCCACCACGACTGCCAAGGTCTCTGCCACCGAAGACGCTACCAATGGCGTGTATACCAAGTACACCCACGAGTACGTAGATCAGGCCGGAAACGTGAAGACTGTCGGTTCGACCGCGAGCAACTTCGTTAGGTACGTCGAGTACCCAGGTGAGCGATTTTTCAAGAAGATTAAGTTCGATGTAAATGGGGCTGGCAAAGCTTTTCCCATAGTATACCCATAAAATCGTATGCTAGTGAATGTCGATACTTTTGGATGCGATAAATTAATCTGCAGACTCCAGAAGTTAAATATAACAACAGTTCGCAAAACTGTCAAAATGCGGGAACCCCCTAAAGGTATTGGTACCGGAAAGCGCAAAAAACGCAGCGATCCACTCGTGAGAAATTACGAGGCAAGGTAAAAACCCAATTCATGTAGCGCAGAAGTACGATTAATGTATCGATGCGCCAATGGGCGATCCGCAGCCAAGTTCTAATCCAAATTGAATAACTACAGATATAACCCAAACATGCCCCTTATCTATAAGATCACGTGCAAGACTACCGGTAAGATCTATATCGGTCAAACGCGGCTGTCGCTCAAGGATCGCTGGCATGGACACAAGTCCGCCGCGTCGAGCTATGCAAAGCTGGCAGATAAGAGAGATGACCAGAACGGTATGGTGATCACGCGCGCTATCGCAAGGTATGGACATGAGCAATTCACGATCGAAGTGGTCGAGGAGTGTTCTTATGAGCAACTCGATGAACGTGAAAAGTATCATATTGCGCAGCACAATTCGCAAGTGCCGAACGGCTACAATGTAACCAAGGGCGGCAGCGGAGGTGATTACTCCGAAAGAGGCCGACAGCGCAGACGTGAAATTGTTCACAAAACGATGGATCGTGTATGTGTAAAGTTCCGTGTGCACAAAGATGACCTTGAAGGGTTGCCCAAGCACTGCATCCGACTCACAGCAGTTGGCGCAGAAGGCTATGCAATCAACAAGCACCCGAAATGCAAGCGCAAGAACTTCTCGATCAGTAAGTATGGTTCTCTTGAAGCTGCGAAAGAAGCGCTGATGGAGTACTACAAATCGCTCGAGACGGAGACTGTCGCGTATGTGAGTGATCGCAACAAAAAAGATACATCGTTACCTGCCGGTTTACGCAAAGTACGCAATGGTTATATGGTCGACAAGACGATAAAAGGCAAAAAATATCGTAAGTTTTACAGTGCAGAAGGAAGCGACGAAGCTAATTTAGCCGCCGCTTACAAATTCTACGAAAATGCACTAAAAGAGAATGGATTAGAATGCAGTCCAACGACTAGATGTCAGTTGGGAGAAGCCAAGAATAATGCTTAGGCTGCTCCTTAAGGTATAGTCTACTCCACAGCGAAAGTTGTGGTACAAAGGAACCCTTTAACACACTAGAGGATGAAAACAATACAAAAAAGTAAATGTTAGTATGCGCAGTACTTTTGTACGCACGTGCGAGATTGACGAATTGCGGGAAGTTCCTAAAGTCATTGTTACTAAATCGTGGCAACAACGCACACGAAAAGCCGAGCTAACAGCCCTGGCGAGCATGCGCAAAATATGCAAAGTAAAAACACAATGAATAGGTGTCGGTGTAGCAACACACAAGCACAAAAATGGATAATCCGCAGCGAACATGTGTAGCATCACATGAGCGTTCAGAGACTAAGTGTCAATCGGTATAACTGGCGCATTAATGTATTAGTTATGCTTAAGATATAGTCCGACCCCACCGAAAGGTGGCCACAAGTGTTGTCGTAATTGATAACATGTGTGGGTTTACGCGCGCACTTTTGTATCTGCCGCGTAAATGGAGCAATCGTAGATGAATATACATCTGAGGCCTACTTCTTCAACAGGAAGTTCTGCCTCAAGCCCAACAAGGCGCTCGGTTGGAAGCGTCTCATGGGCCAGGAAGTGCCCGTTGAAGGTTACAGTGACTTGCTCACTGTGGCCGGCAGCAGCCAGTTCCCCACCGCCCTCACCGACATTGACGATATTAATGGCAACCCGGCCGCCGGTGCCCCCGTCAGCAGCTCGGTGAGTGCGCGCAAGATCGTTCAGGTCGTGTACGGACCCCAGACTCCCCAGGCCACTCAGCCGCAGCTGGACATCTGGGCCCCTCTCCTGTTCTGGTAAACATTATGCCAGTAAAAGTGTTTGTAAACAACACAAATGCTAGTGCAGTACAAATTACAGATTCTGCGCAAGACCTCCAAATTGCGGGAAACTCCAAAGCCTCTTTCACGAAGATGCGCATATAGCAGCATAAGTAAAAGCAAAGAAGGCCCAATTGGACAATCCGCAGCCAAGTCATATTAGAATAACAACTCCACTACGCAAAAATGGGTATAATCTACATCATTACTTGCGATGCAAACAACAAAGTATACATTGGACAAACAAGAGATAGCCTGAAGAAGCGCATGTCGAAACATGTATCTTCTGCAAGAACGTATCAACGACGCATTGTCGATCCGACAAAATATCAATGCTGGCGCGGTACATGCAGCAAACTTTACGCAGCGATGAACAAATACGGTATTGAAAAATTCCGTATTGACACGCTTGAAGAAGTTGATGATGCGTTCTTGAACATACTCGAGGCTGAGTACATAAAAAAGTACAAGTCAGTTGAGTGTGGCTACAATCTCAGAGAAGGCGGTGATGCATCTCCTCATTGCGAAGAGACCAAGCAAAAAATATCTGTCGCAACAAAAGCAGGTGTAGAGGCAAACATCGCCAATCACAAAAAGTATACATGTGTCAAAGATATGCCAATGTATTGCATAAGAGTATGCATAAAAGGAAGCGAAGGTGTCGCCATAAATAACCACCCGCTGTGCAAACGCAAATCGTTTACAGTGCGGAAGTATGGATCTATCGACGCCGCAAAAGCAGCCGCAATAGCCTTTCTTGAGCAACTGGAAAGAGGCAGTGCCACTTACAATAGTAAACGGCGCAGCGATCTCCCTAGAGGCCTGAGACAGATAAAGGGCGGCTATGCGGTACAGAAGATTATCGGTGGCAAACTTCACTACAAGGCTTTCACAAAATGCGAAAACGATGAGGACAACCTGGAAAACGCCAGACGCCACCTCATGGAGTTAATTACAAAAAAACTAATATGATGCAGTCCAACGACTAAATGCAGGTCGCATGCGGGTACTCAGTACTTGCATGTTAAGATATAGTCTAGTCCCACACGTAAGTGTGCTTGCGAGTAAGATACGCAAGGTTCAGCCGACATTATGTTGCGCTGGATGGTAGCAACGTTAACCGCGATCCGCGTCTTTCGATCGCGTCTATCTCCATTCCCTTAAACCTAGGGGAAAACAGTACGCAAGTGTTCAAACACAAACACGTGCTAGTTTGCAACTGTACTGGCGGCCCAACCGGCTGCTATAGAAAAGTTGCATGCAAGGTTTTCGAATTGCGGGAAAGTCCTAAAGTTCGCACTACTTCGGCTGACACAAGATCAGCATGCTCAGGTTAATGACCGTGGGTAGCCGGTGACGGTAAAGTAAAAACGTGCGAAATACATGGATAATCCGCAGCGAAGTCTCTTCTCAATAATGCGATTGCGTAACAAAGAAGAGAAACGTTCAGAGACTAAGCGGAAACCGGCGTAGTAACAGCTACGCACAAGATATAGTCCGGCCCCATCGAAAGATGGCTTTACAGAACAAGAGCTGCAAAGAGACAGATTGTGAAATGCAATCTGTTTGGAACAACCGATGGACAGCGCTCAAAGTAATAGGGCGCTAAAAGATGGCCGCATGTGCTTGCGCACGAAACGGCAATCATCTAGTAATAAATATCAGCAAGTGATACACGGTATTTATTGCGAAACTACCCAATTGCGGGAACTTCCTAAAACTTACGTCACCACCTTGTGAACACGCGCATGTCGCCGTATCACAATAAACCGAGTTAACAGCCCTGGTTGCACTTAGTGCAGGTAAAAGTACGTAAGATGCGCAAGGTAATTCCAAATTAAGGAAACCTAGCCAATGGATAATCCGCAGCGAAGTGGTTTAACGAACTGAGTAAAAATGGGCTTCATCTACATCATTAGGTGCAGCGAAAACGATAAAGTATACATCGGTCAAACGACTCTTCCGCATCTCTATGAAAGATGGAAAGTACATCGTCACATGGCGCGCAAATACATCGCAGCAAAAGCTAATCCTGAGCTCAAAGAAAAAATAAACGGGGGCTTCTCGCATTTGTATCGCGCGATGGCTCACCACGGGCTAGAGAAGTTTACTATCGAATGTTTGGAAGAAGCCGATGATGAACTTCTTGACGCGCTCGAAGAAGCTTACATCTTGCAATTCGATTCAATCAGAAAAGGGTACAACATCAAAGAGGGCGGTCATAGAACACGCCACTGCGAAGTTGTGCGCAATCGTATCAGTGAGCGAACCAAGAAGGCATTCGAGAAACCTGAAGTTGTCACGAAGATGCGCAAGTATGCAAAGGAGCTCGAAGGACTCCCACCCAAGTGCACTTACAGTGTAGCTAACAACAGACCATGCTATCGCATACGCAGACACGCATATATTCGCGACAAGATGTTCTATGTATGCAGCTATGAATCTCCCGAAGCATGCAAACAAGCTCTGATTGACTATATCAACTCTTACTCAGAAAATTAAACCTAACCGTTCAGAGGCCGAATGGTAGTTGGTGCTAATACGCAGCAATGTGTAATGGTGCTTAAGTTATGGCCCGTCCCCATCGAAATATGGCGCACACTAGGCGAGTGTATCCTCACCGAACTGTGCGGTTGCATGTGTGCAAACACATACGCAACGGATCAAACGTTATTACTGTTGACCTCGAAAGCCAGGCCAACATTCTCCAGGTCGCCCCTGGAAACCTCTTCCTCAGACTGACTGTTGAGCAGACCACCAGCGCTGGTACCGGTAAGGGTACCGCTGCCGCGCAGGCTGTGACTGACTACAAGCGCTTCGTGACTCTCACGCCCGTGCTTGCTCAGGGCTCCACCGTGAACGCCTCGCAGCAGATCCTGAATATGGAACTTTACATAAATAATATCAGGAAAAGGTATTAAATAGTCTAATTTTGATAGGCTAGCGGGAGTCGATACTTTTCGACCAGCCGCGACATCCTCAAATTGCGGGAAAATCCTGAATGTACTTGATACCACAGCAACACAATAATGTAGTTGCCGCCGACCATCGGCACGGTCAAAACACAAGTACTGGACAATCCGCAGCCAAGCATAGACACCACAAAACTGTGAGCTATGCGCAGTTCAACGACTAAATGTGGATGGGGGCACAACCAGTGCTCTTAAGATATAGTCTGGCCCGCGTGAAAGCGCGATTGCCCTTAAGCAAGGCAATACTAGTACGGCGGTTCAAGTGAATCAGTTTACTAGTGGATAAACCGTTTCGTAAACCCAGAAATCCATGATATCTAGCCTTTTGATGTGGATATCAGAGTGTTTGCTGTATAAGTACAGCATACGCTAGTGTTGCCAAAAAAAGCAAGGCAACGCGACACCTTCAAATTGCAGGAAAATCCTGTGTCTGTACATGGCTTAGTACCAAAAAAAACAGACATCTGACCGGTACCTCACTGGCCGCGAAAGCGACAAAATTGAATTTGAACTATCTCAGATTCAGGTAAAAACCCAGTCAGTATTGCATCCCAATGGAGCAGCAGGACAACCCGCAGCCAAGTTCTAGTGAACAAATCGGTAAGGTCGAAGAAGACTTCGCCGAAGCTGAACAAATCAATGTAACCGACACCGGTATAATCTACCTGGTGCATAGTCATCTCACGCCCAAGAAGTACGTAGGGCAGACCACGACGGGCCTTACCCGCAGATGGTATTGTCATAAGGGCCTTGCGCGCCTTCTCGCAAGGGCAAAGGCAGGTGACCCTGACGCACTCAAAAATGTATTCTATGAGCGCATCAAGAACTCTGAGCTATACAATACTCTCGCTGACTATGGCGTGGAGAATTTCAAGATCGAAGCTCTGCAAAAGGACGTGCCCGTCGATGAGCTTGATGAGCGTGAGATCTACTATATGGAGCAACTTGAGACGCTCGTGCCGAGTGGCCTCAACAAGAACCGTACCGGCAGCGCCACCAAGAAACATGCGAGCGAATCGATCGAAAAGATGCGCAAAGCCAAACTTGATGCGCTTGAAGATCATCGCAACGAGATCCTGCGTGGTATGCCCCCTTACGTATCTTACGGCAAGAACGAGGACCGCGGCGGCGAATGGATACTCATCCAGAACCATCCAAAGTGCAAACTGCGCCACTTCTATGTCAAAAAATACGGCTCGATCGAGCGCGTACGCGAAGTGGTGCTTGAGTATCTTGCGGAGCTTGACCGCGAAGAAGCACCCTCGTATGTCGCCAGGAAAGCTAATGATCCCGAGCTCCGTAAATATCCCGGTCTCAAAAAGACGCCCAAAGGATACAAGATTGAGAAGCGCGTAAACAAGATACCGTACCACTTTGGCTTCGAGCGCAGCGACCAGTCCGATGAGGAAAAGCGCGCGGCGGCCATCGCCAAATACATTGAAAAGTTCCCTAACCATGTCAAAAACATTGATTAACCCCCACTAGAATGCAGTTCAACGACTAAACGTAGGTGGGAAACACATATATACACGCGCGGGGCCGCGGCCCAACACGAGGACGTACCAGTCCACAATGCACACGTTTTGTATATTGCGTTTCCTAAGATATAGTCTACTCCCACACGCAAGTGTGTGCATGCAGTAAGAGGCATGCAGTCTTGTAATGAATCGGATAAAGTATTCAAAAACAAGACGGGAAGGTCTGAAACCCTTCTCGCGACATTAAGAGAATTGGCTTCAGCTTGATTCGTGTCCACCGCTTCCAACCGGTGCGCGAACAAGTAGCCCAAGATAACGTACTGCTCTCGCTCATGAAGTGGCCCATTGAGAGCATGTACATCGGTCTGCGCCCCACTTACAACGTGGACGCCAGCAACCCCAACCAGTGGCGCGACTGGCACAGGCTTACGCTGCTCACCGATAACGTGATCAATGTGAGCGCCAAGTCGCACAGCGAGATCATGATTGATGACACGCAGGCGTTCAATGCCGCCTCTGCCAAGCACAAGACCAGCTCGTCGCAGAGCTCGCACGAGCGCATCGTGTTCCCCACGCACACCAAGACGATTGATTCGCTGCAGCTCCAGGCGCACGGCATCAACATCTTCAGCAGCTACCCCACCAGCTTCTTCTCGGACTACCTGCCCTTCACGTTCGGCGACCTCAACGTGGTGGTGCCCGAGGACCCTGGCGCGAATGCTATGTTCTTCTGCTTGTACCCCGGCACGTATCAGCCCAGCGGACACATTAACGTGTCGCGTGCCCGTGAGTTCTACTTGCAGTTCACCAGCAGCTATGTGTCTGCATCAACCCCAGCTGATTTGCTTGTGCTGGGTAAAGCCATAAACTTTTTGCTTGTGAGTGATGGTTCTGCGGTCCTTAGGTACAGCACTTAAGAAAATCGCTATCAAGCGACTATCGATACTCCAGCCGTATGCAAAAGCCAGCTCCCGTACCAAAGGGCAGCAAAAAAGGCATATACGACAGAGCCTCGATATTTATATTTTTTCACATTTGAATGCTACCTCCAAATAGCCAAAATGGAACGTCGCTACTCCCTAGGGCCCAAGAACAGGAAGTACTACTACTGCGTGGGCAAGGGCAATACCTGCATGTCCCGTACAGCCAGGCTACAGAAGTGCTCGAGGTGCAATCAGGAGGAGGGTCTGTTGCCGCCCAAGGAAGAGGTTCCGTACACCATAGTGGTAAAGGGCGACGGAACAAGGATCAAAGTACGCGGCAAGAACCGAGTTAAGTTGTGCAGCGGTGGTGGCCATACGTGTCCGAGCCAAGCGGAAGGCAAATTTGATACATGCAGAGGATGCCGTACAGGTGCTTACAGGCGCAGCACAGTTGGTCTTGAAAAGGGCGATAGAGAGTTCAAGAACGGCAACTGGTGCGAGTTCAATGGCTCACAGTGGTGCATATTATGCAAACATGAAGGATGTGGTCAAGTGCAAGTTATCGACCACCTGTGCAAAACGCACTCGCCCGAGTGGAAGTGCAAATTCGTGGAGGGAGATGAGCAATGCACAAACATACGCATGGCTAGAAGCCAGTATTGCATACGCCATCGCGGCGGCGTTCTCAACGAGCGCATCAAGAGCAAATCGGAACAAGCGATCATGGTATGGCTTGATGACCAGGAGATTAAGTGCAAGATCAACAAAGTATTCGATTGCGGTAAAAAGGGAAAGAAGTACCTGTACCTCGACTTCTACCTACCTGAGTGGAACGCTGCAATTGAGTTTGACGGCAAGCAACATTTTACGTCTGTTAAATACTTTAAGGGCGATGAAGGCCTAGAAGAACGCAAGCGCAATGATTCGTATAAGGACGAGTGGATCCATCAGAATGGTATTTCCATATTGCGCATTTCCTACCGCAAAAAAGAAGAACGTGCAATCCCTTATGTGGAAGCATTCATCGAAAAATTGCGCCAAGGCGTGCGCGGTATGTGGTGCAGCGATTGTGGTATGTATGAAGATCGCCCTTCATTCACGCCCATCGAACTATGAAGTCTGCAACCTGTTATGCAAGTGCGCGAGCAACCAAGTTATGCTCATTTTTTTACCATTTTGACCTATGGTAAAATTGAAACAACAGATTGCTCACCACATCATGGATTGGCTCGATACGGTAACTCTCTATTTGCCCGCTGAGGACTTTTGCGCGATGCGTTTGGCCGCAAGTTCGCGGCACATCAGTACACAAAGATGGAAGTGTATGCTTCACGCGGCGCACAAGCAGCGCATGGATCCCGCGCTTGAAGAGGTAAAACTTATGCAGTGCACTTGGACAGAATCAAAAAGAGGTGGACCCGAAGACATGTTGCAAGAGACCTCGATTGCAAGATATACCAAACCAGATGGAGGCAAATACATAACTGTATACTCAAACTGCGAGGCAATGGAGCCCATACAGATAGAGTATATATACAACTGCGAATGCGATATAATCTGCGATTGTGAGTTTGAATGCAGAGAACTTGGTATAGAGTGCAGGAACCCGCAAGGTTGTACATGCTTTGCTGATTTTCAACGCGCGTGCTGGGTGGAATTCCCGGATGGATTTATAGAGGCTATCATGGGTAAATTTGCGTTTCTATACAGTCCCAGCGACAACTATCAAATGGTCGAAGTGATTAACTCATACAAGAATAGTGTGTACTTCCTCTCTATGTTACTTCCGAGTGAGATACTTGACTTCAGTGAAGATCGCTATAGCAAAATAAGTGACGACTGGGAGGAATATCTAGCGTGAGGCGCCATCGGATACACGCCCTTTTTTGTACTCCGGAAGAGACAAAAAAATTGAAGCTCACATCGTAGTAAAAAAACAATGGATTGGCTCGGCGTCATAGTCCAATATCTACCCGTGCCTGATCTCGTTCAGCTGCAATCGGCGGCGGGCCCGTCCGTGATCTCGCAGGGACAGCGCAGTAGAATATACCAATACGTTCACAAAATGCGCATGCAGAGCAGCTTCGAAAGGATACTTGCCACCACGAGTTCATACTTCGGTCTGCGCAACAAAGAGGAGTGGATCACCTATTCTAGACCCATGGGTAAATGCGAAATGAGGACGCGTTACAACAAAAACGGTTCGTTGCGTTACCAGCGTATCTCTATAGCGCACAATATACACGGTGCGTGGGCAATAGTTCCTGATTGGATCTGGGCACCAAAGCGACACTTCCGCAGTCCGTCAAACAACTACCAAATGGTCGAAGTTGTTGCTAGGTTCAACCGATATTTCATATGTATACGCCCTGCCTTGCTGCCGGTGGAAATGTTGAACTTTAACCACGGGCCTCGTTGGCAGAAAAGAATAATGATTGACGAAGATTGGCAGAGGGGCTATCACTGAAAACTGCGCACCCGCCATCAGACGCATCACTTTTTTGCGGCATTTGAATTTACCGCGCACCGCTAACGATGGACTGGCTACCCCACATCGCACTCTACTTGCCCACTAACGACTGCTTGTCAATGCGCGAAGCTGCAGGAGCGCACTCAATCACACGCGTTAGGTGGCAATCTATACTGTTCCGCACTCACAAACAACGCATGTTGCCCACCCTAATCCTTATCATGAATATAACACGCAGCGAGTTGCGCAACCATAATGATTATTACGGCAAAGGAGAAGAGATGACTCTATCTTGCCCACAATTCGGCTGCCTCACCATAAACAGCCACGTAAGAAGGGATCCGCGTCTTCCCGCTGAAACTATATTCAGAAGGAGTTGTTACGGAACTCTGTACTGCATTTGCCCAACTTATCCCAAACACAAAGCTCGCAACGAAAGTTACTGGTTCTACACAAACGCACGTGGAGGTAATGGATTCAAAAGTTTGACCGGCGAGTATCAAATGGCTGACTTTGTTGTCTACAATAAAGGCTACACCACGATCCTTTCTATGCTCATCCCGTGCGATATGATCGACTGCAGCGAAAGTAATGACGGTAAAATGACCGGCAATGTGACGTACGACCTTGCAACCGGCACACACTACGCGCGACAATAGCCAGCGCACAGTGCCCAATGTATATTTGAATTTTTTGTAGCCAGTCTTACAACTCAAGCGCCCAGAGGAACCATGGACTGGCTCGACGACGTGCTACGCTACCTCCCTATTGATGACTTTTGCGCAATGCGTTTGGTCACAAGCACCCACACTACACGATGGCGACAAATACTCCGCGCAACTCATAAGCGACGCATGGAGCCCTCGTTAGCACAAGTGCGGCAAATCGAATACACACAGAACCAAACACAAAGAGACACCATAATTCTAACACAACACCCGAGCGCAAAATACACAAGACCTGGGAGGGAAAACTTGAGAACCACCTATGTGGGCCAAACCACAAAGCAAGCATCATACACCGCATTTGACTGTGGCTGTGATTATAGAATCTTTTACTATTGTACTCCAGCATGCCGAGTCAAATGCACTTGTGCGCGTTATATGTGCAAAACACATAATAATTGTAAACTTGCATCGTGGGATACAACAACAACAGACTTTATGGGAAATGCTATATACAGCCCCAAGAATTTTCGTAGCCCCAGCAACAGCCATCAGATGATTGAATGCACCGGTATGTTTTGCGACAGGATATACATCATCTCTATGTTGCTGCCCAGCGAGATGCTTGACTTCAGCGCCAACAGAATAAGCAAGATAGTCAGCAACTGGAAAGATTACTTTGCATAACGTGCCAACTCGCTGTCGCTTTTTTTTGTTCGCGCGCAAATTGAAACCAACATGACCATACTAACAATGGCGCAAACGCATTGGCTGCCCACTGTTGCCCTCTACCTGCACGACCGTGACTGCCGCGAACTCTTGAGCGCCGCGGGAACGCGCGCCATCGGCCACGAAAGGAGAATATGCATGTTTCGCGATGAGCACAAACGCAGGATGCATCATACATTCGCATTAATAAAAACTGCGAAAGCTGCATATGTAGTTTACCCGCCGCACAACGGTAAACGTTATTGTGTAGAAGCGCGCTACGAGAGGCCATGCGACGGAGGGGTAAAAATAAGATACAGCCTCTTGAAATTTCGCGGTCGAACCAGTTTAGGACTGCACTGCAACTGCCTCGGTACAATATGCGAATGCGAGGGCACACGTCACACATACGGGCAGATATTCACGGATTACTGCGAAACCTCATGTCCGTGCTCGCGTAAGTACAACGCCTGGCCGCAAATATACATGGGAGTTCCACGTCTATGTCATGCGGGAACGCGGACGCTTCCGTAGCCCCAGCAATGAATACCAGATGGTCGAGGTGATCAGTAAGCAGATGAAAAGCGTGCACTTGGCCAGTATATCGTTGCCGGTCGAGATGCTCAACTTCGATCGCAACAGAGGGACAAAGATTGCCGATGATTGGGAAAAATATAAGTGTCACCAGTAACTTGTGCGTTTTTTGGAGCCATTTGAATCCATCGGCAGTCTCAATAACTGTGCGCGCATTTCAGTGTATTCACATGGACTGGCTCCGTATCGTGTCGCTCTACCTGCCCACCGAAGATCTTCTCGCGTTGCATATGGTGGTTGGGCCGCAATATATTGATCCGCATGCCTGGCACCGAGTGCTGCACGCTACTCACAAACGCCGCATGGGCCAAACTTTGACGACCATCGAAACAATAAAATGCGTTTGGGAAAAAACAGAGAGGAACGGCCCCATCAATATGACGCCGGATGTCCACGATGTGATGTACAATGCGACGTACAGAGACAACTGGACAACCTCGTTTGCAAATGCGCCAGCAGTAATGGTCGCGTACACATCGTTCCGGTATGCGTGTGACTGTACTCTCTATTGTGCGTGTGATGTAGTGTGCGAAGATATAGATAGTTGTCCGGATCCTCATGCGGTCTGCCCGGCTCACAAAAATTGTCGGTATGCACCATGGAGCAGATACATGTGGGAGTTCATAAGAAGCACAGTACTTCGCAGACAAGGCCGCACACTGCGTAGTCCGAGTAATAGTTACCAAATGGTAGAGGTGACTGGTATGTATCGGGAGACTATATACATCCTTTCAGTGCTGCTGCCCAGTGAAGTACTCGACTTTGGCGCCGACCGCAAGAGCAAGATAAAAGACAACTGGAGAGATTACCTCGTATAGTCAACCCACATCGTCCTATTTTTTGTTTCGCGCCAAAATTGAAGCCTACACAACAATACCAATAATGGACTGGCTCGATACTGTATCCCGCTACTTGCCCACTAGTGACTTTCTCGCACTGCGCGAAGTGGCCCGGCCGCACCGTATCGACCCGCATGCATGGCAACGCATTGTACGCAACGCGCACCGGCGCCGCATGAGCCGAGCTCTGCAATATATTTGCAGCAAAGAGTGCACTTTTAGATCGGCAGACGGCGAACCTAGCAATACGAAGTCGATCGCTTACCGCGCAAACTACGATATACCATCGGGGCGCAATTTGGCTGTTTCGTATATCAATGATGCACTTACGCGCGGCGCGTTGATGTCTCTCTGGTATGAATGCGAATGTGAGGTAAGCTGCGGATGCACGGTTGACTGTCAAGACGATAATTGCAGCAACCTGCAGGTCAAGTGCAACACTCACAAGAATTGCCCATGTGAAAAGTGGGACAGATCGCCAGCGCAATTTCTCATGTGTATGGCGATGCTCTCAAGTTCGCGATTGCGTAGCCCCACTAACAACTACCAAATGGTGGAGGTAGTCGGCGCGGTCCAAGGTACCTTGTGCATTCTCTCCATGCTGCTGCCCAGCGAAATACTTGACTTTGGCGCGGAGAGAAAAAGCAAGATAAAGAATGATTGGAGAGACTACATTGCGTAAGTGCCAGCGCACCACTTTTTTTACACAAAATTGAAGCCTGCGCAACAACATAAACTATGGACTGGCTCATCACCGTAGCACGCTATCTCCCCGACGAGGACTGCGACGCATTGCACGCTGTATGCCCAGAAGTGGAGAGCGGCAGAGCACGCCATCGCGCGGCCCTCAAGCGCCACTTTGTGCTGTTCGACCCCGTTATAACACAAATTAATGCAATGGATTATAACGCTGTCGGATCGCGCAAGTATTTGATTCATCCAAAATCATCATACAGGCGGCGACCAGATGGCACTATGACAGAGTACCGCTTATTCTCTGCAACAACGTGCGCTAACTTTAGACTCGGCGTTGGGTGTGATATTGGACGTGCAAGTAAGTTCCCGCGCATCAAAGGCTACGGCACTGCACTCCATAGTACGCGATTTACGGCGCCGAAAAGGCAGTGACTATCAGATGGTTGAAATCATCGGCAGTTACAACAAGTACATCGACTGCTGGAGCAAGTTAATGCCTTCATGCATGCTAGAGTTCAGCGCCGATCGAAAGTGCAAGATCAAAGAAGACCACCGCGAGTTTTTGCGCGATTACTGAACAAAAACAGTTGTCCTATTTTTTGCACCAACTTCACCAACGTACACACAGCGCATTGTTCGCCATGTAGTATTTGAAGCTTTCGCGCGCACTCTATACTCATGGACTGGATCACCATACTTCCGCGCTACCTTCCCGATGAGGAGTGCGATGCGCTCAGCGAAGTATTCGAATATGCAATGCCGACTGGCCGACAAAGGCACTCTAATGCACTGGCGCGCCATCGCCGACTATTCGCGGCGGCACTCACCGACATCTTGACAACACGCACTTACACAATTTCTTGCACTCCGCTGCGACCCGAAATGCCAAATGAAGTGACGACGGGCGCGCGTTGCTGGCCTATAACGCGCCAATCATGTGTGACCTCGCGTATACTAAACAAGCACATGGACGCGCTGTTCTTCAAATACGGCAGTGATTGGCTGCGTATCGCACACTGGCCGCTCGCGTTAGGCAGCGTTGACTATGCGTCATTCTCTCGCGCGGTGTTAAGCAAAGACAAGCTCAGCGGCGAGTATCAGTCGGTGGTGATGGTGGGCCTGATAGACGACAGCATCGTACTCATGACAGTGTTACTACCTTGCGAATTAGTCGATTGCTCGCCCTTCCGAACGTGCAAACTTCGCAGTGACTGGTCCGAATTTATTGTGCCATAGCAATGCAGGCCAATGACCATTTTTTTGCTAACGAGGAACAGGCGAATTTGAAACGCATAGTCGCACATGTATATACACCATGGACTGGCTCAGCACGGTCAGCCGCTATCTGTCGCCCGCACAATGTCTCGCACTGCATTCGGCCGCGGGTCGGCAAGCGCTTAGTGCAGTGCAATGGCAACAACTAGTGGCGGACAAACATCTGCGTGCGCATAAACTAGCAACACGCGCCACACTGCGCGAGATACGCATACTCGAAACTTCACCGGCCCACTATCGCAGTGCCCCCACGTATGAGCCGCGCGCCGATCGAACCGCCATCATGACGCTGAGCCAGAGTCCGCGGCCAGGCAGAAGTGCCAACATTTACATGATCTACGCTCGTGGTGCGGCAGGCGATGAACCGCATATCGCTTTCATGTACTGCAAATTTCCGCGTGACCACCAATACGCACCGCTCGAGTTAGACCGACACATAGGTAGTAAGGGCAAACTGAGGAGTCCAAGCGGCAACTATCAGATGGTCGAAATGATATCACGCGAACGCAAGGCAATAAGATTCAAGAGCGTGTTACTGCCATGCGAGGCAATTATACGGGGCAAGATACATGCGGACTGGCAACAGTTCGTCTAACTGCATACTACACTCACTTTTTTACGCCCTCCGCCAACCTAGAGAACCTAGCATAGCCAACACTTAGCTTTAGCTTTGCTAGAGAGCAGAACTCTTATGACCGGCCCAACCGCGTTTGTGTGCGATTTAGACAGTTAGCGGCATAGTAGGTAAGATTGCGCGGCTCAACCGGCTGTCTATTGGGCCGGGCATGTGCGCCGATTGGATCAGAACCGCGTCAGCTTACTTGCCGCTCGATGACTATCGTAACTTGTTTGCAGTGATGGGCAGCCGCGCTATTCATCCTGTGCAACTTCAACATCTGCTTTTCCTCGCCCACAAATCGCGCATGGGTGCAGCCTATAAAGAGCTTGGCGCAATATTGCTATATGTGGGAATTCCTTGCAGGTCCGAAAGCAGCAACCATTTGTGTTTAATGACTCGCATATATCGTGGGCGCAATATAGATGTGGCGCATGAAAGCTACGAAAAACTGTCGAGAATTTCATTTGTGTACAGATGCGGCGAGCCACCGCGCGCTCTACCAGACTATCGTGGTACGTTCGTATTCGAAGACACGCGATTGTGGCGCAGTGTGAGCAACAGCTACCAACTAGTGGAACTAATATACGCAAGAGATAACGTAGTGGAAATGTTGTCGGTGCTTTTACCTGCGGAAATGCTCGACTTCTCGCCCACGCGCACCAGCAAAATCAAGCCAGACTGGCGCAAATCTGTTGCATGACCGACTACAAAAAACACCACGACTGTATATAGAGGGCAAACTCTTGTGGCCGGCCCAACCGCGTTTGTGTACGTTAGTGCAAACTGGAGAGCAAGAGAGTATTGTAGAATGCATCAACACTGCTGAAATTGAATCGGCGGCTGCTAGAGTACCTATAACTAGACGCAATTACGAGATCGCCAACAATGAGTGCCGCCGTATCCACAGTCTACTACGCAAAGTATGATAAGTCCAACAACGAACTGCGTGTGCACGATGATGCGGATGTGTGGCTGGCTGCGTACAAGATCTTCCATCGTGCGCGCATGCATCCGATACTGGACGACATCATAAAGCGCAAGTGCTTACTCGAGCAACGTACCGAGCGCATAAATGGCGATCCATCGCGCAGCTTTACCGCAACCAAGTATGTGGTGAACGGACGCGTACTCGACATTATACAACAGAACGGCGGACTCTACTCACCTCGCACGCTGTTCTTGTCGAGTGATGTAAAGTCGCTGAAGGGCTGGCGTGAGTTGCCGCGCCACATCGATGCGCCGAGAAAGGGCAGGTACTGCAATGCTGATTGTCAAGTGATAGAGGTAATCGGCAGATATAATCAAATGATTGCCAGCCTAACCTTACTTGTGCCCTCTGGTACAGTGCGGCTGGGCTATCTCGAGCGTGATATGGAAATTGTATGAGTTGCTTTTTTGCCCGCGCGGATAGCAAATTCAAAACATAAACCAGCACACTATGCCGTACTTTTTTGCATGCCTATATAGCCACTCTATAGAATCTGCGGCTGAACGCGTTTGAGGGCTTCTAGGACATGTGGCGGGCTTGAGGTCGTTGTAGACGTACACAAGAGAGTATTGATTGACTATTCCGCACGTCTATGTGCACTACTTGCCACGCAACCGTTATAATTTGCTAGTACAGGGCCATTGTTGGGCCGCTCCATTTAGTCTGCAGCGGAGTGATGCAAAAAAGTATGCCGCATAGTGCACTGGTTATGGTATTTCGCATTGCGCTTGCCAGCAGAATTCAAAGATAATACCATCGGGTCCGCCCATTTTGCCAAACATAACACGCTTGTATGTTTCATCGGCGGGTGAGTAAGCGAGCAGCGGCATAAAATCAATGGCTATATCCTTAACGTTACCGCGCACCGAGAATGGATTGCGGGGCAAGAAACTGTCATACGAGGCGCGTCTCGCCGTATGATCATCGGGCGCAATCTTCTCGTGGTACTCAACGGTGCGGCCGCCCTTAATCAAACAATGAATGCGTGTGCTGGCGCGGCTGGTCTCATACGCAAATATACGACCGATCGAGTGTAGTACATTCGTGTACTTTGACTTATGACGCAGTAGATCAACAAAGTGGTTCCACCGGCTGGTCATCAACGCGTATCTGAATGTTGGCGCGGATTGCGCGAGCGAGAATATGTCGATTGATGGAAGATACCGCGTGATCGTGTTTATGATTACGGCGTCGAGTTGCATTTTATTATCACCCGCGTGAGTTTAAAAAAAGTACATGGTCGGGCAAAAATAACGCACTGTTCGGAAGTGCCATTCCGCATACATCAGAATTCGCCCATATACTGCTAACAGCCATTTGCGTGTATTCTCTTGCTGGCGATATACGTCCGTGCGTTCGCAGATATTGTTCGTCCAACCACATCGCCGTTTTGTACTTCGCCTCGCGGCCGTGCATGGCAAGCACGCGCTTGTGTACCTTGCCGTCTTCCGATATCTTTGACTTTATTGATCCGACTATTTGCAGACAACTTGCAAATTTGGCACGGTGGCGTAACTCATCCAAATACATTGCATAACGCTTGTTCACCATACACTGCCGCGGTCCAGGGCCTGATTGGGCCAGCCGCACTAGATCAATTGGTGACAAGTATTGCGCAATCGCTACCATGATATCAGCACTGAGCGCCATCAGTATGGTCAGTACAAATTCAAATATAGTTTGCTGATGGCTTACCATCAACACAAAAATGCGCATACATTGCTACAACACATTATGGTATCTCACACTGCTCAAGCCAGCACAGCTCTTCCGCCACACCGCACACGCACGAAAACGCACATCGTTTGTAATAGCCGATCATGCGATTGTTGCCCGTGCCTACTGGTGAACTCATGCTTACATTTGCGCTGATGACTCTATTGTACTTTGTCTCTTTGCCGTCTATGGTCAAGCTGGGCTGATCCAGTACCATGCCTGCCCTTAAGTGTACAAATTTGTGATGTTTCGAAATATAACGCACCATGTGACTGCCCAATTTTATGCAATGAATTTGCACACACGTGTCATCAAGCGCGCTGATGTCGATCTGTCGGACCGCGCGCAAACATCGTCTATATCTGAACTTGTGCCGCAGCAAGTAAATGGCGCGCCGCCAAACATCTGTGCGTACGAGTGTGCTACGCATTTGTGGTGCCGCGCGGGCAAGTTGTGTAACATCTGTGTGGTCGAGATATTGCGCGACTGTGATTACAAGTTCAGAATTCATCGGTCGGGCCGCGTTGATATATAGCACAAAAAATGGATTCAAATGTGGATACAGACAATACATTGCGGTTTTTGCGCGAAAGCTCTATAACCAACCAGGAAGAGGCACCGATTCAAGCCAGCAGCAGTCATGTAGCGATCCATTCATGCATACGATTGCACTAAATTTTGCGTAACTGTCGCACCTTCTATTAATTCTGCTTTCGTCAGGAAAGTCTGTCGCGCGTTCTGACTTTATGCTTAGATGTGTTGAATCCCATAGGCTGCCTTCTCGGTGTGTATCAGGTCCAGGTTCGACGATGTATGTGGTGCGCCAATTGCCAATAACTCGCATGTGCACTGTGGTGGTGCCGAGCGTATGAATGCGCGAACTTATCTTCTTTATCGCGCGCAGACAACCGCCAAACTTCATACGGTGCCGCACCCAACCAGAGCACGCACTAAAGTGTTCGCTGCCGACCAGTGCGCCACGCACAGATTGAGAACAGAGCGCGAGTCTCACTGTTTCGAGTGGACCAAGATACAGCGCAACATGCACCAGCATATCAGTAGGTAGCGCCATTATTGCGAGCAACGAGAAGTTCAAATTTAGCGGACTATTGCGAGTGGCGGTGTGACGAAGTCTTGCATGGTTTTTTGCAAAATTTGAATCACTGCTGACTAATGCAAAGTATACCAATAACTGACAATGTCCATCCTCGGCTTCCTCATCGGTACTTCAGCGGGTGTTTCGGGCGCCACTGGACTGCTCCCTTACAGTTGCATTTTGCCTGCGCTTGCGTCCTATCATATGCTCAGTGCGGCAGTCAACATCATCGATTGTGGCAGAGCCATGTGCACCTGTGCGGAGCAAAGTGCTCGTTGCGCAACAAATTCGAACGCATTGCCTGGCGAGATGTCGGAACTCTTGCGCAGTGTCGCCAAGTATGAACTTGCGAGCGCATTCGGCCACTTCATATACATTGCATACGGACACCTGTTCGTGAACATAAATTTGTGGGTGATGAATTACGTCGCATGGATTCGCGACTGGATCATTACTTATTACTAATACGCGACTGCGCAACGGCGTGTTTTTTCTCACCGCCTGCAAATTTGAATATCGCGCTGCTAATGGTAAGATGGACCTACTGACGAAGATCGGCCGTGTGTTGGGCATTGCCGCCTGTGCGATTGCGGGCGTCTACGGCGGACTCGGTGCACTACCTTACTCGAGCTCGCTGCCTTTCATCGTGGCAATACACGCAGCAAAAATGTGTGTAAGTTTGCAACACCATGCACGTGTGACCAAGGCAAACGATATAGACGCTGTGCTCAAGAGTGCGTTTCTTGATGAAGTGTCCTCCATCGCAGACAGCATTACCGCGTTATTATGCGGCCACTTTGCTGTGTCATTCGGCGGCCTAGTCGTACGCACCAGTTGGATTGGCATCGACTAGTGTATTAGCGTGTCTATGAGTATGTAATTTTTTGCGCCTCTTGCTGTAACATAACGTACTAGTCAGCTACGCTAAAATTGAATCCTGCGCGGTTTAGAAAAATGGCTACGGGAACGTTGCACAAAGTCTCTTGTATCGTGTGGGGCTTCCTTGCTGCGGTCGAATTAATTCCGCTAAAAGTATCAGTGCCTGTCATGGCCTCTCTCACTTCGGCTGGCGCGATGGACCACGTTATCAGCAACTTGAGCACAGGCGCCAACGGAAGTATTATGCAAGATGCGATCCTTTTCACAGCCGCAATTGGCTACGTGGTAGTCTCACTTAGTCATGATCTTGCGTGGATATTGAGCGGCTACACAACGTGCAAACTATTCACACACCTGCTCAGCAGGATCATCACGATACAAGTAAACTAGTACGCTCGCGTTTTTTCTTGCTCATCAACAGCGTTGCCACACAATCACTAAATTTGAATTCCGCGCGAGTAGAGTATAGTCAGCAGATAGTAATGTCCAGCTTGGGTGCATTTGCTAGTATAACGCTCGGTATGTTTACCGCCGTAGGTTTCATACCTTTCAGGGTGTCTCTACCGCTATGGGCATCATGTCATGCTCTCAATGTGATGGCAAATGTGCGCAGCAATGCCAAAGAGATGAGCAGCGAGAACATCGGCCATCACGCACGAGTGGTGACAACAGTGCTTGTGTATCAAAGCGCATTTATTGTCGAAGACCTCGCATTGTTGGCGTTCGGCCACTCGCTCTATAATGCGATGGCGTTCGTGATAGAAAAAATGATTGGATCCGCGCGGAGGTCATGAACGTGCAGCAACTGTGCAAGCGTGCAAACACGCAAATGGTGTTTTTTACCTCGCCATGTAGCTCGCTATTTCATGCGCCATCTCGGGGCTGAGTCGCGTTACAGCGTTCACTATGGTAAGACAGCGCTCGAATGATTGTTGCGTCCTCCGCCGCCAATACGCCGCCGCTGCTTCTCGGATGCCCACCAGCATACCTTCATGTGGCACTTTATTGTGGATGTAGCTCGCGTTGGAGACATGTCGCCCGCGCATAAATGGTAGTATCAATGACTCATAGAACTTCTCCGGTTCAGGGCCGATCGAGTCGATGCTGATCTTTTTTGCCGCGCAATCGTGTATCGGATAGATGGCGATGATACCACCGGCCGAGCTCCAGCACTCTTGGGTGATGTACATGTTGTGCGCAAAGGTGAGCGAGGCGTTGATTACTGATACTCTGCACTCATCTATTCCATGCGTGGTATAGGGCGTGCGCGACGGCGTGCGTGAACAGTGGCACTCCATTATCCCGATAGAGCAAGATTTCAATTTGCCGCGCAACCATAGAAAACACGCAGGTGTACACAAGTGTAAACACTCGCACATACAAACACATACCTATATAGCCACGCTTATAGTTCTGCGGCCCAACCGCATTTGTGCGCTTCTAGGCCATGTATCGGGCTTGTAGTTGATGCGGCGCACTAGAAAGATGGCCCGATAGTGGGCATCGTGCATGTCTTGATGTGCTCTATCGCAACTCCGCGGCCTCCGCATTGCAAAAAACACACGATGAATGGGCGGCACAATGTCGCGGCAAGTATAGGCTAACGTTAGTTGGCGCGCTAGCTAACACACTAGGCGCGCAGCAGATGCTCTATAGCATTGTCTCGCGCGCCCATATACATGCACACATAAGGCACAAGGTCATGATCCGGCAACACGCTGCCGACTATACACACTCTACGCGCCAGTGATTGCCGCTCTCGCCGTCGCCAATACTCGCGCGCTGCAATAATCAGCTCTGCATGGTATGGCCGGCCAGTGCGCTGCCGAAAATCATCGGTGAGTGGCGACGTTGCGCTGATGAGCACTTCGTATATTTTGTCCGGCGATGTTTCGCGTGACGATGCAAGCGTGATGCGGAGGAGCTCGCGTCGCCAGTCTCTGCCGAACATGTACACGCGGCCGGTCATGTTTAGCTGTGCGCGCTCACCGTATGTAAAGCCGCCACGAATATCTGCTACAATCTTAATGCCGCTCATCACTCATCGTTCGCGCGGAATTCAATTTTGCGCCACATCATTGAGTATAAAAAATTGCACACATCGTTCGCCTCTCTCTGCACTCATTCGCGCAATCTGTAGCTGACCAGTTCGTATTGGCGGTTCCGGCCTATTCTGATCTCCACCATTTTCAACTTCTTGCCAACAAGCTCCGCAAACTTTGCACTGTTCCTCATTTCTCTAAACTTGCGCCCAAGCAGCAGCGAGTCACCGCCAAAGAAGTGCCCAAACGAATACATGTCACCGTCACGCGTCATACTCTTGTGCAGCCATGTGGTGTAGAGTAAGTAGCTCGCTGACTCATTTTGCGCATTGAGCGGCCGATCGGCAAATTGCAGTCGCGCTTCGTATGCGGACGTGTCTACCACATAAACGCACTCATCGCTGATAATCACGCGCACATTATGTTGATCCTCGAAGCGGCGCAAGCTTGTACTGAACATGACAAAGTGGCCGCTAAGCTGATCGATGTCGTTGAGCGTGCACTCGCACTGACTGTAGTTGTAGAAATGCATTTGTTTACTTAGGCCGCGGCCAGTTCAGTTTTTTATGGAGTGCCAGTGCGGTCTAATTGGTGCGGCGGCCCATGCTCGGCAGGCCCTCGATCGCAAATAGTTTAGAGTCAAGTTTGCATACACAAAATAAGTTCAATGTCGTCGCGCGGTCTGTTCATCACGTTCGAGGGCATTGACGGTTGCGGCAAAAGTACACAAATAGCACGCGCGGCCGCCCACCTATTCAGGGCAAGCTATGGCGCTGAGATAAATAGCGTACTGGTCACACGTGAGCCGACCGATCCCAACATAAAGCGCAAGCTAAACAATGCGCAATGCTCACTTGAGGGCCTATGTGAAGCATTTGTGCTCGACCGCGCTGACCATGCGCAAAATATAGTTGGCCTGTTGTCCACCATGCATGTGCTCTGCGATCGCTATGCCGACAGCACTTATGCTTATCAATGCGCGATGGGGCTCGAGCCCGATACAGTCAAACAACTGCACAAAAAACACAATGTGGGGCTTGCGCCCGATCTTACGCTGTTGCTTGACATTGCGCCAGAGTTAGCGGCACAGCGCATGGGCGAGCGTGCCAAAGACGCAACAGACAAAAATATACAGCTGCAACACACAGTACGCGGCCGATACCTGCAGATCGCAAACAAGCGCCCCGACAGAATCGTGGTGATCGACGCAAGCGGTACGCCCGAGCAAGTCGAGACAAAGATACGCGCAGCTATCAATGCGGCGCTCGAGCGTGCAAAGTGCTAACAATACATAATGTGCGAATGGCGACCATCACCAGTGTGCAAGACAATCACTTATCTCTTTTTTTACAACAAACGGCAGCTCGCCGACCACCGCCTCGACTATACTTTCGCGCCGCTCTCTCGATTGCATATATCTGCGCGTCCAATAAGCAAGCGCGGCCTGTTGTATATCGTGTGTGAATCGCCAACGAAAGCCGTCGGTTGTACCGCTGAGCGTGTTGAAGAACTCAAACATATTGTCATGGATAGTCAGCAGTGCTTCATCGCGCATCTCCACGCCGCACTCGCACATCGTTGGCTTGCCCATGCTGACAAACTCACCTTTGCTTGGCACCCATACGCACTTTATGATATGCACACCAAGATGGTCATGATCGGTGCGCCGCAGAATATACTGCAGCTGGAACATATAACAAGTCTCACCATGAAACTCCACGCCTGCGTGTTTTGTCTGCCCGCCACACGCACACTGCTGTTCAGTCGCGCAGTCAGCCATACTTCTGCCGATCTTACCTACTTCGCCCGCAACATTTCAATTTTTTGTGTGTGCTGATTGGGGCCCGCCACAATTGAATTTCGTGTGGCTAGATATATTACAAAGGTAAACTATGGATAGACCCGCGACAGTACCGATCAAGAAAAGACAACGTAATGACATCGGCTCGCCCAAGTCCGATGGCGCCGAAAACGTGAATCCCAATGTTCGCCCTAAACGCCCGCGCGTCAACAAGAAGGCGAAGAAGAGTTGCCCGCGTATTGCCACCAGACGCATTATCGACCATCCGCGGCTCATCCGCAAAATGATCAAGTTTGGCCTTCACTTACCGCTGGTGGTTTTGCCGCACTGTACCGTTGAGTACAGCGGTGCAAAGTGTTCGGGCACACACATCGTCGACGGCAACACATACTGCTCTCATAACTGCTTGGTGTCGGTGATGCAGGAACCCGGCACCGACAAACTTATACGCACCTATTGCTGTTTGCAGCGCGCTCCTTACTTGGACCCAAAACGCGCCGCGCACATGATGTCCAACAACTACATATACAGCGCCTTTAACGAGATTGCCGCGCCGATCGATCTCAACGCGGTATATGAGTGTGACCTGGGCGACTACGCAAGATACTTTGAGAAAAAGGGCATAGTGGGCAAGCGCGTGAGTCATCCTGCGCACATGTTGCTCGAAAAAAGATACGATCGACCGCCTGTACGCCATTGAGTGCGTCTTGTTCTTTGCACGTTGGCGTGCGTATGTTTTTTTACGCCGGCTTGTTGGCAACAGTCGTGCGTTTTGCCGCAGAGCGCGTTCTCTTAAGCGGCGGTTCATCTCCGTTCTTCTCGGTAGTAATTTGTGCGAGCGATGGGCACACATCGAAGGGCAGAGGTGCGGCCACCGCGCTGCATGTGTACGAGAGCGCCTCTTCGCCACATCCTGTTTGTGTCGCGATCATACAGATCTGCTGTACTGCAGTCATCACCACGGCGGAGAACATGAATACCGATAGAGGCTCGGTGAGGTCGCGACGTATGGTTATGCTGATCTTTCCTTTGAAGATGTGCAGAACGCCCATGTGCTCATCACTCGCGATATATTTTACGCTACCTTCCGGCGTGCTGAGCATGTAGTCTTTTCTCTCCTCTATCGCTCTGCGCATGTTGACGACATCCTCTTCTGTGACGATCAGCTCAACGAGCATACACGTTGTTAGATTTTCGTTTGCCGCCTCGGATGACGCTTGGAACCACACTTTGTAGTCTGAGTACTTGCCCTCAAACTTCAGCTCATACCTGATTTGACCCGTGCCGACCGCCATCTTTTCCAGTCCTTAGTGTTTCTGACGAGACTATAATTCAATTTTTGCCGATAAATTCTCTCAACCACTTGCAAGGTTCTGCAAAAAATATTCAGGTGCTCGTGTACTACTACCCATGTTCATCCATTTATGCTTGTTCGTGTGCATGTGCGATTTCGGCCTTGATCATAGCTCTGGTTCTGACTGGTGCGCGACGGCGCTTTGATTTCTGCGGCTCATCGTCCGAGCCCGCGACTACTTGCGGGTTGGCCAACGCGGGGCAAATATCGAAGGGCAGCGGCGCAGATACAGCACTACATTTGTAGTCTAGCGATTCGTTTGCATAACCTGCATGACACGCAATCTTGCATATCTGTTCAACAGTGTGAGCGACAGAGGAAGCAAGTAGAAACACGGAACAAGGCGTACCGAGATTACGATCCGGCGTTAAGCGACTCTTCGGATCGTAAATTTCGAGCGTGCCCATGTGTTCCTCGCTGCTTGTGTATTTTATTCCGGTGTCGTGCGAGCCGGTACAAAGTTAGTTTTGGTGACTATTGCCTTGTGCAAGTTGGTGAGAGTCATCCTTGTCACCTCGATCGGTATGGTCGTAGTTGCCGTCAGGCCGACATATGTACTTTTGTATACGGCCTCGAGCAGCACTTTGTAGGATGAATAGGTGCCGACAAAGTGCAGATCAAAGTGAACCTTTTCGTTGATAAGCGCCATCTCTGTTTTGTAAGCTATGTATAATTCAATTTTAGTAAGCGCATTTCTAACAAGATCACAAGTACAAAAAAACAGACGCTGTCTTCGTTGTTGATATCACGAATATATTGATGTTACGTGGCCACTTTACACTATCGCGTGACTCACACTGCTTACATGTATCCGGCCCATACGGTGCCCGCGCCAGGCGAGAACTTTTCACCAGCGCTGCCTGCACCGGCTCGCCTCGCTAGCGTGTTGCTGAAAGTGGGCGCGGCACTCCAGCCGGTGTAAGAGAGCTCATCGGTGGAGTAAGACTCCTTGGCAGCAACAACCTTGGGCTTAATGCCCACCTTATCAAACACGGCGGCGCGCGTCTGGGCCACCTTGTTGCTTGCGCTTAAGATAACGCTCTTGGCCTTGCTCAAGCCTTGGGCCGCAGTCTGCGATACAGAGAAGCTTTCGGCCGGCGCAAACAAGAAAACGAGAATGATGACGACGAGTATGAGTACAGCCCAAGTCCAGCCCTCCATGGTGAATGTTATAACTATGCAGCATAAATTTTTCACAAAATAAAACTTGCCCTGCAGACAAGCCGCACGTGACACGAATATTTACAATGTGCGACTATTCTCGTTTATTTGGCCGTTTCAGATCATAATTGTGTGTTTTTGGCCACTCAGAACAGTCGCCTGCTCGGGTCAGTGGGCCTGTAAATTAATTCGTGGTCGGGGTCGTTCTTGCAAATCTCGCGGTACCACTTGTCGTTCTTGGTGAGCGTCTCGCGCGACTGCAAGTGGATGTAGCTGAGCAACCGCAGCTTGTCGTTGCCAGGCGGAAACATCCCCTCGATGATCTTATAGATAAAGTAGGGATAGTACGGTTTGTTGCCCTCGCCCGGATTCACCTGTTCGTATAACCGGATGATCTTGTTGAAGCGCTCGCTGCAAACTAAATTTTCGCTGTGGTCGAGCAACGGCGGAGCGCGGCCGCCCAGCGTCTTGATGAGCAGCGAGATGTGATTGTTGAGCCCGGTGAGTTTGCACTCCTTCAGTATCTTGCGCATCACCAGCGTGTTGAGCTCGCGCTTCTGTAGACCTCTGCGCGCGATCGCGGCCTTGATACGTTCGATTTCCTCTGGCTCAAAGCGCTTGCTCTCCACCGCTTGAAGCCGGTCGATCCAGAAACGGTAATGGCGCGAGGTATCGTAGCCGCTGTGCTTGGGCCGCTGACCCTCCTGTAGATAATACTGTTCATCGCGGAATACTGCGCCTACGATGCGTATTACGTTGCCGCAGCCGCACACCAGCTCACTGTTGTCGGGATCGACGCTCATGCGCTGGCCGCAACTGCAAATCTCGTAGTCAACCTCGGGCGGCGTGTAGTCGATAGCGTGTGCGATGGCGTCTTGCAGTGCCTTGACTGCCTGCTTAATCTGCTTGTTCTTTTCCGCGGCATCTTCGCGCAAGAATAGACCGGGGATGAACTCGGGCATTTGTGTATAGTAGGCGAGCAGCCGGCCAAGACATGCATCGGCAAGGCACACGTACGCATTTTGCGCCACGATCTCATGGTAGTGCTGTGCGTACTTGCGTGTGGCGGCGCTATTGCCAGCTGTGCTGCCATTATTGACTCCATTTGTATTCACACCATTGCAGCCCGTACTTGCCAGTGTATCAGTTTGAGTGGGCGCGAGCGTCGAATGCATCACCTCAAGCACCGAGTGGGTATAGTCGTCCGAGATTTTGTCTATTTCGCGCGACACCGTCTTGGCGTCGATGGTGGCCACTTGTCCGGCCAAGCGTTTCCATTTGGGCTCGGTATGGCGACCACAAGCGTCGATGATGTCGCTGCGCAAGTTGTCAAGTTTGAGCGCAAGAGTGCGCCCTGTGTTTATTTTGGTGAGGATCTTCGCGTGCGATGACTCGACTAAAGGCAACATTTCGTATTAAAGTGCGCTCTTTTCTTTATTATATATTTTGTCCAACTAAGTTTGTGAGTGGGCTCACCCATTACACATAAGTTGTGTTATACGCGCGGCGCAATAATGGCCTCAGAGATGGACGCGGCGCAGTTGCACGAGTTGGCGATGCGCATCAAGGACGACCCGCAGGTTGTGTATGATCTCAAAGAGGACGAGGTCCAGGCGGCCAGTAAGTACCTCAAGCGCTATGGCGGCGCTGCAGTGTTCGAGGGTCAAGAAGTATATGCCAATATCAGCGTGTGCAACATGCGCGAGAAACGAATGAAGCGCGAGCTCATGACCGCCATGATCGGATACTTGCAACGAGTGCGTGGTGAGTACCAGTCACCGGAAGAGCTGCGCGAGATTGACAACTTCAACGCCAACATGCAACGTGTCAAGAATGAGACCAAGCGCGCCAATATGAAAGCGGCGCATGAGGCTGCGCTCAAGCAAATCAGACAGTCCAACCGCGACGTCATCGACGCGTTCCTGCACCGTGCGTTCGAGTACAACCCCGACATACATGTTCGAGAGGCCGCCGCGAAAAAGACGTCGAGTGGAAGCGGAGTCACGCGCGAACAACTGCTCAAGCAATATAAAAGCAAGCTGCCTGCCGCATGCAACACAGAGGCATCGATCGCCAACAACGCCGACAAATCGTTTGCCTATCTGCGCGAGCGTTTCCTTGACCTGGAGCGCCAGCTGTCAAGCGCGACCAAGGCGATTCGCGGCGCCACCACAAGCTTGCAACAAGCTGCCGCATGCATTGAAGTTGCGCGAGAAAACACAACTGGTGGTACTAACAGTACTAGCGATGATCGCAGCTCCGCTGCTTATTCGCTACAAGACGCCAGTATCGCCGCCGCGCAAGACCAGCTCGCCATCGCAAACAAACATTGGGTGTCGTTGATCGGCCAATTGTCCGCACTGAGCGAGGTGGTGACGCCGCTCCAGGCCGCTGATACACTTGCCGCGCTGCAGATCATGCCGCCCGCTGAGCTGTTCCACCACTTCGATCGTTACTTTGCCAACCACTACGAGCAGATTCGAACCATCGTGAACGTGATGTATGCCGAGCCATCCGACATCGAGTTCGTGGTGCAACTCTACAGCTCGCACAAGAACAAGGAAGCGGCAAAGCGATTTTTGCAGCAGCACTCGAACGACCTAGTGATGGAAGCGTTCACCATCAAGAGCGGCCGACCGACTCTGCTTGGGCCCTTCAAGGAGAACCGCGAGCGAGTCGAGTACTATTCCAAGGAAACGCAGGTGATCCGCGACATGCTCGACCAGGTAGAGGCCGACCACAAGCTCGGCCACGACATCATGCGCAAGCAGGTAAAGAGCAAGAAACAGCTGAACATCGAAGAGGCTGGGCCCGACAACCCGATGCTGCGCGAGTATTCGGGGCTCATGAACGAGGTGCAAGCGATGGGCACCAAAGCAGCGCTCACTAAGGAAGAACGTGAGGAGATGGAGCGCAAGGCCGCGCAAGCCAAGATCATCAAGGAAGAGTACGAAACGCCGCCTGATGCGATCTGCGTGGACATGCATGTGAATGAAATTGGCGAGGACGGCGAACAAAAGATCGTGACGCGGCGCTTCCACACCCAAGCTGAGGTGCCGCTCCACTTGCAAAAAGACAGCGAATATGCGAATGCTTACCAGCCTGTGCGGCCCAGCGGCATGACTGTCGAGGAATCACTACAGGTCACGCAAGATGACAAGAGCGCAACGCTGCGGGTAAACATCGAAAAATAACTTCGTATTACAACACCAACTAACTCGGTTGTTAAATTTTTATGTGCGCTAGTGCACAAAATATGCAAGCGCGCGAGTGTGTGATGTGCAAGTGTGTGAGTATGCAGTAAGCAAGTATGCAGTGTGCGATATGCAAATACATAGCAGTGTATCGGACTATGCAAAAAAGACATTCCTCTATTGTCTATTTTTTGCTCTCAGCCGCGACTGCCCATCTTGAGCGCCGCCGAGTATTTGTTCATGGGTATTTCTGCGCCGCTGCTTTTGATCTCTTCGTTAAAGGCCCAGATCAGGTCCGCGCCGAATCGGAACGAGCCGTGTTTTTTGGCAATGAAGCGGTAGAACTGTCCGGCATCGCGCGAGTAATACAACTTCTGATGTTTGTTGGTGGGATCGAACGCGCAACTTATTGCGTTACCCGCGCGCTTAATCGTGAGCTTGTCGAAGTTGTTACTGGGCCGCCCGAAATAGCAGTCCGCAATGGTGCGCTCGGTGAAGATGATGTTCATCGCGCTCTTTTTCAGTTCGGCGCCCAGTGCCTTATCGTCATGCACCGAGAACACCACGGTGAGGAAAAGGTGCCGGCACTGGTAGAACATTTTTTGTATGGTCTCGTCCTTCTTCATCTTGTTGATCTGCTCGGTACAGTCATCAAAGATGATCATCATATTGGGGTTGAGGTCGAAAAAGGTGAGACTAAAGCGCTCTGCCTCGCTCAGCTGCAACTTGGCCAGTGCCGCGCGGTTCTTGGTGATCGCGTATTTATACACCGCCATCAGTACTTCATCGCGCCGCTGTGCAATTTTGTTTATGTCATCTTCGTCAATTGGGCCGCTCGCCCGTGCCTCCGCAAGATTGCGTTCATAGGCTGCGATGGCTCGTCGGATATATTGCGCGTAGCGTTCGTCGGGCATGCGCGCGAACAATCTGGCAAGCGTCTCCACATTATTGGCGCGCCTGTACACGCCCGCAAGCGACTCCTGCCGCTCCCACAGCTGTTTGAGTATTTCGGGCGTCACACTGTCGTGGATGAACACGCGCGGTACGATGCCGCTACCCGAATAAGCACCGTTCTGGCAATCAGTGGGACAGAAAATCATGATCTGGTCAACATGCTCTTTAAGCAAGTACATGATGTGTTTGACCACCGTTGTCTTGCCTGTGCCGGAACCGCCGTACATCGTGGTCGACCGGTTGAGAAACAGTTCCGCAGAAAACTTGAGCTCATTGACAGGCGTGGCGTTCATTGTCTTTTCACAACTAACAATAGTGTAATTATCTTGCAGTCTCCGCACTTGTCTATATACAATGAGTGTGCAAAAAATACAATGCGAAGTTGCAAGTACGTGACGCACAGTGTACGATGCGCAACATTTATTGTTCGAGTATATCTTCGAGAGTGATCTCGCCCTCGTCCGCGGTATCAACGGTGGTGGCTACTGGCGCATAGGCGACGGCAGCAGGTTCATCGTCGTACGCGCCTGAGTATGCGGTGTCACTGCTTGTCGCCATCAGCACTTTATTGTTAAGGAACACCAGCGCGGTCACCACAAAGAAGGCCCAGAAGCCGGTCCGTATGGATAGGAACAGCAAGCCGTTGTCATCGCCCGTGTCCACGTCGCGAAACACAAACATCACCACGAGCACGATGATAAACACGATTACTAGTGCCGTGTAAAGAGGATTCTCTGCAATGCGCCGCGCGACATTCGAGCGCAGTATAGTAGTTGCGGTTTCGTCTATGATATCTCCGATTGCAAGCGACATGATGGCCCAGTCATATACACACCTTGCGACTCTGCGCAATATATAGACGAGCGCGTAAAATTCCTAAACACAAAAACAAGACTTCGCCACTCCTCCGCAAAATGTTGTGTTTTGCGATTTAGCCAAAGCCGGGATCATCTTCCTCTGCATACTCGTAAAGCGAATCATTAGACAAACCGCTATATTGTGACTCTACATCATCTTGCTCCTCAGTTTCGTCATAGTACTCTGGCGCATCGAGTGCGTCACCGACTTCGTATGCAACCGCGCGGTTAGTCGTCTCAGCTTGTGCAACTTCTTCGTCAGATTGATAATCGTCAACTTGCTCATCAGCGGGTTCATCAGCTTGCTCAACCGTCTCTTCAACGATCTGTTCAGGTTCGTCAGCTTGCTCAGCAGACTCTTCGTCGCTCTGTTCATATTGCTGTTCAGGCTCTTCCACAGGCTCATCTTGCACAAGCATAGCCATGGGTTGCGCTTTACTTCCAGTACTTACATGCCCACGTTTTGCCGGCGGCTGACGCTTGGGCGGTGGTCTTTTTTGCTGCTGTGGCGAAGCCACGTGCACCTTCGGTGCTTGTTGGCGTGCGCGTGATTGAGTACGTTTTTGGGCCGGCCACTCTTGTGTCTTTGGCTTTGCCAACGCATTGATATGTTTTTGCATTTCATCCACACGTTGCGAGAGTTGCACCACATAGTGAAGTGACCTGGTGAGCTGTTGTTGAAGCTCCGTTTTTTCCTTCACTACGGAAGCCAACGCACGCTCGAGCGCCTTCACCTTTTTTTCGGAAGGTTGCGAACGCGGGATAGGTTGTGCGGCAGGCGCAGTAATAAGGTCGAGCGGACTTTGAGTTTCTTTGTGCTGTTCCTTGCGTGTGGTCTGCGACTGCTGCTTCACTGCCGGTTTAGTGGCAACCACAGTTCTCATTTTTCCCGCACCTTGAACTACAGGTTTGCGTGGAGTACTCGTTTCATTATCGGCATGTTTTGCGGCACCAGACCATCCTTGTGTTTTGGCGAAGCGTTGATAGTAGTCCTTGCGAATCGCCGCAAAAATATCTATTGCCTTGTCTTGCAAGTGGTTGACTGTGGCATACTCGCGCTTGTCGATCACCAGCCGCAAGATGTCATTGCGCATGAAATGGTCACACAACAGCGACACGCCCTTGCTCAACACGCTGTACAGTAGTTTGTCTTTTTGGTCACTACTATAGTCGCCATAATAGTCTTCCGGCACAATATGCTCGAGTATCATGTCCTCGAATTGCGTGAAGCTCAGCTGTTTTTTCGAGTACTCGTTGCAAAAATATTCATGCAGCGCACTCACCTGTTTTCTGAAATTGTCCTTGGTCGGAAAGCCATTCTTGTATTTTGCGACAATGCGCAAGAACGACTCGGTCACGCTGATGTCATCTGTCTCGGCCTTTGCGCGGCTATACTCGTACAATGTACTGTAAATGTGGTTGATAAAGTAGGTGCCCACGCAGTCAAAAATTGCTTTGGTGCGCGTGCTTATCTTCATCTTATATGTAGTTAGCAAGTTAGGGCTTTAATTGGCGGAACCGCGTCACCACATAATTGCGGCGCAGTAACACAAACGCAAGCTAGTATTTGCTGACTAGTACCCCAACAACGCCAGGCACGCAAAAAATACAGATTGCCGATGAACGTGACATTACAAATAAATGTTGCGGTGCAGTACTAAAACGCTTGCTCGACTGGCCTTTCAACGTGGTAAAACGCAAAATTTATAGTTGCTTGACTGGACCGCGGCCGAACCACCTCGCAATAAAACGCAAAATTTATAGTTGCTCGGCTGGCCCTTTAACGTGGTAAAAACGCAAAATGTCAAGCAAACGCAGATCTAAGCATAACGCACTCTGTCGCCAAAACCATCGGCGGGCGATTCAACGCTGTCGCGATCAACTGCGCGCAATGTATACTTGCGGCCGAGTGGTGCAGTGCGGCGCTCTTGATGCAAGTTGTCAGCAGTGGATGCTCTGCCCTCCCATCTATGGCGGTCCACGCGGTCGATGCCGTCTTTGGTATACTTTGCAGTTTTGCCGCCGATGGTCTTGTCGCTGTCTGCGTCCAACACTGTCAATGAACTATTCACGCCGCTCTGATGTTTTTCTCGCCGCTTGGACTTGTACGCGGTGGTGATCTTGGCGCTTCCAAACTCGTCCTGCATCGTTGACTTGCTATTGTTAGCCGCGCCACCACGTAGCAGTTTGTCCTTGCCTGCACTCTTGCCCGCCAGTGGCTCAACATAATCGACGGCCGCGGCAGAGTCACGCTCGAGCTTGTACTTGATGCGGCTGACTTCACCTTGCTTGAGCGACTTGTAAATCATACGCACGTCGAGCTTGTCGTAGACGCCGCGGTCCGTGTTGTCAATAGTGAGCAGCTTCGTATTTCTCGCTTCGCCACGTCTAGCAGTCTTACCAACTTGTGTCAGATCGCTTTGCTTGAAGTCGCTCTCTTGCTTGCTATGCGCGAGTGCCTTGATAATGTCGGTCAACTTTGCGGACTTGGCCACCACCGTGGTGACGGAGCTTCCGAACTCGACTTCATCGCCTGTTATCGCCTGCGTGTTTTTACGACAAGCGGCAGCAGTGGAGGCAAGGCGTGCCATTTGACGGCGCGTCTGTGTGTAGTCGCACTTGCCGAACTTATTCTGATGTACGGCCAGTCGTGGATTGTGCGCGCCCTTCGACTTTCTCCTACGCACTTGAGTGTATTTGCCGCTGTAGCGCGTTTGATCGTCCGTTTCATCACGATAGGCCGCCGAACCAAAGATGCGCTTGCGCAACAAGCTGCTCTTGCGTTGTTTGCCGCCCATGCCCTCGTTCTCCTCACCATAAGCGGGCGAAAGAGTACTGTACTGCGCGCTGCTGACATGGCCGAATACTGCCGCCTTGGGATTGTTCCTGCCGTCGATCTGTTGTGAGAAAACGCTAAGCCGGTCCTTGAGCACGCCGCGCAGTTTCAAGTTATCTTGCCGCACTTCCGACTCGCTGCGTCCGCCGCCTGTCACGGTCTCTTGCGCATCGGAGGTAAAGCGGATGAAGCGGTTCCTGGCCTCGTGTTGGCGCACTAATTGCTTGTGGTCTGGCTCGACGTTTATCCCACGTGGGTCGCGATCTTCTTCACCAGCAAAGCCCTGGAAAATCTCGGGCCTGTACACTTCGTCGGCGTCGCCTCGATGGCCATAATAGCGCAACTGTAGATAGCCGCTTGATGCGTTGGTACGGCCGCGGCCGCCTTCATCCGCAAACAGATTGGTGTCGGGCCGGCGATCGGTGAGCTGCGTTCTGGCAAAACTATCGTAAGACATTTCATCGTACTCGATCGGCGTCTCCTCAAACTTGGCCACGATGGCATCGCGCGACAGTCCACCATAACTATAGTCGTGATCATACTGCTCATCTATCTCGGTGCTGTTCACATACACGGAATTCCTTGCGCGCACTTCGCCAGCATTTCCTGACAAGTTTGCCATTGCGTGTACACAGTGGCGCCCACTCGAGAGCAGTCGCACGGTGTATATGACGTGACCACACAAGTATATTTGCGACAGAAAAAACATTTGACCATGCGCAAGAGTACGCATTACAGCACAATTCTCACAAGCCCCAGAAATAGCGCCCGCTCCAGTCCACGAGCTTTTGCGCGAATGAAAACACCACTATGACCTCGCCGATGTAAGCTAAAATGAGTGCGCGGCCGATGTCAAAGTCAAACACAAACACGAATATGATGAACAGCACAACGAATAACGCGATCTGGATGGGGATGAGCGTGGGCATCACAGGAAACATCGCATAGCCAAGCGCCAGAGTATCTACATAGCGAGTGCGGCCCTTCTCCACGCTCTCTTCACCAAAAACTGCGCTTAGTCCGGCCTTTGCTGTGCGGCCCACTTTACTTACCACTTGCAACGGCGGCACCGGCAACACGTCAACGAGCGCCATTATTGTACGACTGTATGCGAGGCTATATGCAAGAGTGTGCAAACAAGTGAATGCCGAGTATAACCATACGCGATAAAATACTTGCCGCTCAAGTGCTATTTCGCATTAAATACACAGCCGCAGAAGTATAAACTTGCGTAAAATGGGCGTACAAACTAACGATGAGCCAACGAACGGCGCCGCACCAGTAGAGACCGCGACAAAGAGAGTGGCAAAGCGCACCAATAAAACTGCCGATTCGCCCGCCAAACCACGCGCCACAAAGACAGCAAAAAAAGTAGAAGAGAATGCAGAGGCAGCGCAACAAACTGCAAATAATCAGACTGTGGGACAATCTACCGCGCAACCTAAAAAGAGGGCAGCAAGAACAAAGAAAAACGCAGACAGTGCAGAGGTAGCGCAAGCGCAACAAACGACTGACGATCAGACTGTGGCGCAACCTAAAAAGAGGGCAGCAAGAGTCGTCCGAGCAAAGAAAACGCAAGATGTGGAAACACGCAAATGTACTCTTGTGGTGGACCATCGTGAAAACTCAGTGCGCGTGCATGAAGAGATGGCGAATATTCCGCACGTTGTCGATCAGCTCACAATCGGTGACTACTCTATACTTGCGCCGGATGGCAATGAGTTGTTAGTAATCGAGCGCAAATCGTACGAAGACTTTTCCGCAAGCTTCAAAGACGGGCGTCACCAGAACAAACAGAAGATGCTCGCGCTGCGCGAACAAACGGGTTGCCGCGTGTTCTACCTTGTTGAGGGCCCGGCCTATCCTAGCCCGCAGAAGCGTTTTGGCCGCATCGCTTTCTCCAATATTCAGAGCAGCATATTCCATATGATGGTGCGCGACTGCATCAACGTAATCTACACCAGAGACACGCTACATACTGCGCAAACTCTCGCGGCACTTCTCAACAGCATGAATACGTTGCTATGCAAAACCGCACAGGAAGATTTCGAGCAACCAGAACACACTGAACATGAATACACATGCGAAGATGAAAATTGCACATGCAATAACTGGCGCGACCCAGAAGCAGAACAATGCGAGAAAAGCGCAGAAGTTGAGAACGTAGATATTGATGAGGACGCAGATGCGGGTGGCGATGCAGAAGTTCGCGCAAATATACAAGCGTCACTTGACAGACTAAAACAGCGCACGCCAAAATCCGATCTTGTTATCACGCGCACTATATGGAGCAAGCTGAAGGGCATTACGGTGGAGACCGCCGATGACTACATTCGGCTTTGGTCGCTCAGCGATTTAGTATGCGGCAGAGTCTCCACACAGGACATATTGAGCGCAAGAACATCCAGCGGCAAACCTATACCAAAGAGTGCCCTTGCTGCACTAACTAGCATCACCGCCCATACACACCAGAAAATGTTAGCATGCGTGCCAGGCATCAGCAGTGCAAGCGCGGCCGCTATACTTCGCAACGCAGGTGGTCTGCCGCGCTTGCTCGGCTATACACAAGAGTGCATTGGCATGATCACGATCAACGCCGCGGGTAAAAAACTGGGCGATAAACGTGCGAGTCAGATCCTCGCCGCATTTAACTATAGAAGGCAATAAACGCACGCCGCACAATACTCTATCGCACGACAGACAGCCGTTTGGCCGCGTTAACGCATTTTTTTGCCCCCTAAAAGCACCCATTTGAAGCTATAAAAGCCAAAAATTTGAATCTGCGACGGTCCATTTATTGTTCACCATGGAGATGCCCGAGCACGACATCAGCCGCATCTCGACCAAGCGCAACAATGCGATCACTTACGGCGGTCACCCGTTCGATGTGGTAAAGTCAGCTATGCAAAAGTACGTACGGCGCGGCGAGCCACTCAAGGCTGCAAGGTGTGCGGTGGAGATCGACCTCTACTCGCTTGTGGCGTCATCGGGCGGCCGCGCATTGCAGACGAATATGTGGAACCGCCTCAAGATTATTGCGATGGAGGACGTCTCGGTCGCCAACGTAAACGTGCTGCGATTCGTGCAAGACCAGTTGCGCCAGCTCGCAAACATACGCAAACTCGAGGGCGAGAATAAGGACAAGCTCGCAGACAAAGACTCGCAGAGTATACTGTGCAGTGTCGTTCATGCGCTTGCTTGCAGTCGACACGTGCGGCTGCCCAGTCATTACCATGCAGCATACGCTTATCCTGAGCTGTTGCGTGTTGAGGCGCCAGAGCAGTATGCGCAGTATGAGACCCTTGCTGCAATTACGGTGACTACCCATGAAGCGCTAAAACACATCCGTGGCAAGCCACGCTATCCGATCAGTGCCGCAGAAGCACGTGTGTCCGCGATACGCAACAACATAGTTCGGCTGGTCTACGCGCTCGAGCATAACCTTGATGCCGGCTTTTTGCCCATACGCGAACTACTCACACTGGGCACCGGACCGACCAAGCACTTTGCGAGCACACGCACTATGTTCTTGATCATCAACACCATCTCGTGGTTCCTGAAAGGGCTCGACCAGTCAGATCCCAGATATCCCAACTTGCACGGGATGGTCGAGTGGGCGCTCTCTTGTTGCAAGGAGATGACCACCAACAAGGAAGGGCCGGCGCTCGCAGTCCGCACACTCTACCTCACAGTGATCATGCACGACCGCATTGACTGGAACGCGCCGGTGCCCGCCATAGAGAGCGCAACCAGAGAACAACGTGAATATTACGCAACTGCATACCAACGCGCGCTTGTATGTGACGCCACGTCACACCCGTTCATAATCGACGACTACGCGATAGACATGCACACGAGAGAAGGCCGCGCAGCCGGTAAAGATCGCATCGTGTTTGCGCTGGAGGGCAGTCACGTGGAGAACGAAGCCACCGAATTAGTCAACGAAGCGTACAAGCGCGTATACGTGCTGTCCAAGGGCGTGGATGCCGAGCCGGCGCAAGATGCAGAGCCGGCGCAAACAGGTGTAGGTCACAACACAGATCACGCGCGACAAGATGCAGATGCTGGCCTGGGTCCCGAAGATGAGCCCGTGGTGCGACCATCTCAGGTACAAGCAGTGAAGCCACTTACACGTAGTAAACAGGCGGCTAAGCAGGCAGCTAAACCAGCATCGGAGATACACGTCGCTCCGCAACCACGCTCAACAAATGACATAATGCGCGAGTCCGAGCTCTTCGAGTTTATGGTACGCGCACAACTTGTCACCTCAATGAGCAAACAAGATACGTACTTTGCACTGATGCGCGTCGACCATGGCGAGTGGAAACGCGGCGAACGTGTGTTTGTCAAGGGCCCATTTCCTCGCACGCGTCAGGCCGCACAGAACAGTGCCGCGCTCGCACTCAAGTTTGCAGAAATACGCGGTGCGATCGGCGAGCCATTGTCACGCTTGCGGTGCAGTGAGGTAGAGCTCGTACCGGATCTGCAGCTTGACCCGTTTGAGCAAAAGTTGGGCTTCCGAGTCAAGGCCAATAAGCAGCGGCCGCATCCGTTCTTGATTGTGGAGGATCTGACGCATGGCGCGGACTTGCCGTTAGTCGTCAAAGAGTCAAAGTGTTGGCCGCCCACCGATGTTGCTGACACGAGCATGATAATAGATGTTGCGATTCCGAGCACCATGATCGCACTTAGTGGCGATACTGCAGACCCATGGTCGCCCATCGATCGCCTGATACTTGCGCTGTGTTTCAGATATGCGTTCCAGATACCGGACTGCGCCGCGCGTAACTTCATACACTTGGCCGGCGCCGTTTACTCGGTCGACGAAGATGCAGTGGCGGATCAGCGGCTCACCGCGGCCAAGTTGATTGGTAATAGACGAGAGCGTGCGCTCGCATACACACACGTAAAATCGGACGTGAAAAAATTCACCACCGAGCTGGAGCGCTGGGTCGCGGCCATCACCGAGCTGTCCAGGACAGGCGCAGAATTGCCGCTTGAGCCGCAGCAAGTCATAGCTAATATACGCTTGCTCATCGACAGTAATCTGCGCGCGGCCTTTGATGACACTTACGTGGCGCGGCCCAACAAGCGAAGTGCGCAACACTAGTAAGTGAACACACCACATAGACTCGCATGGCGGACACTTGTCATTTTTTGCCCCACACACTAACGCGCTTGCACTGAGTGGCAAAAATTATACATGGTCACGCGGCAAGGTTAGTCAAGGCCATAGTTCTCTACCTTGATATCATTGTCGCCATCATAGTCCTCATCTTCGCGCGCTTCCTCGTCCTCCGTGTCGAATGCATTCATACTGAATGGCGCGCTTTCGCCCTCTTCCGTCTCATCATCAGCGGCTGCGGTTTCATCGCCGTCTTGATCGAGCTCGGTCGAGTCTTCGCTTTCGGTGCCGCTGCCGTACAACAGACTCCATGGGAAGTGTCCATGTTTTGTGGTGCGTTCCTCGCCCAGCAAAAGACTGTTTACTTGCCAGCGCACGAACGCCTTGCGCAATTTATCGGCAAGCGTTGCGATGTCCGACTTATTGCTCGTAGTTTCATGTATCTCCAGCAGACAAGTACATATAGATTGGATCACAAAGTCGATCGCGTCTTGTGGCTTGCCCGTCGCGCGGATTGAACGCAGATGTTCGTCGTAGTCGCGTAGTATTTCGGGCAACAGATGTTGTTCGGTCACACTGCGCAGATCCGCTGAAGACACATTTATCTCCTCTAAGAAGCGCGTTGTGTCCGCATCGAGATTGGCGCCGCTTAACAGTTGTTGATATTTTATGCGGATCTTGCGCAAGTAGGCATCGAGCAAGAATATGCGCGCGTCATACATGTTGGTGGGCTCTGCTGGCCTGAACTTGCCGGTCAGTACGTCGTCGATACTCTGTCGTTCCATGGCGCCCAGTGCATTCAGCAAGTTCGAATTGATGGCGAACAGCGACGCAAGTTTGATCACTGCGCTATCGTCGCGCTTGTACTCGAACTTTTTAATAACACGTTCGGGTGCTCGCGCAAGCGATGGTTGGACCGCCGCCGCTTCTTCGCTCGACAGCGCCGCAAGATATTTGTCTCGGTACTTCTCAAAGTATTCAGCGGACTGATTCTGGTCATGGCCGCACTTCGAACACACGGTATGTCCTTCGGCATTTTTGGTCTCAACATGCACACCGCCGAGTGGACAGCGTGTCTCATAGTATGCGTAAAAGTTGGCCTTGGTGCGTCTGTCGCGCAATGCTTGCAGCACTACATCGGTGTCGGGCGGCGGACCTCCTTTTACCAACCCGCACGTTGAACATTTACGGCCCACCAGCACGAACGCGCGGCCGCTCATCGCCTTTGCGAGTTCACCAGCTGGCACTTCTTGGCGGCCACTTTGCTTGCTTTCATCACTTGGTGCACTATCCACATTAGTGTCTGCGCTCTTTTTTGTCCGCTTTGTTTCTCTTTGTGGTACATCAGACGTCTCCACGATGAATATGTCGAACTTGTGCTTTCGCCCCTTCTCATCGTAGATGGCGCCGAGTGGCCTCACTGCGCGCTTGAACCGCAATGTACGTGGTGCGCCGCTGTCCTTGTATGGCCTGCTCACCAGTTGCGTTCTGAGCAACACTTTGATTTCGTTCCATACCATAATGGCGGGATCGGCGCGTTTGGCAAGCGACGTATAACGTTCGAATGGCGCTGTATAGCTGCTGGTGTACTGTGCCTCGCCGTCCTTCACTAGCGTCTCGCCGATGTAAACAAAGTTACTATACACGGGAAGAGCTCCGCTCACCGCGCTCGTATATTCGCGCAACATGTAAACCGCATCTTCAAACACGCGCTGGCCTAGTTTGTCAAAGTTGGCCCTATACGTGCCGATGTGATGCGCGAGTTTTGGCAGCTGCGACGTATTGACATCGATCGACAACGGCGCTGCTTTGGGCCAGCGATATACTGCACTTCCGCGCTCCATCACCGCGTAGTTCTTTACGTCGCCCAGTCTCAACTCGCGCTTTTGGCCCCTCCCTTCGAACATGCCACGAAGCAGCACCGCAAGCTGCGTCATCTCGGAGTCGCGCAGTGTCACTAACGGGTCAACGTTCTCCTCGTCCTCGATCTCAAAGTTTACCTCGGACTGCACAAGATTACGATAGATGCCAGCGATATGCCGCGCTGTGATCTCCTGCGTGATACCGCCTGCCTCTCTTATGCTCACGTTGCGCACGATGGAGATTCGCGCCGCCGCAAAGTTGACCAGGTCCACAAGCAGACTCTTGCCGCTGGGCTTAAAGCGCTGAAAGCTCAACCCACCTATTTTGCCACCGCGGCTTTGCGACATGATCATGTAAATCATGAAGGTGTAAGCATGTACTGCCACATAGTATCGCTTCTTGGCCTCGATCTGCTCTGCGCGGTCTGTGCGGTTGCGCGCTAGTAGCGTCTCTAGGTCGCTGATGTAAGGATAGATCTGGTCACGCAGCGCGCTTGCAGTCCTGCGCGGATTAAGATTGGCTCCGCTGAGATCGCCCACCAACCCGATCACTTCGCCCCAAATATACTTCGAGAGCTCTTCTTCCTGATGGTCGCTGGGCGTTTCAAGCACCGAGTAAGGATCGAGCACCTCGAACACGCTGCCGCATATCTTGCAGTTGTATCTATTGCGATCTTTGCCGGCCATATAACGATGCGCGATTTCGCTGATCTGTGCGTAGTTACTGCGGTCATTTGCCTCTGCTTCTGCGAATTCGTACACATGTGGGCACATGATCTCGAAGTCGCAAACATTGCAGCGAATAAAGTCATCGCCGTGTTTCACACTGTCACTATGTTTAGTATTGTGTATATTATCACCATGTTTGCCAATACTCATCTTGTTCATAAACTGCGTAAGGGCCCGCCAACTCTCGCGCGAATTACTCGTCTGCCAGCGTTTTAGTGCGCTGATATGCTCGCAGTGGTTGTCGGCCAGTTGTTGTTTGTAGCTATTGTCTTGGCTCTCCTCGCCCAACAACACCGTCTTCTCGCCAGCCGAAAGCACCGACAAGAACATATCTACTGTTGTAGCACGTTGAGCCGCAGCACGTATCTTGTATGCACGAGCCTCACCAAAGCGCCGCGCGTAGATGTTCACGAGATTGCCAATACGAGCCCGCGCATGGTCGCGCGCCAGTGCTGAACCGCGTGCACGAATTTGCGACTGCAGCGCCAGCGAGTTCGCGCGTATCGCCTCCACCACCAGCGGATCATCGCGGCCCAACAGACAAGCGCGGTAAAATAAGTCGTAGCCGGTGAGCGTCACGCCGTACTTTTCCACATATACGCTTACGCCGCGCAACGTTGAGAGTGCGGCCTTGTCATCGTCGGGCAGTCGCAACTTTAATCCGTTAGCTATACTCTTTGCTGCATCTGCGCGTTGAACCGCAAGCTCCATCTCGAGCCAACTGTCGTCAATCTTGCCCAGTATCATACGCGGCGGCCCACGATATGGCTTGGCGGCGAAACGCGCAATTTCGGAATAGGGCCAACGCAAGTCTTCGATCTTTGCGCTTTTTTGCGCGCTCAATACTACAGGCGAATCAGCAAGTTCACTCTGTTTAGTCTCTGCTGTCTTTCTTGCGCCACCTCGCACTTGTCTGCTTCCTGTTTTTGCATTCTGCGGTTCTGCAGCACTCGCGCACACTTGCGTACTTACCGCGCTGTGGCTGCTTGCGAGGTTCTCGATCGGATAGCCCAGCAACACGGTGAAGGTGCTCCATAGTGTGTCGAGGCCCTTGACCGGTATCTCCACATCGCACACTTTGCCGCCACCGTCGACCAGCGGCGAGAACAGTGGTTTGTAGTCTATATCGAAAAGTTTACCCGTACGCACAAAGTACTCTGGTTTGTACGTGGGCAGCAGCATACTGTTGGGCTCGATCGTATCATACTTGTATGCGCTGGCACAGCAAGGTGCGCTCACTAACAGCGAAGTGGGACGGTAACCAGCAGGCACATAACGCGCCGGTAGAATACTGCGGTACGATCTATTGCCTTGCCGAAAAACCGCAGGCGTACGTTGTTCGAAGCTCACACTCTCAAGCGTTTGCGAATCTTTGCCTGGCCGCGCCGAGTCAGCAGTGAATACAGGTATAGCTAGCCCAATCGGCGCAACATACTCGTTGTGGAATGGCGCGCCTGCCTCATTCTCGGGCGACAACAAGCGGCCCAAACCAACTATTTCGCGCAGCAAAAGCTCGCGTATTTCAGGCCGCGCGTCGCCCACAAATGATGCGCGTGAGTAAGCGTATTTCGCGGCCAGTTTAGCCACTGGATCGCCACCATACTCGAGCACATCGCGCAATATTTCGCGTTCATCGGCGTGTAAGTCGAGCTGTTCGACGATACTTGCGGTGGAAGTGGACTCGGGCGCCTCATTGGCCTGCTCGACCACCACGATCTCGGATTGCGGCTCGTCCATGTCGGTTGCAAACTTACTCACTCAGTGTATAATAGCGAGGCCTATAAAAGAAGTAACACAAATTGGCGCCACAAAAACTGAATTCATACTAAAGGATAGACTTCTAACCTAGAAAGTATGGAAGCGATGGGTATTCGTGATCAAGCTGGTGCACGCCAGGAAGGATGCAGCGACATCAAAACATTGCAAAACATACTTAGGCGAGCCAATCCACGCAACTCAGATGAGGTATTCGAGCTGCTGTTTGAGACGCTCAGAGGAGTGAATATTCGCATCGAAGGCGGTTACGTGCCGAAGAAGAAACCTAGGGGCAGAAATGCGCCGCACCGTGATAATACGCAGCCACGCGAACAAGGGCTCGCACTCGGACCCTCGCGTGTTGATCCTGTGCAAATATTGCGAGAGGCTGGCGTACTCAAGCGCAATCCGAAAAAGGCCAAGTATATACCTAAGGGACCGCTGCGCATTGCCGAGGCCAAGGCAGAAGAGATACGCGCACAAATTGCAAGTGGTGCGATAAATGTCGAAGAGCTCATGAGTCCTACGAACAATTCCACGAATGAACCAAGTGATGCAACCACCGAGAAGACAACTGCGTCCGATGCCGAACTTGCGCAAGAGTGCGAAGAACCCTCACGAGATGAAGCCGCCGAACCTGTAAACGACAGTGAGTCGGAGGCGAGCGAGGCTGATGCAACCACACAAGAAACAAAGAATGAGAAAGACGCACAAGCTGAGACTAAGTCTGCGGAAATGCTGGAGCACCCACGTGCACCTTCAGTGTCTCCGCAAAACACAAGAAATGTACGTGGGTGCTTTAGCACTTCCGCCGGACCCTATAGAGTGTTGCTGTCCGCGGATAAACAGCGCGGCGACTTCAACCTGCCGCTGGTCCGCATGGCCAATGGACTCGTGCTCGACAGCACCAACTGGGACATCGTCTCCATGCCCGCTTGTGGTTTCACGCCCAAGTACCGCACTGTTGACATTAGAAAGAACTTCGACCAGTACAAGGTTTACAAGATCATCGACGGCACGGTAGTGACACTGTATTGGTATGCGCCGCAGAACCGCTGGTGCATGAGCAGCGTGAATGGCTATGATGTCAGCACCTATCGTTGGATGGGCCCCGATACCTTTATGGAGGAATTCTTGCGCGTTGTGTCTGCACACCACCCCGGTTGGAGCCTTGAGCTACTCGACCGCAATGTGTGCTATACCGTGGGCTTCCGCTCGCATCACTTCCATCCGATGGTGAGCGATCCCGAGCAAACTTGGCTGATCTGCGCGCATGACCTCACCGAGGTGAACGCCGGCAACTATACGCAGCTCAACCTCGAGAGCGATCCACGCGTGGTCAAGATCGGCATCGCGCCGCAAAAGACCGCCAAGATCGACACGCCCAACAAGCGCCACCGAATCAAGTGGATGCAAGAGCGTAACGACAAGGCGCTCGAGGACTACAAGAATAAGCGCTGCCACTATGGTTATATACTGCGCGGCGGCTCGGGTGCATTCAGCAACATTATCATGAAGAGCTCATTGCTGAACAAGGTAGGACGGCTAATGTACAACACGCCCAAGCATGCGCATAACGGCAGTATCCCTATCGATTGGCGCACTCGCCTGCGCTACACTTCGCTTAGTTCTTACTTGCAGTATGATCGCAGGATGTATGCAGAGCTGTTCCCGAGCGTGGCAAGCGAGCACTATCCCGGCTATCATTTGATGCTTGACACCATCCTCGACTATATTTCGCGTTTGGACCGCGCGGATCCGACGTTGAATGAAGAGCAGATCCCCAGCGGACTGGTCAAGCGCGGCGATGTTACTGCGCCGATCAGCCACGCACAGGCGCTCAAACTCGCGCGCATCTTTGCCGAGAAACGCAGAGAAGTGGTGAACAGCGACTCGCCGCAAGGTGACCAGATCCTTGCTGACTATGTGCGCGACCCTTGCTTCACCGACCTTTACTTTAACGAAATTGCGTCGACCGAGATTGCCCAACTTGGCGCAGAAACGCTCAAGAAGTGCGCGAGTGCCATGTCGTTAAATGCTGCGCATGATGCACACGCCACCAAAAAAGCGTCATGGTGCGATGTGATGGACGAAGAGGACGATGAAGCGCCGGCACGCCCGCAACGTCACCCGAGCGATAAACCGGCACGTGCGCATCATGCTTCGCATTTAGCGCCATCGCGTGGTCGCGGCGCATCACGTGGTTCGCCACCGCGAGGCCATGCAAACTCTGGCGCGCGTGGTCGTCGCGGTGCAGCACGTGGTTCGGCATAAATGCGCATCTGTGCGTAATAACTTACACGATAACAACATCAATAATGTAAATCTGCATAATCACACCAGCGTACGCTAATGTGCAAGCAAGTAATTAGGTGAAGATGTGCAAGAAAAAATATAAGGCATGCAACAACGGATTTATACGGCTGCCATTTTTTCCTACTCCCCATATAAGATGGCGGACCGCGACGACCACGTTCTTAGGCACTTCTATAGCCGATCAAAGCAACCCAAGGGCCTGCGAGGAACGCCACAGACAGGCGGCGCAGTCACCAATATCTATGTGTACGAGCAGCACTTTGGCGGCAACTCTTGCGAAGTAGACCCCACCCGATACCGTCGTACTGGTACATCGCCCACCAGCTCAGTTTACGCACTGCGCCAAAATCACCCTGCTTATCATTGCATGCGCGACTCTTTCTCATAAATGTCGCGCAACAGACCATTGTTGGTATTTATGCGCCACCGCGTTTTAGTCGCTGTATTTCGCGCTGCTGCTCCGTGATGATGCGGCGCATTTCATACAGCGAGTTGTAGATTGTTTGCAGTTCGATGAAGCACTCATCATTATATTTTTTCCATAGCTTCTCGATGCTGTTAAACGGCATCATGTAGATCTCGTTCGCACTCTTACTGTTGGGCGAGATCGCAAGTAGCAGGCAATGTTCGCCATGTGCATTGGTCACCACACTGCGTACATAAGCCCGCGCTGTTTCTGTTTCGCCCTTGACCACGTACGCGATGTGCGAACCGCGCGGCATGAATGCATAGTAATCAGGATCGACAAGCATATGACCTGCTAAGGTTTGCGGCGCTTTCGGTGCTTCCACATACACGGCAGTAAGTTGGGGCTTCAATGGTTGCGGAATAGTGGGTTGCACTTGTTGATAAACTGATTGTTGCACTTGTTGATAAACTGATTGTTGTGCTGGTTGATAAACTGATTGTTGCACTTGTTGCTGGATAGGTTGTGCTGGTTGATAAACTGGCTGTTGTGCTGGTTGATAAACTGATTGCTGAATTGGTTGGATGTTTTGCTGCTGTACTGGTTGGATGCGCGGCATCGCACGTGGCAACTCTATAGCAGTTGACTGTGTCATCTGTGGTTGCGCCGTAGTATGCGTCTTCGGTGGTTGAGCGGCCAGCGCAGTTTGTCGGACGTTGATCACTCTGTCTGTTTCTGCGCTTGGCGTATCTTGCGGTTCGTCCACTATTGTTCTTGGTATGTAAGCCGACACAGTGCGAGTTGGTGCGCTCGGCCGCGCATTCTCTATTTTGCGCGGAGCCACTCTCGACACTGAACCTTCAGTTTGCCGCGGTGACTCGCGTGGGCTGGATGGCTCAGCATAAGTGCTCTGTAGTATGCGCTGTGCCGCATCATCGATAGCGCGCGGTTGAGGTGCAGCATTACGAATTGTGCGGTCCGACGATACGCGTTGCAGTATACGGTTAGTGGCCTGATTGATCTCTGCCGAAAGTCTGCGTTCACTGCGTATGGTGTCTTCGCGTGTCTTTGCTGCCTCGGTTGGCCGACCTGCAGTGAAGCGCGGCCGAATGTCCATTATGCCACTATATTGATTGGTGGCCCAAGCCTCTAATTCAGCGCGGGCAAAAAAAGATACGTAGTCACGTTGAGCTAGAACTGGTTGCTTACTATGGGCGGCTCAGCGTTAACTGCGGACTAGAGAGAGAGGGGGCCGGGCGGCAGCCTATTGAGGCCCGCGGACCCGTCCTCCAATACCGCTTCCTCCGCTGTTGTTAGTGTTGCTTCCTCCGATGCCTCCCATTGTTGTGTTGCTGGACTCTCGCTCGCGATTGATCAAGTGGGTATAAGCGAAATTCAATTTTTTATTATAGGGGTGTACTTATATACTGCAAGATAATTTTCTGATGGACGCCCGTATCACCCAAGAGTACCACAAACAGCTCAACCTGGAGGGCCTTGACCCTGCTCTAGGCAAGTTTCTGAAGCGCAAGTTGCCCAATGATACGTCTAGTCGCAACAGACTGGGGTGGAATTGGCAGCGTCTCAAGTATAACTTCGAGGCAGCGCGCGCCAACACGAGCATGGCGATATTCAAGGTGGTGGCGGATGGCACGAGCTGTATTTATGCGCATATGCATGCTTGCCATCCGAGGTATATCTCCAGCGATCCAGTAGACGAGAAGTATAATGGAATTTTGCCAGCACGTTTTTCGCTTGGCCCCGCATTCAGGTCACAGGATGGTGAGTACAGATCGCGTGTTATTCTTGCGTCGCAGTATCATGAGATATGGTCACAGCTTGCGGTCGATCCCAAGTATAGCCATATATTCGAGCACATTGAGTCCATGGTGCTGCAAGATATTGAAAGCGGCCGAATGCACTTACACGTTGAGTTTGCGTTTGCGCCGCTTGTTGACAATAAGCCACTGAGTGATGCGCAAAAGCGTGCCTTCCATGAGCTCATCGACAACGGCAGGTATGCTGTACAGTTGTATGCACTGTGCTGGTTGCAGGACTATTATCGCATCCGCTATCAATATGCAGAGAACCATATCGACCCTGCTTATCAACTTATCATCTATAACGATGGCGAAGATGATGCGTTCCTCGACGACATGGTGGAGAGTATCGGCCATGATGGCTATCGTGATATCATCGCGCGTACTATGTATGACATTGCGGATGTGACTGCGTCTCGTGTGGGTAGCTCTGTACTTGTCGAGCTTAGAGTCGGCCAAAAAATATTCGCACTGACGGAAGGCGAGACCACCTTCGAGGGCGATCTTAACTTTGCGGTTTGGCGCGAGATATACATCAGCGTCGCGGCAAGCAATTTAGTGCTGAACTTGGTGTCGCCCAGTTTCCCCGCAATCGCGAGCTGGTTCTATATCGATGATTGCCGCGCCGAGTTGTTTGACAATCTTGCAATGCGCGAGCGCTACGAACGCAGTGATATCGCCGCAGCCAGCAGAGACAACTTTAATACTGCTGAGCAGCTGACCAAGCGTGATGGCAAGTCAATCAGCGGCCGTTTTGCCGCGATGGGCAAGATCGCGCGTTGTGGTGCCAACTATGCTTCCAACTATCTGGTGATGAGTCGACGCGGCCTTTGTGTGCTTGGCGAGAACCTGGGCTACACACTGCGCGACCTGCCGGCAATGATCGCCAGTGGTAAGACGCCGCACCTCGAGGGCATACTGTCCGACACCGCGCTTTTCCAGAAACACATGTTTGAGTATCTGTACGCATTCCACTGCCTACACACTAAGTTGGGCGTAGTACACGGCGATCCGCACGCCAACAACCTCACCATCTACACGCTGTACAACTGGGGCGCCTCCGAACGCATCGCTTATATTATCGGCGACGCATGCTATATTTTACCGCACAATCAGTGCTACAGCGGCATAATCGACTTCTCGCGCGCAATAATCGGCAAGCACAGGCTGGTGGCCGACTTTGGCGAAGAGTATGCAGAGCGCTTTGTGGCCCAACAGCTTAAGCGTGCGTTGGTGCTACTGCGCCGCCACTTTCCTGAGCTGCTCGACAAGCGCGAAAAAGAGCTTGAGGCCAAGCTCGCTGGGTTTGGCGCGCGTGCATTCGGTGCGCTGTCGGCAATTGACGCGCATTTGTTTTGTGCCAACTTTGAGGCGATGTTTCGCGCGGATCCTGCGCTAAAGGCCGGTAAAGTTGCATTGGCGCCTGGTGTGCTGCCTTTCTTGCGCATGCTGTTGAAACAGTCAACGGAATTGGCGGAACAAAGTCTACGGGCGCTGTTGGATGGCGGAGAAGTGGTGGCCGAACCATGTATGTTATTGATCAAACGCAACTTTCAACATTTGCTGTTTGGCGCAAAAAGTGAAACGAATGACGAGCAGTCGAATGGTAAGAGTTCAGTAAAGTCACCAGAGGCTGGGCCGCCCATTGCCGACATCTTTCACTACGACAATATACTGCGCTATGACATTAGCGGCTACGATACATGGGGCCCGTTACTGGTGTCCGATGCGTGGAAACAGCCTGGACCACACGCCGAACTTTATCAGAAGGCGATGAGGCGCATCAGTGAACAGAAAGTGGTGCCACAGCCCAAGTTCGACTCTGCGGCGGACTGTGATTATTAGCTCGTAGCAAATTAGAGCAACGCGTCATATACAGTAAAATGGCACAGCTTGTCTCTCGTGTCGCTGCGCGATACACCGACGCGGGCTGGACCGTTATCACACTCAAGCAGGGGCTAGTCAATGATTTGATTGCCAGTAAAGGCCCAGGCAAACTACATTTTGTGGCTGTGCGAAATAGAAGCGAGGCAGAGATCAATATATTCATCCAGAACGCAATGTCGAATGGTGCGCTGCCGGTCGTCGTCACTACCTCTGGCGATAAAATGACCTTCGAGGATGTGAACTCGCGCGCCAGAATATTGCTACGTGGGAAGCCCACTGAACCGCAGAGCGAAGAACCAGAGAAACCGAAAGCAAGTTCGCAAACAAACGCGCGCAGAGGCACAGGCAAAAAACAAGACAAGCCGGCAAGTGCATAAATTGCGTGAACGGAAGCAAAGAATATAGTGCATAAACACAAAGAATAATCGGTACACGAATTGCGTGAATGGCAGCAAAGAATATAGTGCATAAACACAAAGAAATAACGCATATACAGTTTGCGTTGTGCACACTTTTTTGCATATTTGCGTAAGCTTATTCGGCCGCGAGATTGTGATGGATCATGCACACATTCTTACCGCGCGCAGGCGTCTCCAGGCACATTACGGTGATTTCGCCCTTGGAGGTCTGAAGCTTGAACTTGGCGGTGCATGTGCCTTCCAACTTGATCTCTTTGTAGGCGTCATCAACCGCGCGCTTGTGTGCCTTGTCAACAATCTCAGCCTCGGACTCGACAGGCAAGGCAGGAATCGTTGATTTGGCAATTTGCGCCATCTGCTCTTCGACCTGTTTCGCTTTTGCCTGGAGCAACTTGTCTATGTCGGCGGCGGTGAGCGTGTTGTTGATGGGCGGCGGCTTCTTAGCCTGTTCGGCACTGGGGCGTGGACGCGCTGCTTCCTCGTCATCGCACATGTCGGCCCATGACCTTTGCGCGGGAGTGGCCGCGTTGCCGGTGGAAGTGCTCTGCTTCTTCTTTTCGCCGATAGGAGGAAACTCTTTCTCGGGATTGCTCAGGATTCTGATTCTTGCCTCCTGCTCCTTGATGATTTTGTCGGCTTTCTCAAGCTTCTCTTGGAGGTTCTTCATACCATCGATCTCGTCCAGCGACATGTCGCCCGCATCTTCCAACTGCGACTTGAGTGCGTTCCAGCCGAAGAACATCACGCGAACGAGCAAGTCCGGATGCGCGGCGATGATATGATGCACGGACTTCTCGAAAGCGACCCAACCGCCGTGCATCTCTATGATGGCCCAGAGCACTTCGAGTTTGGTGTCCTTCTTGGGATCATAGACCGACAGCAGGTAGGCCAGGCGGCAACCATCACAATGCTCCTTGGGGCGGCCCAGACCAGCGGAGGGCGAACATCTGAGTCCACCATTATTGAGGTTTTCGAAGCGGGCCTTGGTCATCCAATCATTATCGCGGAGGGGGTTCTTCTCGACGTTCATGTTTATAGGGTGATGCGACGGTGACTAACTAGCTGTATATAGCTTAAGGCCACGCGAATTCAATTTTCACATTGCGGGGCAGGGGCGGCTCAATGACCATACAGAGGCCTCAATAGAGTGCCTAACGGAACCATCGTATAGCAGCACAATTTGAATCCCGCAAACACTTATATACCAGGACAAATATAGAGTCACAGCAATGAACTTTTGCGCACTATGCCAGAGCATCATGTCAAAGCAGACGCGGCCCGAGGGCGTGTACTTTGCGTGCAACTGCGGCCACGAAGAAGAGGGCGGGCCAGACGACACGCTGATCGCTGAAGGTGTGATGGGTGGCTCGGCCGATATAGAGCGGTATGAAAGATTTGTAAACCAAGCGCCATATGATGCAGCGCGCAATATTGTGAAACAGGATTGTCCGAAGTGCGGCATGGACCACATCACGATGATACGCGTGGGCAGTAACCTCACTACGCGCTATGTATGCGATTGCGGCTACTCTAGCGCCAAGCTAGTGTGATTGCCGCAAAAAATGGTTATATACCACTTGTGCACTTGCCGACCAACATACATTTGCCCCTTTTTTCGGCATTGCGGCCCAACTGGTTCGTGTCAGTTAAGAGCGCAAAAAAACAGACCAATCATTCGCGTGTTTTTACGCACATCATTCGCGGTAGGCAAGTTTGCACTGGTTGGGGTTGATGTACTCATATGCCTGCAAATACTTGCCCGCGTGATACACCACACCGGTAAAGCGCCTGAACAGTATCGGACACTTGCCACACAAGAGCTCCAACAGCGCAAGTTGAGTCGAGTCATACACATCCTTGATTTCGCTCGCAGGTGCAAAACATGGTCCACCTTCTGCGATGGACACTGCGCGCATATTGATCACATGCGTTTGCTCGGCCTTGGATAATATGCTGGGACTGCGGTGTTGCTCGGGCGGCACAACGTAGATCTCTTCGACGGCGTGTGCTTGCGCACTTGACTGTTTAGTGATGTCCTCGTACTCGACCTCGCGTGTCGGCGCCTCGTCTTCCGCGTCATCTGCCGGCTCGGTCTCGTCCGCCGCTTCGGCCACATCTTCTTCTTCGCTCTCCTCGTCGGACTCGCTGGAGTATCCGCCGCGTTTGCGTCTGCGCGTAAGTACATCGTCGCTATCATAGTCACTATCGGGCTCGTCGTAAAAGTGCGAGATCTCCTGTTCTATCGATTCAGGTGTTTCTTGTTCTCCCTCGCTGCTGCTGTAGTCACTACCGAAGTCATCGTAGTCGCTGCCGTACTCGCTGCCGCTACTGCCATAGCCGCTGTCGTCGTCGCTCATTTTAAGCCGCGCGGTATATTTGTATCGCAACATAACAATTCAAATTGCAAATGGAGTATATTAGCCGAGAGAATGCTGGGCGGTATGTACAGAGTACATCGCGTACCGTGGCGCTTTGGGCGATTGATGCCTATATCACACTACGACGCTGGTGTGCATGGGTGTATATCACACTCGCTTATATGATCGCGCTGCTCGGCGACAAGAGGGCAGACGGCTGCATACTGTTCGCGTGCCTGGAGGGCAACCCTAGCATACAGTTCACACGCAGTCTCGGCTGCTGGCAGCGCTTTGCCTCTGTGAGTAATTGTGATGAACTCGATCAGGTGCTGAACACGCGGGCGGAATGGCGCGCCAGTAATAAGCGAGTTTACTTTCTCATTGCACACAAACGCGCCGCCAACGAAGAGGGCACAAAAACGCAACATGATAAAGTGGACGACGCGCAAAAGAACACTGCGCTCGAGTACGTGTTGGACCTGAAGGGCGAGAGTGTGCACCGACTACACGATGGCAAAAAATTACAGCTCGACTTCGGCATCATCGAACCGCAACAATGGCATGCCGCGAAATTTGCATAACTACACAAAGTAAACACAGCCGTTTTTTTGCTCCCTCACATCACAACCAACACTTGCTTTTTTGCCTCCTCACATTACAATCAACACTTGCTTTTCGGTACCTTTCTTTGTTGCGCCGCCAATCACTTGCTCTCTGATACGCGTACTGCCGTTGATCTGCGGCTCAAACAGTTTGTCGATCTCGGCCTTCGTAAATAGTATCTGACGGTTCGCCGGCTCAATCATGTTGACAGGATGTGGCGCACTACCGACCAAGCTGTTCAGCAAGAAGTATTGTCTGATGCGCTCCATTGCCGCACAAGTCACTTACGTTTGTGTGTTCTTATATAGCGCGCGATAAACTCACGCGTCACTATTTGGTGGATGCAAAAAAACGCATACAAGTAATCACACGCGCACATACATTCAACCACGAACCCATTCATTCTCGCGCCTGATCTGCTCCTCTTCTTCGGGAGTAAATGCATCGGTGAGCTCAAAGTACTCGCGCAGTTGTTCGGGCGTTTTGCCGCGAATCGTGTTTGCAATGTGTTTGCAACAGGTGTGCATGAGCGTATTGATGTCGAGGAAGTTGGATGCGGTCGAAAGATCGAATAGCGTGTGCTTATCCAACTTCTTGAGCATCTCCAGATCCCAGTCACATATATCATCAGCGCGCTTGGGCAAATGATCATGTACGTCAGGCTCAGGTTCGACCTTGGGCGGGTCATCGACGTGGTACTCCATCCATCTGGTGATCAACTCCATTATATCCGACTTGACCTCCTGAATAGGAATGGGCTCGTCCTCGCCGCCCTCCATATCCTTGATCATGTTGGCAATCACTCGGCTCATTTCAGCGTGCCTCTTGGGTATCCTGAACTCCACCTCATCGGAACTGACGAGCAGCACCAGCGGGCCAGTATCGGCCTTGACGGGCTTAGTCGGCTCATCCTCGGCCTTGTCCTTGCCTTTGGCCTGCGCGGGTGTCCTGGCGACGTTAGTCATAGGCTCAGCTTCCGCATCGGTGACAGCCACGAAGGGGGTCGCAGGAGTAGCGGGTTCAGCGTCGGCAGTCAAGTCGATGGTCTTGGTAGGGGTGGCCATGTTTGCTAATTATGCCCTTGCAAAGTCTAAATTCAATTTTAGCAGGTCATAAATACAGCCCTAGAGGCCCCTTTCCAGCCCTGTATAGAGGGGCCACATCGCCATTTGGAGCAATAGTGAGTAGGCAAAACGCGCCATCGATAATTGACTAATATAGTGGGCAAGATGACCGATGAACCTTTCCGTATTGGCTATGCGTGCATATCGCTACCGATGCGCGAGCAAGGTATATTCTGTTCACGCACTCTTACGCTCAAGACGCTGACCGAGCGCGGGAAAGCACTTGCAATCGAACGCGCCGCCGCCAACGTGGCCGATCTGGACCGCATCGTGCGCTATAATGAGGCGCATGGCTTGCGATTCTTCCGCATCACCAGTAACTTGTTCCCGCACTGGCATAATGAAAAAGCGGGCGAGCTAGGTGAGTACGATATCGACTTTGCGGCGGCCCGACTACGCGAGACTGGTGACTATGCGAAAACGCACAAACATCGCATCACTGCGCATCCTGGCCAGTATTGCCAACTAGGGACGCCGCACGCGGATGTACTCGAACGCACTGTGCGCGACCTGGCCAACCACGCAGAGACATTCCAGCGTATGGGTCTCGAGCCCGCCGATGGTGCCTGCATGATTTTGCACGCGGGTGGCAAGTACGGCGATAAACAGGCCACGTTGGAGAGGTGGCGTACCAACTACAACGCATTGCCCGCCGAGATCAAAAAGTATATAGTGCTCGAGAACGACGATTATCACTATCACGCGATGGACCTATTACCAACTTGCGAACAGTTGGGCGTGCCGCTTTGTGCCGATTATTTTCATCATCAGTGCTACGGCGCAGAGCACTTTGACATTTACACGCCAGATATCACATCGCGCATTGTCGCCACTTGGCGCGGCACAACACCAAAGTGCCACATAAGCCAACAGCGGCCTGGCGCGCGAAAAGGCACTCATGATGATTATGTTGATGAGATTCCGGCGCAATTACTAGCGATTTGTCGCGAGCATAACATCGATGTTATGGCAGAGTGTAAGGCTAAAGACTTGTGTGCGTTGCGGCTCTACCACAAATACTTTGACGAGGTCACGGACGACGACACGGTTCGATGGCGCATCAAGTAGGTGCGGCACAATGTGGTTCATTACGTTAGAGGTGCGGTACAATACGATTTGTTGAAAAAACACCTTACCAAGTAGGTGCGGCACAATGTGGTTCATTACGTTAGAGTACCGAGTCAGAGGTGCGGCGCGATGCAGAACCGGCACAAAGTGCGTCGTTGTTTTTTTTTGTGTTTGTGTGAAAACATGCAGCGATATTTTTTGCGTTGTGTCATATACGAGAATGTTGCCGATTTGGGTTGGCCTTGTAATTTGCGTAATCCTTATTTTGATCGTGTACTATGTCGCCAATGCGCAGACCAGCGCAGTAACACAACCGGGCGACGGCACATCAACCGGCTCAACCACACCATCGACCGGCGGAGGATCGACAACGCAACCGTCAACGGGTAGCGATTCAGGCAGCGGCTCAACCACACCATCCACTGGTGGTAGCACTGGCGGCAGCACAAGTGGCTCAACGACAGGCGGAAACGCAGGTTCACCACCGACTAGCGGAACAGGCACCACACCATCCACTGGTGGTAGCACTAGTGGTGGCAGCACCACACCCAGCGCATTACTCAACTACAATCGTGTGACTGGCGCGGACATGCCAGGCTATGATTTGACTGGCGGCCAAGCTTACGTATTGCCAAGCGAGGAAGCGTGCGCAAAGAGCTGCAACAACAACGCGCTGTGTAGCATGTACACTTATATAACCAGCGGCTCAGAGAAGGGCAAATGTTACCTCAAGCGTTTTGCCAGTTCGGGAGGCGATACCATGATGGTCAAGAAGCCCGGTAATAACTATCTCACTTACTCCAATACAGCACTCAATGGCTTTGACTATGCGACTGCGGGCTTTGGTCTGCTTGGCTCGGGCTGTTACAGCAAGTGTCAGTCTGACGCGCAGTGTATCGGTTTCGAGGTCCATAACGGCACGTGTTACTTCAAGACGCCCAACAAGGTCAGCGGCATGAACATGGGCTTTCGTCAGTCGTTGTAAATTTTGCCATACCGACGCAAAAAAAAACAAACGTGCTTTTGCGGCAACTCATGTTGTATTTTTTGCAGCAACGTATGTTGTATTTTTTGTGCTATCTTAGGATTGCTTGAAGCCAACGTTGGTGCCCGCGAGCGCTGTGGATGTTTTGTAATAACACACGCCGTTGCCGAACGTGGCCGCGTCACAAAAGCTATCGCCGTCGCATGCTGCCTGGCAGTCACTGAGTGTGGAGCCGCCGCCCATTCGCAAATCGTAGTTCCAGATAGTGCCCGGCACATTGGCGAACTTGCCCTTGTTGATCTTGAGCAAGCTCGAGCCATCTTTGTTGCCCTCGAACGACCTAAGTTTGCAATCGCCGGTGGTCGTGTTGTATGTATAAAAGTTACAATAAGGGTCGCCGTTGCACGCGTCCGCGCATGCCGATTCAGTGCTGAAGTTGTAGCTGCCGCCCGCAATCACGGTGCCGTCATCGCCAAATGTGTAGCCAACCCGTCGCCTGTAGTTGGTGAGCGGATCCACAGCCGGCGTGGTAACTACTGGCGTAGTTGTAGTTGTGCTGGTTGAGCTCGAAGTGGCCCAATACCAGTATATGATAATGATCACAATAAGGATCGCCAGCGCAATCATCCAAGTCTCCATTTTCGTGTATAATGGCGGCATGAAAAAATAATACAGAGTAATTTCATCACATCGCAAAAGTGCGGCCGAGTTGTCTGTCATTGTGCGCTTATACGATCTTGCTCTTGAATCCAATGTTGCGCCCCGAGGAAGAACCCGCGCTTTTGAGCCAGCACTGTGAGCCCCTGATCTGGTACATATCGCAAAGCGCGTTTTGATCACACAGCAATTGACATTGCGACTGATTTACGCCGCCGCTGGATGAGATGTCGTAAGCGGGCAAGTCGGTGCCGGGCCAGCTCAGATACTTGCCTTTGTCGATCTTTACGTTGAGGTTGCCCGATGAAAGCGGAAACTGGCCGAGCGTACAAGTGCCCGTGTTCTGATAACGATAAAAGCTGCAAGTGGGCTGATCATTACACGCGGCCGCACACTCTTCCTCGGTCTGGTACACATTGCTGCTGCCCAGGTCATAGCCGCTGATGGTTGCGTTGAGTACTCTACGGTAGTTACTCATTGCAGTGGGCGGCGAAGGAGTCACTGTACCGCTACCACCTGTTGAGCCACCAGTGTTGCCACCTGTTGAGCCACCTGTTGATGGCGTAGTTGATCCACTCCCGGTTGGCGGCGAAGTGACCACACCGGTGTTGGCCGCGTTTGCGTTGCCGAGCATCACCATAATGTACAGAGTGAGTATGATGATCACTATGATGATCAGGCCCCAAAGTGCTGCTTCGCCCTTCATCGTGGTCGCGCAACAATACGCTCGCGCACTTACACTCGAGCAACAATACACTCGAACGTTTGTGTGTTTATGCACATGCCGAGATAAAGGCCGCGCGGTAATTAAGCCGGAAGATTCTCCGCCACTACTTATAACATCGCGCCAATGGATCGCGGTACACCGGTGTTGAGTTATCTGGTGGGCTGCTGCACAGGTGCCAACTCGGGTTCATCTTGCGCGGGATATGGCCAGGGCAGTATTTCATGCGATAATGTAATGACACAATGGTGCGCACAGAACCCTAATGATCCGCTCTGCACTTGCATACTTAGCCCTGCGGCGGACCCCAAGATCGGCGTGAACCCGCTATGCGTTGACGCAAAATGCATTCGAACAGGATACGCCACAACGAACATGCGCAACACTGCTTGCCCTAACATCGTGTCCTGCACTGTTAACGCACAGCTTGCCAACAGCGGCGTGAGTCTGTCCACCAACATCCCGATCGAGCAAAACTGCGGTGGTGGCTCAACCAACAATACGTCAACTAGTGACGGATCTACAAGCGGCACAGTAATGTATATGTGGGTGCTCATCTTCGTACTCATTGTCGCCATAGTGTGCGGTGTTGCATTCACGCCGGGCGTGTACGAGTGGCTGAGCGGCGGCAAAAAAGAAGGCACGGAATTGTAACCACAATCTATACACATACCTATATTGCGAACTATTACGACTGGCCCAACATTCGCGTTTTATCACATATTTTGCACTCTCGCGACAGTTATCTTTTTTGCCGCTCATGTGTCATTATTGCGCAAGCGCGTTATTACAACGCATCAAGTTGTGCGAATAATTTGCCGGACCGCGCGCCGGCCCTGGCCACACCAGCGTTTTCGAGCGCATGAATCGCAGCCGCGGCATTCACACTTACGGGCTCAAGCGCGGGTAGCTCGGCCCACGCACGAAACGCCACACGCGCAAGTTCGGGCACAAAGTCGCTGCTTGTCGGGATCGCACCGGCTTGTTGCGCGGCCTCGATGCTGGGCCATTGCGTCATAACAGTATGTGCGCGTACAGGCCCCACACCCTTGAGTTTGCCGGTATAGTCGCAGCCGAGCAGTATACAATAGTCGACGAATTGCACGGCGTTCATGCGCATGCCCTCGAGCACCGCTTTGTAGTCATAATATGTTATGCTACTTGTTGTCTTGCCCGCGCGAATCAAGTCAGCGCCATATGCAAGTATGTCCATGTCTTCGCTCAGCACCGCATCAGCGCGGCCTTCACGCACGAATAGAGCGACGGCTAGATCGGCCTCGAACTCTGCGCGATAAACGGGCACACCTACGCCCGCGAGAAACGCACTCACAGCCTCCACAAAGTGTTGGGGCGGCGAACTTCCCTTCTCTTTGCTGTCCTTGCGCTTTGCCAACGTGGCTGCTTTGCTGTCAGGCGGCGCACCATCCAGCACGAATATAAGCTTGACTCCGCCGCCGATCCAGCGCATGATTGTGTTCGCGGCAATGAACAGCGGCGCACTGACATTGACCACGCCCTCTACCTTGGGCATGATCTTGCTGCCGACGCTCCACCACGCATAGAGATAATTATAGCCATCCACCACTAGTGTCTTGCCGCGCAGTGAACTGAATGGCTGCGACTTTATTGCACCAGGTGCAAACTTGCGAATTGCGGCCGAAAGCCCCTTGATGCCCATTTTGTATACAAAGCGCCGGATTTAAAAAAGAAAGAGCAGAATCAAATGTTGCGCACCGACCTGAATAGCAACCAAATAAACGACTAAGTGTTTGGGCCTCGATCGTTATTGTTGCGAATCAATCCATATGGCCACCGAAAGAGCGGTTGGGCCGCGATCGTTATTGTTGCGCAATGGTACAATATAACGCAATTGTAAGGCATGATATTTATTGCATAAAGCGCGGGTCGATGGCGCACCAGCCGTCCATCATACTCACTGCGTCGCATAAATATACATAGTGGCCACTAGCATTTGTCGCGCCCTTCTTCGGGTTCACGTACTTGATGCGCAGCTGGTTGTAAAGCAAATACTTGGGCTCGATCACCAACTTCACGCCGTACTTTTTTGCCTCGAAGATGCTGCGTTCGTTCTCGCTGATGATCTCTGGCTTGCTGACGAGAACGCCGCGCCGAGTATAATAGCCACCATCGCGCAGTGTGAGCAGGTTGCGTCCGAAGCCATCGAGTATACAGTGCTTTAGTGCGGTGGCCGCGTCTGCCAGCGTTTCTGCGTTGGCCCGGCCGATCGAGCGTGGTTTACTGTCCCAGTCTGTGATGCGCAGGCCGGCCAACAGCAGTTCGTTGACGAGCTCCTCACGCAGTGCGATAAAGTTCATCAGCGAGCTGTACGCGACGCCATAACTTTCGCACCAAGCCTCAAGATCGCCTTGCTCGGCAGCGCGCATTGCCGCAATGTAAAGTAGCAGGCCGTCGATAAACCCATCGCAGAACAGCACTTTGGTGCGGTAGTAGAGATTGTCGCCGGCCATCACCGCGGGCAGCGCATGTTTGTATATGCCGGTCCAATCTATACCAATGCTGCCCTTTTTTGCAGTGTGCTCATCATCACTATGCTTAGTGCTCGCCCCTGCCATGTGTTGCGGTTCGCTTTTAAGATACGCCGCGATTGCGATCAATTCCATGATGGAGAAGTTCCACTGATAGCCCGCGAGAATCATTCTTGCGCACTCTGGTGATAGTCCGATGGAGGTCGAAAATACCACCGCGATTTTACCCAACTCGGTGAGCTTGATCGGGCCGCTGCGAATCAGCGTGTGCTCTTCCTGATTCGCGGCGGGTGGTTCGCAGAAACCGCAAGCGTACAGTCGTTCTACTGCATCATCGATCGCCGCGGTAGTGGGTGCGTCGAGCATGTCGATCTGCTCCGGCACAAAGTCGTCGCTGAGCATTTGTTGCCATAGCACGCTACACACTTCCTCGAGCAGCACCGAGGGCAGCCCGCACTTCTGCAGTTTGTCAAATATAAAGCGCGGATAAAGTGGATAAAACACGCCTGGCCCTTTTCTGCCCACTCGCCCCCTTCGTTGCAGTATTTTGTCGACGGTGGCTGGCTTGGTGATGAGCCCTCTGGCGCCTGTCTCCGGATCATACTCCATCTCACGGCTGTATCCGCAATCAATAACATAGCCCAATCTGTGTAGCGTGAGGCCTGTCTCTGCGACATTTGTGGCGATAATCACGCGCCTATTCGCAGTTGCGTTCTTGCCCCTCAGCAGCGTGTGGACCGTTTTATCTTTGCTGATGGTGGCGCGATAGTCATCGTTCTCTTCACGCACTGCATTCGAGTCCACCGCGAGAAGTGCAAATGCGCCGCCCAGTTTCTCATTGAGTGCTGCAAGAGCGCGTTTGAGTTCCACTATCTCGCGGCTGCCCGGTGCAAAGATGAGTATGTCAGGAAGATCGCGATCGCTGCTTGCATCGCCGCCACATATCTCGCCCACCACGGTCGCTGCCGCACGCGAATAGTCGTTGATGAGCCGGCCGTCATTCCAGTCCCAGCGCTCTTCGATAGGATGCGATTCACCTCTGCAGTAAATGAAGTTGGGCTTGTTCTCGCCCGTGGCAAGGCCAAAGTAGCGCAAGAATGGTATGGGATCGATGGTCGCGCTCATCAGCACCACAAAGGGGCAGTTTATGTTGTTGTGCATTCTTGTCAACAAACGTTTGAGCAACGATAACGCGGTGTCGGTCGCGAGGTCGCGCGTGTGCACCTCATCTACCAGAATAAAGCGATATCTGGCTGCGATCTCGCTGTCGGTGTGATATTGCAACTCCTGCAGCAACGTGCCGATGGTGGCCGACAGCAAACCGCGACGAAACGGCCTGAGTTTGTTGTGCTTTGTGCTCCAGCCGATGTCGGTGCCACGACGAAAGCCATAGTGCAGCTGAATCTCGCCAACGTTCTCGATTGCGGTGATGACGCGCGGCTGAGTACATATCACGCCAGGCGCGTTCTTACCACCGACCGGCTGCACGAACTTTTTGTAGATCTCAGCGGGCAGTCCTATTGACTTGCCGGAACCGGTCTGCGCCTTGAGCACCAATAACCTGTTCTCCACACCCACTGCTTGTGAGCGCGCCGAAAACCACGCAAGTATGTGGTCAATGGGCCGCAATGTGTCGAGCACTTCTTGCGGTGTCGCGTCGGTTTGTACAAGCGAGCCCTCGCGAAAGAGTGTGGGTTGTGACATTACTATGCAGCGCCTTGCCTTCAATGTACCGTGCGTTGCACCGCGTATATCCAGCTTCGCAAACTTATAGTGGACCGGCGAGTTTCGCGCGGTGTGTTTTTATCGTCATGTTTTATGCGCAGTTGATTGTATAACGATGTGGGCCGAATTTGCTCTCGTACTTTTGTTGGTGGTGCTTATCATCTATTGCGGCGGCGCGCAACAAGACACTTTCACAGCGGGTCCACGCACGGTCATACTTTACTATGCTGATTGGTGCGGCGCGTGCAAAATGTTCAAGCCGACGTGGGCCAAAATCAAGGCGCTTGAGGGGCCCAACTTGCGCTTCAAGGAGGTAAATGTGAGCGAGGCCACTGACGATATCGCGCAAACCATAAATGCTATACCCGCCATCGTGGTGGTTGACGCGGTCAGCGGCAAAACATACAAGTACGACGGCAGCCGCGACTATGCCTCTGTCAAGCGGATGATTATGGCGCCGACCTTGCCGTGGTAAAGTGGCCAACAAATAGCAAACAATAATCGCAAATAATAATCACAAGCGACAGAAACAATAATCATATCGCTACAAATTGCGACTGTCGCAATGGCCACATACATTTGCAATAAACCGCAAACTATATTTTTTTTGTCCTATACGCGGCAAGATGCAAAAAAACACACTGAGTCGCAAGCTGATTATTAGCCAAAGAACGGATTTTCGCGCATGTCGAAAGAGGGATGCGGTTTGACTCGTCCGGCCTCCACTCGGTAGTTGTTTGGCGCAGGTATCATTCTGCAGATTCGCATGTCGCTCTTTGCCCTATTAATGCTCACGGCCGTTGCAGCATTGCGATTAAGCCTCCCATAAACTTCCAGCGAGGGCGAAAACGCAGTGACTATATCGTCAGTTGCAGAGCCACCATCGGCAAAGACGCGCTTGAGCATGTAAAGCAGACTGTCGTACATTTGCAGATAAACGCCTGCGATGTTTTCATCTTGCGGATAGGAGAGTCCGCCAGCGCGCCCACCAAACTTATAGGCAAAGTGCAAACTCAGAAGATGGCGCAACACTTGCTGTACACACGCGACCCGTGGCGAATTTTGCGACGCACATTCACAGAGCGACAGCAGCTTTCCTGTGGCGGTTTGATAGTCGGGCAGCTCAACACCGAGATGGAACAAGCGCGTCTTTTTGCATGATCCACGTATTTCGCCTTCTGTCACGTAGTATAGTCCGATGGCCGAACCCGAGCCCCAGTAATTCTCGCTGCCGCCCTTTGCAGTTTTGCGCTTCGTCTTCTCTGGTTGCGGCCTTGTCTCATCGCCAGCTGGTTGATCATTATCTGTGGATTGCGCTTCATCGCCAAGTTGAGCACTATCTATAGTCTGCGGTTCAGTTGCATTGTTGGCCGGTTGAGCACTGTCTATAGTTTGCGTTTCATTCACAGTTTGTGGTTCAGCGGCGACCAGTTGAGCATTCATAGTTTGCGTTTCATTCACAGTTTGTGTTCCGCCGCTTGACCACCTGTAAGGCTCTGCGGTGACCAGGTCGAGCACGGGTTCGGGCGCCGAAAAGCTCAACGCATCTTCCGAGATATCCCACGCGGCCGCCAGTGGTTTGTCGTCGTCCGGGAACTTCTTGGTAAACAACGCGCGAAACATACAGTATGCCGCGCAACCTGTGATTGGGCCGCTTATATCTTTTGCATTCACCCAGTATGTCTGCAGCGTGCGCGCGCCATTTACTTTTTGCGCCTCAACCGGATAGTGTTCATCGAGGATCGCAAAACGTTTTGAGTCTTTGTTCCAGCGTTCGATCGCCACTTCGCGCGGCGGATTGTCAAACGGAAATGCGAAGGCTGCGTGTAAGTCCATGCGCTGCACCATCGGATGAAGACAACGCATACCCTCGAACTCAACAGTGGGCAACAGTCGCGCGGACTCATACCTTAGCGTCATGTCCGCAATAAAGTGATTCTCGCCAACGTCCACTCGCAGTGTGCCGACATGTTGCGCGCCAATCACACGCACGTTCGCGTCAGGTAGCGCGTTTGCGAGCTGATCCGCAAGTTGATAGGCATGGTCTAGTTCCCATATATAGAAGTCAAGGTCAGGAAACGCCAGCTCATCATCCGAATAGATCTTGCTGCCGCGCAACCGTAGTGCATAGTCAATCGCGGTGCCGCCGTACAACACACACTCATGCTCGCGTATAAACTGCTTTACTATTTCGGTGGCTTGTGAGAGAACCAGAGATAATTTATCGCGCCGCGCTATCACTAACTCACGCTGTTTCGAGCTTTCTAGTGCTTGCGCAAGATCAGCACTGCACTGGACGAGGGAGCGATTTGCGCCACCTGTAGTGAGTTGCGGCCCAAACGCATATTTGCCACTCTCTGGACTCTGCGGCCCAAACGCACATTTGCCACTTATTACCGGCTGAATATCTTCTTCCATGATCTTGTCGGGCTGGTCGGAGGCCACATGCGGACTGGATCGCACGCTTGTATCTGCACGAAATTGAGACTGGAGCGCCATTATAATAACGTTTTAGAGAATATTGAATATTTAATTGCATACTGTCACCAGTGTCTAGTGTTCAGCGAATACGCGTGGACACAAACATGGACGCCGAACAATTCCTCGAGCTGATACGGGGCGAATATGTCGAGGACACGCCCGTGGGCTGGTGCGAACATTGCAACATTCCGATGCAGCAGCAAAATGTGGAGTACATCTGCGAGAGCTGCGGTATAGTGGTGCCGAACTCTGACGCAGAAACGCAAAGTTACGATGACAAGGGCACCTCTGGCTCGGCCGCATGCCGCAGCAAGTATTACAGCAGTGGCACCGACTACTCACACACGCAGCGTAAGTACATCGCGGACCAACTGACAAATAATGCAAAGGACTATAAGGGCAAGCCCATACTTGACAGCGTGCTAAGCGAGGTGGCCACCAGCTACAACAATATACAGCGCCATGTCGCCGCCAAGAAGCAGGCCGGTGAAGCGCCCACCAATGCAGACACCTCAGCGGGCAAACGTTGGGTCAGACGCGGCGGTATTAAGGATGAGGTGCTCGCGTGCTTGCTTTACTTCGAGTGTATACGACAGGGCGACGCACGCAAGAAGCGCGACATTGCACAGTTTATGAAGTTGTCGACCAGCGGTTTCTCGCGCGGCGAAGGCATTGTGCGCGAGCTTCAAACGCGTGGCGATGTAGAACTGCCCGAGTGCGACGATGTGCCGAGTCAGCTCATTCGCAGATACTGCAGTGTGCTCGGTGTAGAGTACTACGCAGGCTTCGTGCGCGAAATTGTGGAAGAGAGTGAGAAGCGCAAGATAGGCATGCACAGCCAGGTGTCGTCCAAGATCGTGGGCACGATATGGGTACTACTCACGCATATGCACCGCAAGATCACAGCGGCTGAACTTGAGAAGTGCACAGACGGCACAAAAAAGAACACGTTCATGAAGTTCTCTAACTTGATCCCGAAATATATGGACGCGTTTTCACCTATCTTTATCAAGTACGGTGTGCCGATCAATGCCGATTAAGTGGCTAAAAAGACAAAAAAGACAAAAATATAGAGTGCCGATTAAGTGGCTAAAAAAGACAAAAATATAGAGTGCCGATTAAGCGGCTAAAATGGACGGGCGTAAGAGTGACACAATAGTAAAGTAGTGTGTCATTTGCGCGTTGTGTGCTTTTTTGCGGTCGCGTCGGTTAGTTATTATGAGTTGTCAACAATTCACCACTGTACGTTTTAAAGCCGCCGCGCAAAATTGTAAAGAACAGAATCGTATTCTGTCACACAATGAGCACAATCGACACCATCCACCTTTCGCGTGATTCAAGGAACCGCCGCACCGATGACTATGATGCGTATGCAGCTGCAACTGCGGGACAGGTGTTTGGCGGCCACACTCTCGCAGACTATTTAGGGCGCGGCGCATTCGCAAGCGTGTGGCGGACTGATGGCCAGAGCGCGCTAAAGATATTCCGCGACTCACACGAACGCGCGTTCAAAGATGAGGCGGCCATCTACGCACATGTCGGATTGGCGAACGATGATTGTTGCGGTTGTGATGTAAAGTCGGGCGGCAATAGTAAAGAGGGTGATCACACTGACAAGATGAACGGCGATATTCGCTATTGCCTTACCGGCACAGTTGGCTGGGGTATGTTGCCGCACCCTGAACGTTTCCCGCCTTTTCGCCTCCATCCATTCATTCGCATGCCATTGTGCGGCCCGAGCTTGCACCAAATTCTCAAGGAGCAAAAGCAAGGTCTGCCGATCGACATAGTGCGCAAGATCGCGCGCGATATGTTCCGCGGGCTGTCGTTCTTGCACTCGCGTGGGCTAGTTCATGCTGATATTAAGCCTGCGAATTTGTTGCTATGCAAGGGCAGCGATGCAGCACAAACGCATGTGGTAATCGGCGATCTAGGTTCGTGTATACGCAGTGGCTCATCGGGTCATCGTGCTGGTACACCTGAATACATCGCGCCGGAGATGCACTTGGGCGGCAAGGCCACACCCGCTACCGACTACTGGTCCGCCGCTGCCACGTTATTCGAGATCGCAACCGATGTACTGCTATTTGACCTGTATGAAGACGCGGCCGATTCTGATCAGATGAGCTGCGACTCAAACAGCAGCGAATGGTCGCGCGAGGATCGAGAAGCATGCGGCAAATTCCTCCACATTTCGTGGCAGCTGATCGGCAAACCACCAGCCAAGTTCACCAAACAGGCGGCCGCGCGTGACTATTACAACAACAGAGGAACGCTCAAACTTCACAAGGGCGCGGAAGTGCTCGGGCTTGAGCGATTCATGGCGATGAAAAACATCGCGAGCAATCCTGCACTTATCGCGCTGATCAGTCCCATGCTGCAGTACATACCAGAAAGCAGGACGTGGCCGGACGATGTGGCAGAAGCGTAACAATCCGCAAAAATAATACATCGCACCATAAAGGCACAACACGCAGAAACACAAATTGCGACACAAAAAAACACCACGTTGTAAAGCCATTATTTGTAAAACGTCAGTTGATTATACATCTTTTTTTCGTGCAAAAAACACACACGAATCACAGCTCTTCGTTTTTATTATCTATCACTGCGCCGCGCCAAGTCCGATGCCAAAGTCGCGCTGCATCGCCTTTGCGCGAAAGTGTGTGTAGCGCGTACATAAATACACATGTTCGTTGTAGTATGCGCTTGTGTATTTACATACGCGTGTTGCTCGACAACTGTGTTGATTATAACCTTGTTGTTTAGCAACTAACGCACTGCCTCTGCCAGTATAATGGTCACCGTCTTATTGACACCAGCAAAGAATAGTGCATGCCCCGCATTGCTCGGCCCGCGCAATACTAGGGTTGTGGTATGGTCCTCATCACAAAAACCTGGGGAGTGCTGGCCTGGCGCTCCAAACGACGGTCTTTGTGTATAGTACATGTGCAAGTCTTTATATGGATTTCAGGCGCCGCTCGGCGACCAGTTTATGGCCGTGCGACCAAACCCCGCGGACCAAAAACATAAACACTCATTGCGCCCACACGCACCAATCGGCCCACAACACCCATCGCCGCCATGAAAGCCTGCTCAGCCGGGCATCGGCGTGTATCTGTGCGGGCACATCAATGCGTTGCTGCTATTGGTTGTTCGCTTAAGCGTGCTCACACGCACTCTGCCGAAAGTTCGTGATCTTTGGCGAGCTTGGCTTGCACCACTCCATCGGAGTCTTCGATCCACATCAGGCCCACCAGCGGATCAACACGGATGTTTATGCGCTCGGGCCACACATCGTCTTCCGCAAAATCGCACTTGCAGCTGACCGCATAGCTGTCCACACCCATGCCGAGTCTCGCGCGTGCATAACTGATCTCAACGGCTTGCGCGCAAATGTCGTCCACGATTAAGAAGCAATCTCTGGTACGAGTACGCCAACGACCCTGTGCCGGCCCAACCACCAGCATCATGTTGCCGATATCTGCGCCATCACAGAAATGTCCTGTGGCGCCACCCTGTTCTTGCGCGCACCAAACTCCAGTGAGATAGTCTTCCGCAAACTCATTGTTCCACGTGGCAAGATACCATATGACCAGCACCACCAGGACGACCAAAAACGCAAAAAGATATTCGCGCGCCATCGCCTAACCTCGCAGTGCCGCGCACTTGCTATGCACTTATGCTGTGCACTTGTATACTTTGTAAAGCAAAAAACATACGCATATTTTACGAGCGCGTTTTGCTCACAGCGGCCGAAGTTATCGCTTACTCGTCGGTATCCTCATCTTCGCCAGCGTCCTCGTCAGCATCTTCTTCCTCGGGTTCCTCGTCCTCTTCGGGCTCGTCCTCGTCAGCTTCACCAGCATCAGCAGCCTCATCCGCGGTTTCATTCGCATTCTCGTCGGTGTGTTCATCGACAGTCTCTTCCGCAATTTCGCCGGTGTCTTCAGTATTCTCGGTGGCCTCGTCATCAACGATCTCTTTGCCCTTGCGGCTTCTTGCGCTCTTTGTTCCTGCACTCTTTGCCCTACTGGTGGCGGCCTTGGTCGCGTTCTTTGCGGGTGCCTTTTTTGCCGCACTCTTAGGCGCAGACTTTACAGGTGCCTTCGCATTCTTCGCAGGTGCCTTTTTCGCGGGCGCTTTCTTGCCAGCAGCAGGCTTAACATCGCCTTGTCCTTCGCTGGCACGCGAAGAGTCCTCTTTCTTGGCCTGGCGTTCAGCGCGCTTGTTATTGATCTCTTCAAGCACACTTTGCATTTCGTCGTCACGTATAAGCTTCAGATCATCAAGGGTAATACCAAAGTCTGCCAACAACGAGTAGATATCCTCGACATAGAACGTAACCTTGCGCTTGCTGTGTGCGCATCGGCCGCCCAAGTGCCAAGCGATCTTCTTGAGGAAGCCGATGAAACCGCTCTGTACCTTGGCATCAATCTCGGTACTGAGCTTCACTTTCTTCGCGCTCTTCGAAATACTCTGCTCGATATCGCCCTTTGTGGTAAAGCGCATTAACTCGCTTGATTCACCTCGATGCTCTTGCATAAACTTTAGTCCGTGCTCAAGTACGAATGCTGCGAACTTCTCGGTGTTGCATTTGCGTAAATGTGCGATAATCTCTTCGTTGCTTTCTTGCGTAGTGAATCTGGTGCTGATTACCTCGTCTTTCATGTGCTCATAGAACGCAGCGATGCAATGCTTAATCTCTTGCGAGAGCGTGAAGCGCTTTTTGAGTTTCTCACGGCAGTCCTTGGCTTCTTGCAAGTTCGCATAGGTCTCAAACTCGTCCTCGATCGGAATCTCGTAGGCATCAATCGCGTCCTGAATACGCGCGTACATAGCAGTGGTTAGGAAGTTATGAATGCGGTTCTCCATAGTGACTAGTATAGTGACTGACACAGTCTCGCCTACTCGCTCTGAGGTTGCCCTTCAGTATTCAAAATTCAATTTTATCCGTGTACTCGCCTACCTATAGCCATGCCTATACCGTGCCGAAAAAACGCCCATTTGTGCAATATACAGCACTTTTGGGCCAACTCGTAAGCGTAGCGTTATAGCAACTGTATAGAGTTGGCCCAACAATAGCCTTCTAGACACATTATTTGCAACTTTTGGGCCAACTCGTAAGCGTAGCGTTATAGCAACTGTATAGAGTTGGCCCAACAATGGCTAATTTGTGCCGATTTCACAACTTTTGGGCCAGCCCGTAAACGTGTCACCATAGCAACTGCAATGAGTTGGCGCTTCAAACGTATTATTTGCAACTTTTGGGCCCACTCGTAAGCGTATCACAAGAGCCACTCTAACGACTAACGCTTCAAACGTGTTTTTCGCAACTTTTGGGCCCACTCGTAAGCGTGTCTATAAAGTTGCTATACCGACCGGCGCTTCAAACGTATTATTTGCAACTTTTGGGCCCACTCGATGGAGCATCTATAAAGCCACTATAGCGGGTGGCCCAACAATGGCAAAAAAGTTAGATCAACACAGCGCAAAAAATTGCATATACTCTGCAAGTCATAACTCACACATAACAATTATCAAGCACTCGTTTGCACACACACGTTATTGGTCATGTTTACTGATCGTAAACTAGATATGGTTTGCACTGTTGCACAGATCGTTCTGCAGAGTTCGTAAATAGCTTACACGCGCGCAATTCATACAGGTCCGGATCATCACGGTCGCGGTGGATCTTGCAACCGTATACCGCCGAGCTAATCTTTTTCGTGTAAGTGATGATCAAGTCGAGCGCTTTTTCGGGGTCAGCACGTGCACTGTTGATCACCGACGAGTGTGGCGCGGTCATGCCCGTGCGATAGCAAAGTTCGCCAAAGCGGTCAAGCAACATCTCGATGTGTGGCTCTACGTTCTCGCGCATGGTTTCGATACAGATATACTTCTCGTCGTTGGGCCCTTCCCAGCCACACAGCCGCAGCAGTAATAGCGCCCAACGATGCATCTCGAACGTGTACTTGCGCCGCACATCATTGTCCTGATACACTTCGTCCATGGTCATCGCAAATTCATGTATGTCGCGCTCGAGCGTCTGAATACGATTACGCGCCGCCACCACATCGCCTGGCCCCAAGTGGCACAAGTTGCGATAGATGGTCTTAGTCCTTGCTTCGCAGTATTTGGCCACAAAGCGCTCGTCGATCTCGCCGGTGTAGTGGTACCAGCTGCGCAGTTTATAGCGCTCATAGTTCCACTTTTGCTCTTCTGTGATGTCGAGCTGCATCTCACGCGCCGTCGCAATTTCCACCGCGGTCTCGCGCGTGATGTCCTCGGCGTTGGCGATGCTTGCGATTTCGCCGCTCCTGATCTCGTTCTTGGCCTCCTTATGTTCCTCTGCGATCTGAGAGAGCGCCGCACTCACATCGCCGTCCTCGCATCTGGGCGACTCGTCGGTGAGCTGTTCATATACCTCGTCGCTGAGTTCGAGAGTGATCGCGCCAGTCAACTTCACGCTCCAGATAAAGCGCTTCAGAAAGCTATTACGCGACAAGTTACGCATGCGTTCGTTCTCGAGCCAAATCGTAAACATGTCCGAGTTGACCACGCTGATGGCGGGTTGGCCGTTCGCCTCATACTCCACTTGCAGACCCATAGCATCATAAGACACATACAAGTTACTGCGCGCAGAAAGTGCCAACGATTTGATTTCCTCGATCTCGCATGGCAGCGCGTTAGGCCGCGACTCCACGCAGAGATAGAACTCGCGCGACACCACGTCACGAATCCTTCCTATCATCTGCGTGCAGGTCTCAACACTACAACTCTCGCTAATGAAATAGCCAAAGATGCGGTCAAAGTGGCGCGCCTCAAAGCTCACGCCGGCGCTCACCGTGGGCGTATAGATGAGCACATCGTACTGGCTCCACCATTTATCCACATCACCAAAGTGTTGCTTGCGTACTTCTTGCGAGGTCTCGCGCGAGTATAGCCCGATGTTGAGCTCGGGGAAACGCACGCGCAAGTTCTTGTGCAGTATGCTCGCTTCCGCAAAACTGCTCATCGGGATCGCCAACTTGCTGCCCGCCTCGATGGTGTGGTAAAGCGCGCCATACCATTTGAGCTTGTCTGCAGTAAAGTAGTACGAATCTGCTGTGCAGTTCTGATGCGTGTTATGATGGTAAAGCATCGGACCAGGGCGCATCTTTTCGATCACGCGGAACGTGCGATCGCTGATATTTGCGTCCATGCAGATCACATGCTTGCTATTGCGCATCAGATACTTGAACTTCTGAAAGCTCATCGACTCTGCGCGGCCCAGCCCAGACTGAAACTGTTCAAAGATACTCTCGCACTCGTCGAGAATCAACAGGTCAGGCGGCTCCTCACGCAGTTGCAACCGATGCAAGCTTTCCACTTGGATAATCAAACGCGCGTGACGCAGTGGCCCTTTTACGTCGCTGTAGAGCGTGAAATCGTGAAAGCGCTCTTTGATGTTGCCCGAGAATGTCTGACGGAAGCTCACAAAGCGGATCACGTTGCGCCTCAGTCCGTCGGTAAAATGCTCAGCGAGATACTTTTGCAGTTTTTTGGTTTTGCCCATCTTCATCGCAGCGTGAATCACCAACGTGGGTGAGAGCTGAAAGTCGCGCAATGTGGGCTCATCATACACTACCTTGCACTCGGGCGGTAGCGCATCAAACAGAGTGCTGGTCGGATAAATATCTTCGGTGCGCTTTGGCAGGCATTGACGCATTAGCCGCTCGGACCAACTTTCGGGCGTTGTGTCGGCGGTGCCGCTACTCGATGACGATGACGAAGGCATTAGCGCGCTCGATGGCGGCCCTGCACTGGTAAACTCACCTAACTTTACACTGCGCTCTGACTTGGCCGCTGCGTTGTATTTACGGCACTGCTTGTATACGCTTATCGTACCACCGGCTTCCCTGGCAAGTATTAGTAGTGTATTATCGGCATCGTGCGTGCGCTGGCAAAATTCGCAATAACTGGCTTGTAGTCTGTCGAACGTGTAAAGGCCCCGTACGCACTGTCGGAAGGCAAAGTGTTCGAGCAGACCGGCCTCGCGACATAACGCAAGCACGCGCTGAGTGTCCTCGGGATGGTCGGTGTACGATTGCGAACCTGCCGCAATTCGCTTCTTGATCGCGGTAACGTTGGCTAGCCGCGGTAGCGCACTACAACCTCTAACATCGCTGATGAGCGCGTTGATGGGTGTATGCGCAGTATGAATATGTTTCACACGTTGATCGTCCTTGCTGCAAAGTGGCACGCGAAAATGCTGCAGCGATTTATTGACACCGATGTCCACAAACTGCGTTACACAGTGCGGAAGCGTATTCAACACACGGCGCGTAAATTCGCTGGCTTGTTCGCTGTCCTCCACATAGTAGCGGTCGATGATAATATGCACCGAGTACTTGTCTGGCCGCGGATCCTCGTCGATGGACTCGCACACAACGATCGCAGAGTCATCGAGTTCCACGTCGTAGTATTGCAAAAAGCAGTCATTGATTGAATCGATAAGTGCGCCCACTATTGCACGGAATGCATTTCTGGCGCGTTTGTGGTCGATTTGCGCATCTGCATCATCGTCCGTAGCGTCGCCATCGCTCTCTTCCGCACTGTCTTGCTCGCTCTCTTGTTCGTCGCTCGACTGATAGTCATCGGACGCATCGCTATCATCGCCGCTTTGCTCGTCAGTTTGATCATCAACACATTCGAACCATTTTGCGGCGGCTTGCGTTCGCGCGGCAATGTTGGGCTCAAGCGCCACACAATCGAGTTGCGCAGCCTTCGCATCTATGTCGAATTTTATCTTTTGCGCACGGTCAAAGATCACCTCGTGGTACTTTCGGTAAGCCGGTTTGGCCGCCTCGAGGTGTTGTAAGAACTCGTCGCAAGATTTAAAAACGCGATAAACACGAGTTGCGCCGCTTGCATATTGCGCCACGAATTTGCCAGCAAGCGACTCGACCGATTCGTGGTCGGACATCACGTCACCGCGTTTATATGCGTGCTTTGGCGGCGAAATGAACTTATACTCGACATAGCCCATACTTGCCTGACTGCGCTGTGACCTGGCCATTTGACGATGTGTGAAATCATGGGCAGCTTGTTTAATATTCAATTTTGCGCCCTGAAAAGCCTGCATAAGCACAAAACTATAACTGCACAACTGAACAGAAGGACCCTTACAAGTGCTCTTGCACGAGTACCTGTCCATAACAATGGCAAAAAAATACCTACAAGCCGGCTATGGCCCACTAATGCTGGACCTATCTGGCGCGCAGCTACAGCAATATTGGGGGTGGGTTCAGCCAATCATTCGCCTTGCCTCGCCGTCTATCATATAGTGGCAGTCAACTTGCAGTCGTTTGGGCATTGCCGCGTCAAAGTAAAGGCCGGTCATCGTGTCCATGGTGAGCGTGTCAGGTACGCCTAGTCGCGCGGCTTCGGCAACCAGCGCTGATTCTTCTTCCTTGAAGTGCGCCCAAAACGCCAGCGCAGTGCGGCACAAGTTGCGCATGGTCTCATTGGCGGTGGTCTCGTAGCCTGCGCCGGGTGGCAGATAAATAGGCGCTCTGTAGGCTTTGTCACGCACTGCGAGATAGAACACCAACTCGACGCTGGAATGGCCGGCAAAGGCTTGCCCAAAATGGCCGCGTTCTATCTCTATCGTGAACGTGGATTGTCGCTCATTGCGCGCTTCCGACACACGTCTTGCGAGCTCGTGCAATGCCTGTGCGTTAGACTGTGTGCTGGCACGGGCCTTACCCGCATGGTGTTCCAGCGTCTTTTGATAAAGTTCGAGCACTGATTTGTTGGCGCAAGAAATAGTGTATTCGAGCGTGCGTTGTTTTTCATCATCTTGCGTTGAGGTCGCGGCGTTGTCTTGCATTGTGAGCTACAACTTATTGTGTGGATGCGCGTGGGTAAGTTTCGCGCGGCTCTATAGATGGACGCCCAGCATATATAAATTTGAATCGGTCGGTGCTCTAAAAAATGTCAGCTGATGTTCGTCCACTGCGCGTGCAGATAAATGCAGACGAGGCCGGAACAGTAAATGTCCAGCCGATAGACGCTCAACAATTGCTCGCGTTCGAACAGTCACTGGCTGCGGCCAAGTCGCGTCTTGATGCGCCGTATGAAAGAGCAGCGCGTGATCGCACTTTTGCGCGAAAGTGGCGGGAACGTACAGAGGCCGCCGATACCTTCCGTGCGCTCAAGCGGATTGTGGCGCAACGCTATGGTGCAAAGTGCGTGAGCAATGCATGGCTCAAGTATGCCGAGATCCTGCGCGACTTCTTGCCCACGATTGTGACTGACACGGTCAACGAGACAAAGCGCATTTGTGCGGTGTTCAATGCCGAGCTGCCCGGCGCCGCACTCTGCGCGACAGACCATATCTTGAGCACGCGACGCATCGCGTTGGACTGGCGCGCTAGTAGCTATGTTGGTGGTGACGGCAGTGACACGACCGCGCTCGGTGACACATTCGGGCTGTTACGCAACAACAAGTCAAAGTGGCTCATGTCAAGTTCTGCAAACAGTTCCTCACCGCCCTACACCGGCGACATGACCTCTGTGGAGCAAATACACGAGTTCGTGCGCAGGGTTACGCAGTGGGGTAAGACAGCCACACTTTACTCACATGATGCGGGCGTTGATGCGTCGAGCGACTACAATAATCAAGAGACGCTGAACGCGCAACTTCATTTAGGATGTGCCATCGCAGGCCTTGAAGTGTTGGCGGCTGGAGGACTATTTATTGCAAAACAGTACACGGCGTTTAAGCCACTCACGCGCGGGCTCATCGTACTCTACTCGCAACTATTCGCAGAGTTCTATCTCTACAAACCTGTCACTTCTCGCGCGGCCAACAGCGAAGTATATCTAATCGGCGTGAAGTATATTGGTGCGAAAGCCGCCGCCAGAACAATCGTGCGCCTTTACTCGTTGATGGCACGCATTGCGCCACTTGGTCCGGAAGAGCGAGTGTTGGTAGATCCGCTTGACGACACTGCGGACCAAAAATCGCTGAACCGGCTCGACTCGTATATAGTGCAGAGCGTACAAGCACAACTCGCTGCGCTTGACTTGCTCACTGGCGACCGCGCGATAGAGCCCCCGCCGCGTCAACTACTCGATGCGTGGCTGGACTCTTGCGCATTGCGCCCACGAACATCTGGAACACGGTCGAGCGTGAAGACAGGCAGACGCTAAAGCTAGTGATTATTAGTTGTTTTTTGCGGAAAAAAAGGAGACGCAAATATGATTGTCACGCAGATTATCATTGTGGAACACCGCACCATTTTCTCAACAATCTGTGCATCCTGAAGCGCACCTGAAATTCTAAGTTGAGTGACGACAAGAGAAACGCGCGAATGATATCATAATTATCTTGTATAGTCATTTTAGCATAGCGCTCGTCACCACGCGAGTGGCTTGGCCACCGTGTCGTTGCCGCATACCTTATCGTGTGGCGCATTGTTTGCAAATTATGATACACATCGCACTGCTCGGTGGCCATGAGTTGTTGTATGTAGCCAGTTGCAAACATGTGCTCAGTCCACACTTCACCCTCGAGCTTGTTGAGCAAGTTAAGATAGAGATGCTGGCACCTACGATAGTCATATGTGTTCGTGCGGAACATCTTTTGTATTGTACCATCACATGTCTTTATTCAAATTTTGCGTCATCTGGGTAGCGCGAGGTATATGGTGACTTGCCGCAACATTTGATTTTTTGCCTTCTTATCTAGACTAGTCAGCACAATATATACTAACACGATGTTGCGCTCTATCCTACTAACTATATTCGCGCTCGTGCTGTGTTCGACGGCACTGCGCCTCAATATAAACTTTCCCGCCAGACTGTACTTTGCCGGCGCTCAATATTCGCTTGCGGCCGAGTCGCATCCAAGCTATGTAACGCTGACTCCTGGTTCACGCGCTTATGTGCGTACTATGGATATGGGCAATACCGACGGCTTTAAACATGCGCTGGTGATTGGCGCAACATTGCCGCTCGGATCGCGTGCCGATATTATTGCGGAGCTCGAGGGTGATGTTGATGTGCTCGAGTATAAGCTAGATGGCGACGGCGCTGCAGTCGCGCTCGTGCTCGAACATCCTGGCATGACCGAGACTGTGGTGATCTACTCTTTCGAGCGCCTTCAGCCCGTCAACGGCCGCAGAGTGGTAATAAGTGCCACGTTGTCATGCTTGGGCGCACACGCTGATTTTGCGTTCGAGCGCGACTATATGGAGTATGTCCAGGACAATCTTGACAACTGGATCGAGGAGTGCAAACGCGTGGCCACCGATGCAGTGCTTAATCAACTATAAGACACACAACTTAGGGCCCAGTGCTCAATCAACTATAAGTTCACAAACAACCAACCGCTATTACTTTTTTGCGTGTTGTGCACCAATTCTTATTGCGCGCCATACGCGTTATTTAAACATGCGCGACAATTGAATACATAATCAGTGGTGTAACACTAACAATACTAACTGCGTAGCAGAATAAACCGCAACAACACGGCAGCAGAATAAACCACAATGACAAGCCCTGCTCAGGAACGCTCGCCGGAGTATATCTTGTGGACCGATGGAATGCGCATTGGCTCGGCAGGCGATATGTTTGAGATCGCAGTCTGCGCGCTAGTGTGTTGTCCGGTAATCAGCGATGTGGAGAGCTTGCCTGCTGACACGAAAGGCCGCGCAACGCTCATATCATTCGGCCGGCTAGTAGAGGGCTTTCAGAGTTACATCCATGTATGTGCTAGTACGCTCAGTCCAGAGCCAACAAACAATTCGGCTGTGCAACCAGGCGAGTCCGCGGTTGTAGATACACCACAATGCGAAGCTATATCGGCGGGCCTTTCGGGCTTGCACTTGGGCCCCGAGGAGAGCATAAGTTATCTGCCGCTCGTGTATCGTCACAACTCTGCGATGATCCTGCACACATTAATCAACGAAGACGCCGGCGCTTTCGAGACCGCGTTGCACCAGAGGGCAGCCAAGCACCGCATGACATTGGTCGAATACATACGCGACCTCGCATCCAAGATTATGTGCGTAAGCAAGATCGAGAAACTGGTGATGGCCGGCGACGTACTGCTCAAGCTTGCGCAAGAGTGCGAACAAGAGGCACTGATACGCGATATCAGTGGCGTCGACTTCAAGTTCGTGAATTGGCGCGGCAGACCCGTTCGTGCGCAAAGTTCGCCAACCGTCTACTACTCGATTGCGGGTCCGCGGCCCAACGCAAGAGTTTACTACTCGGGCCCTGACTATGCGCTAACGAAATTGGTGGATGTGCTGAAGAGTGCCAACTATACTCTGCCGGAACCAGAGAAACTGCGCGCAGGTTGTGTCGTGGGACTTGATGCGCTCTGCTTCTTGTTGCGTAGCTAACACGCGACTGATCGCGACTTAACCACTGCTGATGTTTGACGTTTTTTTGCCGCAAAAAAGAATGTGTATTGTGCGCATATAGTCATGCGCTTGCATGGTAGCACTAAGTGCTGTGCGTAGCATTAAGCACTAGAAATCTTCCTCGATGGTGTTGGTGCGCTCGGTCGGCTTCGAGTAGTTGGTCTCGCGGCGCTCGAAGAAGTTGGTGCGCGACTTGTTGTTGATCAGTTGCATAAACGACAACTCGTGAGTGCAGTTGTAGAGCTTGGGATAGCCCGCCTGAGTGAGGATCTTGTCCGACTGCACGCGAATATAGTCAGTCATCAGCTGCGCGTTCATGCCGGGCAGGCGGCTCGGCAGCCCCTCACAGGTGAACTCAACAGCAAGATCGGTGATTAGCGCCACAATCCTGTGCACGGTCGCGGTGGAGGGCCGACGTTCGCTCCGGATCATGTTGAGCAGCAGGATCGCAAAATCGGTGTGCATGCCTTCATCGCGCGCGATCAGCTCGTTCGCCTGGGCCAAGCCGGGCATCAACCCGCGCTTACCGAACCAGTAGATGGCCGCGAAACAGCCGCTGAAGAGCACGCCCTCTACTAGCGCCATTGTGAGCAAGCGTTCGTAGATGGGCGCGGTGCTCCACATACACTCTTGCACCACCTTGGCCATTTTGCCGATGATGGGCATGGTCGCCACCGAGTCCAGCAAGCGCTCGCGTTCGTGGATGTCGGTGATGAGCGTGTCAAGCATGGTGGCGTAAGTAAGCGCATGAATGTCCTCGATGGCAGCCTGCGAGTTATAGAAGTAGGTCACCTCGGTGATCTTTATCTCCTTCTTGAATCGCTCGCTCAGGTTTGCGTTGACAAGGCCATCCATAGCTGCGAAGAAGCCCAGGATGTATTTGAGGTAATGGCGCTCTTCGTCGGTGAGCTTCTTGTGGAAGTCGATCACGTCGTCGACCAGGTTGAGCTCATCGTCGGTCCAGTAAGCGCGCTTGGCCTTCTGATAAAACTCCCATAGTTCACGGCGCGCAGGCACGATCGGCAGAGTGGTAAAGCGCTCGTCCGTTGGCAAGTAGTCAAAGTCTGCGCTGGTGTCGGCAATGGGCGGCTCACCCGATTGTGTGTTAGTAGCCTGTTCAATAGCCTCTACAGTAGCCTTTTCAGCAACAATAGTATGAATCTTGCAACCCGCGCACAGTTGTCCGGCCTCGACCGGCGTCTCAGTGGCGAGCGAATTGTTGTTGAGGAGGGCGGTGGAAGCCATTTTAGTCTGTCCGCAGACACGAATAGCGTCTTTAATCGGAAATTCAATTTTGGATTCCATAGCTTAAATATAGTAAAATACAACAGACGACGTATCAGAGCACAGGTACCACCTTAGTGTCCGATAATACCAGTGTTGGAAAATAATCCAAATGAAAATATAACCATATCGAGTACGTTTCAGGCCGCAAAAGTGGCGCATCTGGCCCAAAAAAGCAAGAATAACAACACAATACACGGTGACTCAACATCTACATGCACCATTTACGAAAAAGATGCGTTTTTGGGCCAGTCTATGCAGACACAAAAGAGCACCACGTCGAGTGCCGCAAAAAATATTGTGACGAACATGTGGAGAGAGGTGCAAAAAATTGTAACAGCAAAGTTGACAAACTCACTGTGTGTTTATTCTTCTTTTTTGCGTGCTGATGCGCTACGTTTGCGCCACTTAGCCAGAGCAACTCTCACAGCCGGGATAGCACACATCCGCGGTATCATCAGCGGGCGCATTCATTGCGCTAGTAAGAGTGTTGGCTACATCAGCAAGACCTGCGTCGACTTTGCGCGCGTCGCTAGAGGTGAGCGTGTTGATATAATAGCTTGGCGTTTTCATGCCCTCGTCGAAGCCCGCCTTGAGCACGCCCTTGATAAAGCCATCACCGTTGTCGCGCAGGTACACGTTGAAGCTCTGCGATTGGTCGACGAAGGCACCGCGTTTGGCCGCGCGAGAGATCAGATAACGTTGTTTGATCTCGTACACGATCGCGTATGTTTGCTCGATCTCGGGCGGTAGGTCTATATTCTGCACACTACCATTTGCGGCGTCTATGCGGTTGTAAAGGTCGACGCTCCACAAGCCGAGCTCGATCAGGTGGCGGATCAGATAATGATTGACCACTGCGATTTTGCCGCTGTTGCCGTTGCGGGTGTAAACGTGGCGCGTGGTAGGTTCGAAACAGTCGGTGCTGCCGAGCAACTGCGAAGTGCTGACCGTGGGCGCGAGGCCGACCAGCAGACTGTTGCGCATGCCCTGCATCATCTCGGGCTTTACTGCATCCCAATCGTACAGGCCCGAAAATGGTATCTCGTGGTCTGCACCGATGCGCTTCCTGTTGTCGCTCCACATCTCAAAGTGCAGTTCGCCGCGACTGGCCGGCGAGCCCTCGAACAGCGGATAACTGCCATCACGGCGCGCCAGCTGAGCACTGCGCGTTACACCGCCATGATAGAGCGTTTCGGTGATTGCGTAATCGATGCGCTCGGATACCACGCCCTCGAACGGCAAGCGCAGTAGCATAAACACATCAGCGAGACCTTGTACGCCCATCGCAATACTGCGCGTTTCCCTTGCGTTCTTTTCACACTCGGGCGTAGGATAGTGGTTGCGGTCGATCAAACTGTTGAGATTGTCCACGATGTTGGTAACGCAGCGGTGCATCTCCTTAAAGTCAATCAGCTCAAAGCGCTCATGCACCGGCACTTGGTCGATGTGTGTACCTACCGGGCAGCTCTTCGTTGCCACCGTGGTGTAGGCGCCGTACCAGTACGAAGTAGTTCGGTCCAGTTCGATTGCGGCGGGGCCAGCTAGTGCAATCTCGCGCGTGCTCGCCAGACAGACATAAGCAGGGCAACGTATATTCGCAAGTATACAAACACCATAACTCTGTGGGCTGGAGTATTGCATCACTTCTACGCACAAATTTGAGCTCTGAATGGTCCCAATATTGTCATGGTTGCTGCAGCGGTTGACTGTATCCTTGGAGCATATGTACGGGATGCCAGTTTCACGAACGGAGTGCGCCCAAGCATCGACTATAGTTTTCGGCTCAATCTTCTGTAGCGCAAGACCTTGTCTCTCGTACTGCTCGTACTTTTCCGTAAACGCATCCTTGCGCACCAGTGTGTGTTCGCACTTCTCATGCTCGCTAGTCGGCCGCGAATGCCACCTCGCATAATCAGGATTGGGCGACCAATTACACTTGCTGCACACTCGCATGCCATCGTAAAGTGCGGAGAGGCCCGGCGCAGTGTGAGCAGAGAACAGACTCCACGGCTTGTTTTCCTTCCAGCGGCGGATAAACAGGTCGTTCATCCAAAGCGCATAGAACAAGTTTCGCGCGCGACTCATGTCAGCACCCTGCGGCAGTTTGAGTTGCAGGAAATCGAGAATATCTCCATGCCAAGGCTCAAGGAACACTGCAATGGCCGCCGGACGTTTGCCGCCCTGGTTGAATGTGCCAGCGATGGCGTCGTAGATGCGAATCTGCCGCACCACACCGAGCGTTTTACCGCCACCGCGAATGTCAGAACCGGCCGGGCGAATGTTATGCATGTGAATGCCGATGCCGCCCGATGCAGCACTAATACGCGCAGCACTTGTGGCACTGTGCATGATATCCTCGGTGGTGTCTGCGGTGCCCTCAAGAAAGCACGAGCTCATCTGACCGCGTGCCTTACCTGCGTGGAACAGCGTAGGACTCGCATGGGTATAGCGATGCATACTGATGTCATTGTACACGCGTTGGACCGACTCGAGCGCGACTCGACACTTCTCGTCAACTGTGCCGTTGCACTCACAATCGGTCGGTGCGTAAAACGTTACAGCTTGGCGCATGAGCATATACTGCGGACGATCGCAAACTATATCTTCGCGGATAGGCACAAGCGGTTGTTGCGGCGCTGCTTTGGTTGTCCACCAACGATGAATACACGACGCAGTCTTTGCGTGGTTGCAATTGTCCGCATCACTCGTGTGCTCGGCGACCTGATCCTCAGAGAGACGCAGCGAATGGTCGAGCGTCTCGTACAGTAATTTACCGGCTTCGTCGGTTACCTGCGAGGGTAACTTTACCAAGCATGTTTCTTGCAAGCGCTTGATTGCGTTATAGTTATACAGTTCATCGCGCTTGTGCACGATCATCGCGTCGAGCGCATCTGCATGGTTGGCCACAAAGCGCAACATCCAGTCATGGTAAGTAATTGCCGTCGACTGCCTTACTAGACATTCGCTGAACTTTGCAGGCGTGCTCTTGTGCAGGTCGCTCACCAGAATACGCGCGGCGAGTATACCACAGTCAAGCACAACAGCTTTGAGTTCGTCGGCCACATCAGCAGACAGTTGGTCGATCTTACTCGTGCGAATGTTGGGATAGATGCGGTTGATCGTACGCTGCGCAATAATCTCGGGCCTGATCTGAAGACCCGTGGCGAGCCTGGCAAGCCTTGCGGTGATCTTATCAAAGTGCACCGGTTCCTTGCCGCGGTTGCCTCTCTTCTGCACCAGCACCTGAGTCAGCGCGCTAGAAAGTGTTTCGGCGGGTTGAGTATTCATAGTTGATATCTCAGTGTGTACTGATGCTATCCTATTCGGTGACTAGAATGCTCTTCAATTTTTGATTGGCTGTCCTGTCTTAAAATAGGCTATTGGGCCAGGCCGAGCACGCAGTCTATGATTACGTTGACACAATAATCTAGAGCCACGCTATATGTTCGCGGCCCAATGCGTTTTAGGCCCTGCTACGACACCCACTGGCCGGCAGAGTGCTCTAGAGCGCATGAGCAGCTGGGCGATAAAGGCCGCGCACTGTCTAGACTAGGCTAGAGCAAGCCATATAGTACGCAATATTGAGCTCAGACACGCGTCAGAGGGCCACTCTATACAGGCCGCACAAACTAGACTATACCGAGTTGGCCCAAAAGTTGCAAATAACGCGTCAGAGGGCCACTCTATATAGTTGCACAAAATAGACTATACCGAGTTGGCCCAAAAGTTGCAAATAACGCGTCAGAGGGCCACTCTATACAGGCCGCACAAACTAGACTATACCGAGTTGGCGACGTGCAGAGAATTTAGTGCGCTTATTTGGGTCTGGAGGGCCACTCTATATAGTTGCACAAACTAGACTATACCGTAGTGGCCCAAAAGTTGCATGGATCGGCTAGTGGAGGGTCTACATGCTAGTTATTGCGAAAATTGAATTTGTGTATATTCGTTCTTAAACATTAGACAGCAGGCATAAAGTATCATCCGACCATGGCCTCCAAGACCACCCGCACCAAGAAAGTTGCCACCTCCGACGTTGAGCCCAAAGTGGACAAAATCAAGAACGGCGCTGCAAAGGCTGTCGATGAGGAGGTCGACGATATGCTTGTCCAGAAAGTGCGCGAGGCCGTAAAGGAAGTTATCGAGGAGGAGCTTGATGCACGCCTTGACAAGGCAGTTGCGGAATTGGCTCGTGGTGTCAGGGAACTGTTGCGCGAGGACTGGTTGCAAAAGACTGCACAGTTGGGCACGCTCATTGAGATGCTCAAGCATATTCAAGAGTTGCTCAAGAGTGCGCCCAAGAAGGCCCCCGCGCGTGCAGCCGCGGCAACCGGTGCAAAGACCAAGGCAGGCGCGGCGGCCAAGATCACCGTGCCTAACACGCGCGACAAGTACTTTGAGGAGCTGGCCAAACGTGACCCCAGCTTCCTTGATGAATACCTTGCGTGCGAGGATATCAAGGGCGCGGTGGATGCTATCGCAGATGTGTTTGAGGACAAGACCGAGGAGGGCATTGTGATTGAGAAGTGCAAGGCAATATACAAGTACATGAAGAACAACACCAAGAAGCCGCACATCAAGCAGCTCTTTGATGCCTTTGCCGAGAAGTACAAGGAGGACAAGAAGGCCGCGAATGCCAAGAATCAGCGCGCTGACGAGAAGGAGGAAGCGGATTAAACGCACTACAGTACGAGTACGCAGTCGAGCACACGAGTGCTAATCTTTTTTTGCGCTCTGTGTTGTGACGATGCAAAAAAAGTGCAAGTGTTGTAGTGTAGTTTTTTATTGCTTGTTCTTGGTGGTGCAAGAAAACAGATAGTCGTGTATCATAGTTTTTATTGCGTGGCCTTCGCGTAGTAAGGTGGAAACATTTTGTCGGAGCCCGCCTTCGCCAACTCACGCTTGCCCACCGACTCGGCCACGTTGCGCCCAATGTACTCAAGCTCGTATAGCCGCGTCCAGTGTTTTTCGCGCAGGGTCTTAAGCGCACTCAACAGTCTATCGATCCTGCCTGATAATTTCGCGCCGTTCCTCACCGCGATCAAGTGCAGTGTCCAGGTCTCGACAAGCAGATAACGCGCGAGTATGTAAGGGTTGCCTATCACGACATCATTGACACGTATCACAGGCGTGGGGTCAAACAGTGCGCCGTTGAACACATCACCGAGATGCGCATCATTGTGCAAAATGGCAAAGCGGCGCAGTCGTGGATCGGGCAGCATGAGCGGATACTCCTTCACCGTGAAACGTCCGCTTACACCTTGCCTTTGCGCCGCAGTATTCAGCACGCTTGCGAGTTCTTCCGCGCTCTTCACGATAGGACCCGCACAAACCCATTGCAGAGGCCACTCTGTGTCTCGGCCGCCAACAACACGCTCTTCGTCGCAGGGCTGAGCGTCATCATCGCACTCAAACTTTTCATAATCTTCGTCTTCGCTCTCGGCCGCGCCAAGAAAAGATTGCAACAACGAGAGCGCTTCGGAATTGTCGACTTGCTCGGCCGCACCTTGCCGAGTATCCTCATTGCGGCCGTCGGTGGACACGATAAGTTCGCTGCCGCCCTTCTTGTCCGTGAACAATTCTAGCGCATGCATGCCCACCAGCGCACACTCCGGCAAAGATGAAAACAGCTCGCGCAGGAATTCGGCCACACCTTTATTGTGAGGTTGACCGCCGACCACTTCGTTGTTGTGCGAGTAAATATGCGACAGATTGCCAAACACATCATTGTAAACCAGCGGCTCAAGCTGACAAAACCGCGCCCACTTTGAGGTCTGCAGCGGATGTGACAGCACACGGTAGATCTCGATCAACTCGAGCTCGGGCGGCAACAAGCGCAAACCGCCGCGCAGTTTTGGTGGTCCGATCATAGCCAGCAACTCCATGCGAAGGCCGCGTGCGTCTGCAAGTCCGACCACACGTACGATTTGCCGTGCATCCACATTCACCGTAAATTCACGATAGGGTATCTCGGTTCGCACGCTTACTATTGCGCTGCCGATCATTGCAAGTTTGTCTGCAATGGCTCGCGCACTCACCAGCGGATTCTTGGCAATAAACTGCCAGTAGTAATTGTTTGGATCTTTCATGCCCGCGCCATAACGCATACCTAGCGCTGCATCGCCGAATAGCACCAACTGTTGCTCGACCGCGATCTTCTCTACTGCACCAAAGTGGGGCTTAAATGCATCGCGATCCAAGCACAACAAATAGTCAGATAACGGCGCAAGTTGACGCTCGAGTATCGCTGCTGGATACATATTCAGAAGATGGCGCGATAAAAGTAATATTACTTGTGTGTTGTTATATATGCTATGGCTCTTGCGCAAATAGGCAGCGACTCTTGCGCAAAAAATAGATCCACTTCGCATGTTGCGCACAACTTGCGGATATACATGGTGTGTTTTGCGCCGCTCATTGCTCAGTTGCCTCACTTTTTTTGCGGCCACTTTTTTGAGTAGATGGCATAGGAGCGTTCGATCGCCTCGAGTATTTCGGGGTGGTGCTCCCTGTTGTATGCACGTGACTCTGCCGCAAGTTTACGTTTTTTGGCATCGGTGGTGCGTATCAAACCCATGCCTTCGCCGCCCAAGTTCTTGCTCTCGAGCAACGCCAGCGCAAGATTGTGCGCAAATACATGGGGCTTCATCCCCGCTGGGTAGTTCTGCGAGTGATACTTGCTGATGTGCACACAGAGCGCACGCGTGTTTGTTTGGAACAGTCCGTTAGGGGTCAGCCACGTAAAGTCGGGCGGCGAGAAAGGATGGTCCTTGCTGAGGTCGAGCACCAGTATATATTGGCCATTCATGCGCTCGCCGCGTTCGTCTATATAGCTAAACTCATCATTGGCGCCCGACACACCCTCGACCAGTATGTACCAGCGCAGTATATTCTGCTCATCCAGCGCATATTTACACCAGGGGTCATGGGCCTCGGTGGCCATCTTGAACTGCTTTTGCACGGTAATGGCCTGCTTTTCCTTGCTGATCTTCTGGCTCATGGCGGTTAGTAAGTCTCAAACATAGAAATCAAATTTAAATACGAAATTGGCTTAATATTATAAACCACATGGAGCAACTACTCGCTAACTTTCTCGGCGGGGCTCAAGCAGAGGCGGCCGAGATTGGCCAATCAGAGCCCACACAGGGCATCGAAAGCTCGGGCGACGCACGAACGGATGCAGAGCAGTGGCTCGACGCGGACATCGCTGACCAGGAGCGACTGCGAAGACATATTGATGAGCGGCGCGAACTTGCACGGCGACAGACAGAGGTCAACGACCAACAGTTTGAGCTCTGCAACACAATTCAACGCAAGAAGCCGCCCACTGTAGAGGAGAAGTTGCAACGGCTCGCCACTATCGATTCCGAGCTGTACAATTATATAAGAGCGCTCGAACGCATCTCAACCGGTATATGGTGCGATAGGTGTAAAGCAGCAAAGACAGTGCACGTTGATGTGGCAGAAGAGCTTGGCGGAGTTGCGCAATAATCGGACCATGTGAGAGTGTGTTGTCATGGTGAGGTTCATGGATTGTAAATGGACAGGTGCGCAAGCGTGTAGGCTGCCATGACGGTGGATGAATTGCAAATTGAATTTTTTGCGCTCGATCCATACGAGCACATCATGAAGCCGATCCAGAAGAGAGCCCAGCCTATCATCGAAGCGCGCCAGACTGTCGCACAATCGAGCTTGCCCAACAAGGCCCACAAAGTGCACGAGTTCGCGCTGCCCGACCTGGTCGATGATGTGCCGCCCGAGCTCACCGAGGCAGAGTTCGATGAGTTGCTCACAGGCCTGCAATGGGAACGCAATCATGCGGACCCTAAACTTCGCCGTGATGCGATACAAACGCTACGCAATAACTTACGCGGGAAGAGCGCAAACTCATTCAACAGCATGTACAACGCACGGGTCAACTCGCTGCGCAAGTCAAAATTTGCTGAAGAGGTACGTTGCGCAAGAGTCGGCAATCTGTGTGAGCATATAGTTGCGTTGGGCCGCGAAGCGTACGAGTCTGCGATGGCGCGCGATCCCGACTTCATGATGCTGATGGAGTTCATCTCGGACGCAGGCATGTACTCAGCGCTCGGCCGCAATCCTGTCTAGGTCGCACTGTTCACAACTACGATTCTCTTTTTTGCGTGTGCGGGTGCAAAAAAATATTCACTGTATTGCCTCGTCAGATAGTTAGAGATCCGCAAATGGCAACTCTATATGTGTGCAACTGAGCAATATCGCGCCCTCCACGCGCATGTCCGCAGTGAACCCGTGCCTATAACAGATTGCACCGGGTCCCCATTTCTTTGCGTACTTGGCCGCTTGCTTGCGGTTTGAGTCGAGTAAGAACCACGCACGTGTCCCAACATAATCTTTGTAGTCGATCCAGTACACTGGCGAGCCGTTGATTCTTATAGGCGCGGCAAGTAATATATCCGGCGTAATCAACTTCTCGCCGTCATCACGTTGCCGCGCAAGTATCTGGCCCTCGGTCTCGAACTGCAGCCCACATATTTCGAGAAAGTCAGCAAACCTGTGCTCATTCGCTAGCGCAACTTGATGGCCACGCATCTGATTAAGCGAACTGTCTGCGTCGTATTGTTGCGCAAGCTCAAATTGTTCCGCGTCGCGTATGTTCAACACGCTGTGCGGATCCGTGCGGCCCAAGAACACGCTCTTGAGTACTGGCCGCGGATATACACCAACTGCTGTCCACATCTCGCGCAACAGACTCGAGGGCGGAAGATCGGCAGCGTGTGCGATGGTGACTATGTTCTCGCCGCGTTCGTACTCTCTATAGAGAACCTCGGCGGTGTCTTTCATGCGCCGCCAATTCCGTGTTATTTTGTCTTTGATGCACACGCGATAAAGTGCGGCGAACAACGCAGGCGTGATATTGTATGCGAACTTTTGCGCCAGTTTATGCGCGTGCTCGGCCGCCTGTTCGCGCGTCAGCAGTGCATAGCTGCGCGACTCTGCGACAAGCCGCAATACGCTCTTGTATATCTCGATGGGCAGCGGCGGAGATGGCCAACTTATGCTGTAGTTGATGGTGCCAGTAGGCATAGCTTTTTTCTGTGTGCCTTTCTTGGACTCATCCCTGTGGCTCACCGACGCGGTCATGGTCCACCTACGCTCGCATTGTGGAAGTGCTGAAGCACCTACGTGCACCTGGGCGAAGCGCTTGGGTGCTTGCGCCATCTCTCTGATCTATGCAAAAAATTAAATTTTGTAAGTCACCGTACTAGTGAGCTTGTATTTTTTGCATTGCACTTGTGCCACTATTGCGGATACTAACCTGTTACTCGACAGGGAACTGGTGCGGTTGGATGTGCAGCCGCGTACCGACGTTCATCGCGTCGCATTCGTTGAGTAGCAGATTGCTGCTGAATGTGCTGTCCACCGCCACGATATCCGCCTGCGACTTGCAGCGGACGCAACTGTAACGCTCGCGTTTGTCCGCATTGACCGTTGCGCGTTTGCTGCAGCGCCTGCACACGTAGATGATGGTGCCATCCGAATCGTTGTGCAGTTTATGGCGCGTGTAGATCATACTGCCGTGGCTCATCATCACGCTTACCTCCATCTCGCCCAACCTCAGTCCGCCGAGTTTGCCCTCCGTGGGCTGCTTTGTCAGGTTACTGCTGGGGCCGCTTGCGTTCGCACGCTTCTCACGCTGCACTAGTTTCTGCAACTGCTGATAGCGCGTGGGGCCGATAAACACCATCGTGTCGAGTGCCTCGCCGTGTCTGTTGTACATGCGTCGGTGGCCATGATACTTACCGCCGAGCCGTTCAAACTCTGCGATAAGTTCATCAGTATTGAGATCGCTGAAGCTCGTCGCGTCCATGAATTTGCCCGACATTGCGCCGATCTGGCCCATCAAGCACTCGAGTATTTGGTTGACTGCCATACGAGATGGAATAGAGTGCGCATTAACTAGAATGTCAGGTGTCAGACCGTCACTGCAACGCGGCATATCGCTCCTGCTCATCAAGTTGCCGATGATACCCTTATTGCCCGTTCGCGAACTATTACCGGTCCATGATGGTTTGCCGTTTCTGCGCGTGTAGAATACATGACCAGGCACTTCAACGCAATACACGCGGCCGGTATAGTGTACAACCTTGCATTGACTATTGTGAACGTACGGCGTAGTGTTGCGCGTAATCCGCACAAGATAGCTGCTAGCGTCCTGCGTAACATTTGCGGCAAAGCCTGCATGCAGCGCGAGTCTACTCAGATCATCTGCATGTTGTTTGCTCTTTACGCAATATACATTGTCACCACTTGACTTAACAGGGCACACACGCAGTGCTTCATCGAGCATTTCTTGCGCGCCGCGCTGGCCCAGGCTCCACACGTTTTTGGGCAATGAATTGTTCGCGCCCATGTTCTGCACGCAACCATACCAGTTCGCGTTCTTCTTATACTTAGCGTCCTTACCGACTAGTTCGCGTGCGGGCACCAACGCAAATTCGGTGTCGGACCCTGCCGCGCAATCGTGAGAGTCTGCATCGCACTGTGCATTGTATTGTTGTGTATTAATCGCAACATACATTTTATGGTCCAGCGTTACGCACTGGTCCACTTCGTCGCTCTCCACAAGCAGCATTTCGCCATCGTGTTCATAGCAGTATAACGCGCTTGGGGCAAGATAAGCAAGATCATCGCCCATCAAGCACGCGATTTGGTGCGCCAGCGTGAGCTCGGTAACGGGCAGCCAACCATCACAGGTGAGCACTTCGTGTTGATCGTCCAAGCATAGTTTGTCGCCCACGCCCACTATGTAGTTGGAACGATACTTGACCTTGATGACGCGGCCTTCGCTGCCCATGTGACTTTCTTCAACGCGCTCGACCACGCCCTCGCTCTCGTCCTTGTATACTGTGCTGCGGTCCACCAGCGTGGTCTTGGGCGCACCAACGGGCTTCATCGAGGGGGGCGCCGGCGCATACTTGCTGACCACCACAGTGTCTTTGGTGAGACGCGTTCCGGGGCGAATCTTGCCGCCCGATTCATTTACATAGGTATAATCGGCATCACGATTATTGTTTGCGATTGTCGCGTCCTTGGGCATCGGCGATACTTTCTCGTCCTTCTTTACTTCGCTCTTGATGTAGTCAAAGTAAGTCATGTTGAAAAGGCCGCAGTCCACGCTATTCATGTTGATCGACACACTGTCCTCCATATTATAGCCCCTGTGCAGGATCAACGCCACGATGGTGTTGGCGCCGCTGGGGTAACACAGTAAGTCAGCAAGCGTGGACACCAGCGGATACTCGCTGTAGTGCGCTAGCATCGTGCCCTTATCCATGCGGTGCGGCCACGCGAGACTGTAGAGGCCCACGCTCTGCTTGCGATGGCAAGTATACATCGTGTTACGCACTGGGTTGGAATGATTGGCGAGCGGTCCCGCAAGGGTCACCACACCAAACATGGCTTGCTCGATGTCGAGATGCGTGTACTGCTGCGTATAGTTGTGCTCGTTCTTGCGCAGCGTTTCGATCTCGGGGCAAATGTACAAGTTCTCTTGCTCCTCGGGCGAAATATACTCGATCACACCCTCAACGCGCAGCTGATCCATGTCAATGCGGCCGGTGCGCAGTCCGATGATATGCTGCTTGGTGAGCCTTATCCATTGCTTGAACTGCACGGGTGCCGCTTCTACATCTGCGTTGCGTGTGCTTGCGCGATGCTTCCTGCTGGCTGCGCGTGTTGCACGATTGGCCCGCGCGGCCTCATCGTACTGCACCTTGTTGTTGTACACGATGACGAGCGGGCGATGAAGCCGCCCTACGTCGGTCCAGAAGTAAAGTTCGCACGAGAGCAGTTCGCTCATAATACTGGTGAGCGGATGAATACCGCCCGCGCGTCTAATCTTGCGATACTTCCAAGCCAGCGTAAATGCATTGGCGCAGCAACCGATCCAGTCGCCATTCACAAACACCTTGGCGAGATTGTCGCGCGTGATCACCGACGGATCCACGATCTGTTCGAGCGGCGTGATGTCGGGATCTTGCAACAGTTTATACTTGAGCACTGCGCTGCTGCTTGCACGGCTGACGCTGGCTGTGCTCGCGAGCTGTTTTTTGGTGCCCACCGACTCACCGCTCTCGGGGCTCTGCGACGGATCGAGAAAGCCAAGATAACTCGGATGCACTCGGCGCATTTGATCAGCCCGCTCGTTCTGCTTGCTTGCACTGGTGTTGGGCGTGCTTACGGTGTTGAGCGTACTGCGCACGTTCAGGTCATTCTTGCGGTAGAGCTGTTGCGCGCTCACACGGTTGGTGATATGTTTGCGCTTGATGATCAGCTTCGAATCGCTGCCGGTGGTGATCGCACGCGCAAGACTCTGCTCGAGCTGGTCGCCGCCCAATGCACTCCTGATGATGCTGTCTGCGCGCACGTCGTCGAAAGGGTTGTCGGTATATTCCTTTCTCAGCCGCATCTTACTCTCGTGCACCACCGCATAGTTAAAGTGCGTCTTGAACGCCTTGGCAATGCTTGTGCCTGCCGAGTGAATGCGCTTGTTTTTGTAGCTGTCGCGGTCGGTACTCTCCACGATCTGCATGCCCACTTGTAGCAGCTTGTTGATGAGGTGGCCCAGGAAGCGCATCTTGGTGGGGCGGTGACTCGGTGCCGTGCCGATGTGCGGAAAGATCATCGTGTCGATGGTGCTGAGAAAGCTGGTGCGGATGTACCTTTGCACGTTCTCGTTGCTCATCGCGTTGTCGATGTTGGGCGCGTTCTTGAGCCTCTTTCCTATTTCCTCGATGATGGCGTCGCGGTCGCGCGTGTTCTTGATCTTGTTCCACGACTCGGCCGGCGCCTCAAACGCACGCACAAGTGCTTCGCTGATCAACTTGGTCACCGTGCTCTTGTTCTCCACGCCGTACACAATATGGTCCATGATCTCGCGGTCGCTTGTGATACCCGCCGCCCTGAACAGCAAGTAGAAAGGCAGGTTGAGACCATTGCCGCGCCCTATCGTGAGATCCACCGTGATCGCGCCGTTGTTGAGCCAACGCAAGATGATCTGGTAGCTGTTCTCGAACGCGTCGCCGGGCTTGCTCAGGAACGAACCACGCGCAATCTCGTTGTCGTGCATGTTCCTGTGCACGTGGAAGGTATTGTTGGCGGTGTTCTCGAGGCTCTCCACCGCCCATTCCAGGCCCTTGATGATGAAATAACCACCGGGGTCGCCAGGGTCCTCGCCCAACATCTTGCTTGCCTCGCCGCGAAAGTATTTGGTGTGGCACAGGTTGCTGCCGACGAGACACGGAATCTTGGCGATGTCATGGTCCTTAATAGTAAACTCCTTGCGCTTTTCTGCGCCGCCTTTCATGTGCGCGGTCACTACGATCTTGGCGCTCACGCTCATTTGGCAACTATAGGTGTAGCCCTTTACGCGCGCCTCATTGGGCGTCATGATATTCTTGCCGCCGTTCGAGTCGGGAGACATAGGCGGGCTGAGCTTGATGTCGGTGAATTGCAAGTCATAGCTGATCTCCTCGATCGCCTGGTCTTCTGGCGTATTATTGCGCTTGTTGACGATGGTACCCTCGATGCGGAACACGTCCGTGACGATCTGCCGCACACCATGGCGATAGAAGCTGTTCATGGTTTTGATATGATGGCCAGCCACCTTCTTCTTGCGCATCTCTGCGTGTAATAGCGCAAGCATATCGTTTGCGGTTATTTGCGCATCAATGCCCGAGTTACTACCATCATCCGCATCGTCAGTTGCACTTTGCGTACTCTTGCGTGTATGCTTTGCACTTGTTACACTTGCATCGGTCGCATTCATCGTGCTTGCATTAGTTGCTTCTTCGACATTTGCCCGTTGGTCGGCCTCATTGCCCACATTAGGATCGTCCAAAAAACTCTCCATGAATCGCGGTGACCTTGGCCGACTATAACAACCGTTGGGAAATATATAAATACGAATTAATACGAGGCCAGTACGCGCTCTAACCAGACAAAGCTATATCGAGCACTATTCGTGGCAAGTATAGCCTGGCAGTACGTATAAGCTGTAGGCTCTGTGTGTTATTTCAATTTTAAGCTGCAAAGAGCGACAGTAACTGCCCTACAATGAAGACACAACAAGTCGAACAACTGCTGGACCAGCTGCTCGCTAGGCTCTACCCGGCCGATGCCCCATCGGGCCAACCCACGCTCAGTGTGGATGAACCGGCCGAGAACCTTGCTAGTTATCGGGAGCAGCTGACTATAGTGAGGCGGAGGATCGTGCGGCACCATGCCGATGAACTGCAAAGCACTCTTGACGCACTGGGTGAGGGCCAGCCTATCGCGTTTGCGGCCTCTTTCGAGCTGATGAGCAACCTGTGCAGGCTACACTATCTTGAGCTGCGTATCCTCTCGCTCGAACTGCGGCGGGCCACGCATATTAAATACACATCGGTCAACTACGATGATGCAAGCGTCGGGTGCAAGCGCGGGCCAAGCCGCAAAAAAGAATCAGCCAAATCGGCCGCGAGGGGCAAAAGACGCGGATAAGCCGCAAAAACAAAAGAAACCACAAACAGATAAAAGTGCTGCGGGGCAACCACAAAAGGGCAACAACGCAAAGGCCGACAACAAACGACAAGACAAGAAGGGCAATAAACAGCAACCGGAAAAGAAGAATAAACAGCAAGGTGGGAAGCAGCCAGCAAACAAGGGCAGAACAGAGAGTTTTTCGAGCGGCTCGGAGTCAGACAGCGAGGATGAGCGGTGGCCCGGCCCAGCAGAATATTCTGTGATCGTGCGCTACTGCGTAACATTCCCAATTTCTGCCCTCCCGGTAGCCCAACAACTGCTCGAGTCCTATCCGCGTATGGACAAGGACTCACATGGCGGCTGGCGAGATGGCCGCGCTTTCGCACTTGAGCTGCTCGATATAGAGTGTTGTATATACGTGCGTAACATGGGCAGCAAATATTCAGTGAGCGGCGAAGTGCCTATGTTTGAACTGCGACCCGGTGAGCTACTCGCGCGCGAAGAGAGCCATGATGAAGGTTGCGAACAACTCGAACACATCTACTCGGAACTGGAAAAGTGGGTGAACAACAATTGCGCGGAAGAAGAACGCGAAGACTTGCGCAGTAATCTGAAGCTGGGCTGGATGGCATTTTCATATTTGTGATACCGCCCAGGCATGAAACGCAGACAACTTTTTTTGGCCGCAAAAAACATAAGCTCGAAAGTGTTGATCGATCGCTGCTGTATATTGTTTGTGCAAGCTTTACCATCTGCTGCAATTGTACTGCATCGTCAGCGTCTTGTCTTTGCCGGGGCAAGGGTCACCGAGTTGGCCAGTGTTCACTGGAATATTACATATCGACTGGCCATTGCACTTTGCTAATTTTGCGGTGACATCGCCAGAGCATCCGCCAGAGCTCCACTGCGCGCTCTTTATGTTGATGCCGCCCACCGTACATTGGATCATCTTCGAACCGTACTCATCTACCGCGATCGTAGTCGGATAATAAAAGTAAATTACGATGATCAAAATCATGATCGCAAGTATCCAGTACCACTGCATGGTTATATTGGTGGGCAATAAAATGTCTTGCGCAATAAGTGCAAAGTTATGCAAAGCGTGATAAGTACAAGACCTGCATGGCTTTCCGCATTAAATAAAATTGAATACTACTTATTGACTGCTATAAACTGCCAATGGAGTCCTCGACCGCCACCATCAAGTTCAAGAAGTTGCATGAGAACGCGATCGTCCCCGTGCGTTCCACCGAGAATTCGGCTGGGTTTGACTTATACGCTCTCGAGGATAGACTGATTGTGGGCGGCGAAGGTTGCGTTGTTGTGCCTACTGGCATAGCTGTGCAGTTGCCTCCCGGAACATATGGTAGAATTGCCATGCGCTCCGGTTTATCGGTAAAAGAGCATTTGGCAGTGTCTGGAGGTGTAATTGACCAAGATTATGTTCTAAGCATTGGAATTATAACGTACGCAACCAAAGTTGGCCATAGCTACCTCATTAAGGCCGGTGAAAGATGCGCACAATTAATACCTGAAATGGTCTCATATGCCAAAAGTGAGGTAGTAGAAGAATTTACTAGCAACTATGAAGAACACACAGGATGGGGCTCGACCGGCAAGTAATGCACCTGCAAAAAGCTGAGGATGCGCAAGATATACTCGAACATGAGTAGCTCTTTTTTTGCCCGCTATTAGAAAAGTAAGGCACGTGTAACACACTGCGTTTTATTGTCCCCCCACTCACCATGACTTCGCTCGACTCCGACCAGAACTTCCGCGCCGAGCCATCAGGCACCGACATAGGACTGAAACTGCGCGACCTCAATGTGGAGCAAATCAGTACAGGCAACATCACCGAGCTGGTGTCCGGTAATGGCATCGCAATCACAGCCACCTCGGTGGCGCTCAACAGCAGCGACTATTGGGCCACCGGCAGCGTATCGACAACGGGGGCATCAAGCGCCACCATCGGTGTAGTTGAAACGCAGCCCAACAAAACTTACTTCGTGCGAGTATGCGCTGCAGGTATGGCAAGCAATGGTTCAGTGGGCGCAACAAACAGCATCGTGGCCAAGAACAGCGGCGGTACGTTGACACTATTCGAGGCACTCAACCGCACAACTACGGGTGAGATCGATGCAGGAATAGACTTCGCAAGCACTGGCAGCACGTTGTTGGTGCTAGCTACAGGCAGTGCAGGCTACGACATCCGGTGGAGCGCACAAATACTCTATCAGGTTGTGAGCCAATAAGTAACACAAACTCGCCAACTCTTATTGGGCTCAATCGCGACGTGCCGACCAAACGTGTTTTTCCGCAAGTTTCCATAGTGCCGCGTGGGTGATAAATGGTGATTATTTTTTCTGCCCCATACTAAACATGGGCGATATAACGTTTCCTGTGATCGTGCAGGGTGGTCTCGTGCTACTGGCGAGCACCACCTGGAGCGAAACAGGGCGAGCTATACTTACCGGCTATTATGGCGAGCGAGCAACCAATGTGGCACAACTGCTCTACGCAACATTCGTGACGGTGGTCGTAATTATCGTGATCATGTTGCTGCACAGGGCCACCAGCGCGGCCAAGGACGCATACACAAAAAATAATCAGACCATCGGCCAAGTCGTAAGTGCGTTTCGACCCATGCGAGTTGGCGGCTCGAACGCGTAAATCTGTACAACACTATCACTATTTTTTGCACATTCGAGCGCAACTCTAAAGTTCTGCCCAATAGTTTGTATAAGAGTATTCTTCCGCAGGCATCGCAGCTGCGTGTTGTCGCGCACGAGCCATCTCCGGCGCAGGCACGTACTTGGCAAGTTGTGCCATGACACGAGGTGGCGCGGCAAGTGCACCGTTCACGAGATTGGCCGCAAGCGCACTGATAGTAGAGTGGCACCAGTCAAGTAGATAGCTATGATAATCTGTAATTGCGCTATAACCAGCTTTTTCGGGCAACTCGACTATGAGATGCGCAGCGAGTTTATAGGCAGCATGCGGTCGCTTGGCTTTTATGCGAATGATCACCGGCCACTCTGCGCTGCTGATGTGTTGAACTTTGCGCGACCGCATCTGATAGCCCCACATCACACCAGTGACTGCACGCAGCGCCGCGATGAATAGCTCCACCGATTTAGTCGGACACTTGCCAAAGTTGAGTCCGGTCTTTTGCCTCTTTGGCATTTTTTAGTGTATATACATACATCTTCTAATAGCCGCGCGGATCACAACATCGCGTAGTCTATTTGTGTGTGGTGCGTTGCTTGTGTGGTGCACCACATAATGTCTTGCGAGCATATCGACTTCGGGCGCGGAATAAAAGTTACTGGTGCGCTTATCGAAGGATGCCAACCGCAGTTGCAAATCCTACACAGCGAGTCGGTGCCTGCCGCGCCAGTTGCTTCGCATAAACTGTTCTCGAGCGAGAATGGGCTTGCGCTCCAGTCCGATTTAGGATGGGTGTCGTTGGCGGTTCCTGCGGTGCAAGGTTGTCGTGTTGAACTGCCCTCGACGAGTGGCACTCTTGCACTGAAAGAGGAAGTGCCGGCCATTACCACCATTACTACAGGTACTGCACTCGGCATAAACAGCCCACTGACCGGCAATGCGAACACGATCGTTGGCGCAAATATACAGCTCGCTGAGGGGCTCGATGGCTGCATCGCACTTGGTCAGAATGCAAGCCCAACCGAGAGCAACCAGTTTTCGCTACCTGATAATATCACTTCGGTGCAGATACGCGGCCTTGCTCAAGTGGGCTGCGGCGCAACCTTGCTGGCGTGGGACGGCGCAAAGATAGGACGCTCAAGCGTCAACATTGCTGACATGGCCACCGACATCATCCAGCTCAAGACCGGCGCTCAAACGGCAAGTAATGATATCGCGCAACTCAAGGCTGACTCGCAAACTGCCGCGAGCGACATAACGCTGCTCAAGACCAACCTGCAGAGTGCGGCTGATGATATCTCTCTGCTCAAGACCGGCGCTGAAGTGACTGCGCAAGATGTCTCACAATTGGAAGCGGATTCACAAGCTGCTGCACAAGATATCATACAACTTAAAGCAAACTCACAAATTACAAGCGATAATATCATACAACTTAAGACTGTCGCGCAAACTGCGGCGGATGACATTGCCCAGTTGAAGGCCAATGCGCAGACTGCCAAAGATGTTATAGTTGTACTCAGTACGGATCTTCAGACTGCAGTAAATGATATCACGCAATTGAAGACTGACTCACAAACTGCCGCGCAAGGTATAGCGCAACTCAAGACCAGTGTTCAAACGGCAAGTGACGATATTGCTCAGCTTAAGACCGACGCGCAAACTGCAAAGGACGACATCACACAAATTAAGATTGGCGCTGAAGTGGCCGCGCAAGATATCGCGCAACTCAAGACAGACTCGCAGACTGCCGCGCAAGATATCGCGCAACTCAAGACAGACTCGCAGACTGCCGCGCAAGATATCGCGCAACTCAAGACAGACT